TTAACCATTTCTCCAAGGTACAACAACAGGGGTACCAATTATCCAATTATAAGAAATTCCGTACTTTCCATTATCGGATACTTTTTTTATGGCATACTTACCAGCAAACATTGCCCCTGCAATTGCTCCAGCATATACTGAAATCCCAGGTATTTTTTTTATCAATGCTGCTATCCCGGCGATAGCCCCTGCCATACCGTCAGCATCCTCAACAATATCTAAGAATTTTTTAATTACACACGAATTCATGCTCACCTTGACTATAGGAATTGCTACCGAAACACCTTGTTTCCCTCTACATTTTGCTAGAGTTGACATCTCACTTGATTCATCGGAAATATTAACTGTAGCAGAATCGACTAGTGTTCGATGGCCATAAGTTAACAAATATTGATCAACTTTAATCGACTCTTTAGAGGTTCCTTTATCTAGAGTTTTTTGATCAATAAAATACTGTTTTCCGCCATATTCGATTGTATAAGATGCTTCACCTTCAGACTGACTTATAACATTCATTCCAGAAACATTGGTTTTTACCTTTTCATTCATCGATGTCTTAGCATAAGAAGGAAGTGCAAATCCGCAGACTAAACTCAATACAAGAAGCAAGCTTACTATTTTTGTTTTCAAGTCCTTCCTTTAAGGAGACTAACATAGTCATAATGAAAAATACACCATATAACGTTAAAATAGGAAATCCCACCCACACAACTGCTTACTACAAAAAAGCACTCAGATTATTCCGAGTGCTGTAGCAATGCGTAAAATGGCACGCTGTTTTATTTCATAATAGGTGTCCTTCTTCATGCCGAGTTCCATATAAATATGAATGTCTTTCGTTTGGCTGGCTGCTAAGTATTTTTTCTCAATGATCATGCGTTCTTCATCGTCCAGGCTGTTTTCTAACGCCCTTTCCATCTGCTTAACCTTCAGTTCATTTAATATGAAAGAATCTCTGATTGAAGGAAACAGGCTGATACCAGCATCAACCGATTCCTTCAAAAATTTAAAGAAAAGTCTAAGCGTGGTTTTTCCACAAAAAAAGAGGTTCAATTGGATGTAGCTGGAAAAGAAAAACGAATGGATCATCAAAACAAATAAAAAACGAGAATACAATATGGAGTTTTTCAATAGCGATGACATACCTTTTTTTACGTGTAGCATATGAATGAGAATTATATCTCCACAATTATGGAGTAATTTTTTATTGATTTTTTGTGGGTGTTTTGTGGGTGGTGTATGATCTATATTAAATTATTAAATTTGTTAACAAATCAAAAAATCCCCTGACACCAATAGTGCCAAGGGATTGAGAGATTAATACTGAGACATATATTGTTCGCGCTCCCACGGATGAACCTGTGTGCGGAACATATCTTTTTATATTATCAAGGTTCAAAAATGTTGATTTAATAAGGTTTCCAAGGTTTTTTAGAGGCCATATTTTCATCAAATTTCATTAATTATAATATTCCAGTGGTCAAACGGTGGTCATTGATGGTGGTCATTGGTGGTCAAGCCTCCGACTAAAGGTAAGCAAAAAATCCCTCTTGAAAAATAGAGGGATTTAACAAAATTCGATCCTATTCAGTCGGCTGTTCCAATAACCATTCAAGAAGAAATTCTTTTGTTTGTTTCGCAGGAAACATCCACTTTCTCCCCACTTTTCTTTTTGGAAATCTTGGGTCAAAGAAGAATTTCTCCTGTATTGTATTCCAGCACATTTTTGTATTTTTAATTAAATCATCAGTATCCCAGAAAAGCAATTCATTATCCAGCTTATTTAAATGCTTCTCCAATTCTTCAAGGTATAATTTTTTAATCTCTGATTCATTCACCTTAACTTCTAGCATATAGCCCTCCTCACTTATTTCATCTTCTTAATCAAATCATCGCAAAGTTTGTTCAAATAATATGTATAGTTAATTTTTTTCTTCATCCAGCGTATTTCAGTACCGATCTCTTCACATATGGAAATCGGAATGCTGGACTTGTTTACTTTATTCTTATATGTATGTGGCAACTGATTTTCAGCTATGGTCTTATATGTAAGGAAATCATTAATATGTACGAAATAAACCTTATTCTCAGGCTCTCTGAATTGAAACAGAAAACCAGGAATTATGTTTGGATATTGCGCTGCCTCTTTTAAGTGTTTAATCTGTTGCGGCTTTATGATCTTTTCACTAAAAGACACAGACTTGTTCTTTGTTGATTTAAGTTCAAATGGAAACAGATATCCTTTAAAGTGTAAGAAGCAATCATATTTGTTTTTAGATACCGCTGCACCCCTTTTCAAAAACATTGGGTTAACATCTTTAATTCTGTAGAAGAACAGCTTTTGATCTGTAGCTGATTTTTCTATATTTGCTTCAAAAACCTTACCTTGATTTGTAACTCCCAATCAATCACTCTCCTAAAATATTGAAACCAAAATTGAAATTAACCTTTGCTACGCTGTACGAATGGAACCATGAAGAAAGAAGAAAAGTTAAATACTAATCCCTTTTCGAGTCCATCTGATTTCCTGCATCAATTCTTCATTATTATCTGAAAGGTTAATAAGGTTACGGTGGGCTCTTTCGTATTCTTTGTTCTCGAGAGCTTCTTTCACCGTACCCATTTGTCTTTCCATTTTGTTGAACAGTATTTGAATTGTTTTATATTCCTCGTTTATACCTTTCACCTCATTTTATTTTTATCCTAAATAACCTTATAATGTGTCTGTGGTATTCCATAATCATTCCCTTTGCAAAAAACCGTTCCTGTGTCAGGTGTAATTACCTTTTTGACTACCCATTCGCTTCCAACAGGGTAGATAATGTGGCCCCAATGACCTTGTGCTTCCTTTGTTACTCTAATCTTGTCCCCTTTCTTAACTATTGACATGACCGCTTCCTCCTTTTATGCGTTTCATTAAAAGACCGATTTTATCTATAATTCAAAACAAAATATTCTTAATTTTTATCATGTGATCTAGCTCTTCTTTAAATGTTTTACATTTATCCTTGTCAATCTCTCTACCTGTTTCATCTAGGAGCTTACCTTCGTCTGTGATGACACATGTCTGTCCGCAAAATTCAATCCCATTAGATTCAATTAGCTTTATGAAATCATCATAAGTAAATTCAGTGCCATCTTCGTTAAACAGCGCTCCTTCAATATGTAATCCAATTGTTTTTACATTTTTCATTGAAACAATCCTCCCCAAATTACTCCTGCAGCTATAGCAGCTATAAAGACAGAAACAAATTTCATTATTATGAAGAACTTGATATGCTTTGTTTCATCTTCAGTTAAGTTCAAATCTGATAAAGCGAATAAACCAAACATTATCAACAAAATCCAAGCTGTTACAATCATCTACTTAGAACCTCTTTCGACTGTGTAACCACCGGTAATGTCATTTAAGATCGTGCTACTTGATGAAAGCTTTTTGCTCTCACTATCTTTATTTTTAGTGTAATTAATGAAATCATCGAACTGGATCAAATACACTCCGTAAGCTGTGTTATTCAATTTATAAACGGTATCGTCACTTGGTTTCGAAAACCAGCTTTCAGTACCTTGGCCATACACTTCAAAAATTTGAACAATCTCGTCCTTATACTCAAAATAAGCCAGCTTATTTTCAAATTCACATTCCTCATCAACTGGATTTCCTACATGATTTGTCGCATATTCCATCATTGAGGTAAGCATGTAACCTAATTCAACGTCCGAGAAACTTAGTTGAGGCTTAGGTGTTCCATAATAAATATCAGCCTCATTTAGAGATCCCCTCTGATTAACTTCTTTAATGATCTCTTCAATAGCGGTGTAGCCTTCATGAATGATGAAATCTCTTCGCATCTCGTCTCTTCTTTTGTATTCCTCTAAGAAACTTGTTATCTTAAACTCTGTATTCTTCATTTAACTCCTCCTTGTACAAATCGATTATTACTGGTAACCGTTGAAAGAAAGTAATAATGCAACCTCTAGCATCAAAAAGGTATTCGCAATCATTTTCAGTACTTGATTACGTTAGTTTTTGTATAATTCCCTACGTATTTTCTCTGCTACGCTTGCAGCTTCATTTAAATTTTCAAAACGCCCAAAAACTTTATTTTTACCTTGATACATAAACTGAACAACATACTTTTTATTTGAAAAAGATACATTCCTCACTCCTGTCTTGCCGTTTGAGTTTGCACCTTTTCTGTTTTTAGAGTTTTCTTTAAAAGTCCGAGGTCTTAAATTTGCTTCTGTGTTATTTAGTGTGTCGTGATCTATATGATCAACTACCTTTTTGGAGTCAGTTGGGCAAATGATTCTATGTAAGTAATACGTTTTGTACTTAGGTTTACCATTAATAATCCCCAATTATTTAGAAGCCTGGCAATAAAAACTGTTTGTGTTCTTTGCCCATTTAGCTGTCCATGTAAGCCCTAGCTCTTTAAGTTTTTCCAGGTTTTTGGTGTCCACAATGGTTTTTACATCTTCAGAATTTCTTCTTTTGAGATATATGACTGTGATTTCTCCGTTTACTTCAATCTTATTTTTTATATTCATCATCCTTTTTTAGCTTTTTCATGAACAAAATCTTAATAGAATCAACATTTTAATCTGTTGTAATCGTAAATGACCCATCATCTTCATCTAGAGTAATAACAATTTCACGAATACCATTGATACAGTCACTAAATTCTTGCATTTCCCTTCCGAGTTTCTGAATTGATTTAGCCAACTCCTCCGGTGTATTTGCTCCTCTTTGGGTACTCATTATTAAATTCTCCCTTCAAATAAAATTAGAATTTCATTTGATCTCAAATGTCTTTAGCTCAAACGTTTTATACGTGTCAACTTCATTACCAGGTACCTCATTTACTCTTGGATACATATCGTAGTCATACGGATACCCAATGCAATTCATGTGAAAGCTCGTTCCTTCTTTATCAAACTCAGCTTGTAAATGATCGTGTCCACAAATCCAATGTTCCGCATTAATGAATGGCAAATCGACCATATAGCAGCTGTTAGGCTCAAATGGTGAATATGGATTGTGTACAGGAGGGACATGCGAAACAAATACATCAATGTGAGTGTTTTGAAGGGTATCATACCAGTCCATTGATTCTTTCCACATTGCTCTTACCGCATCTTCTTTGCTGTATCCATTAAGGCTGATATAGTTTGAATCATTTGAGACTCCTTTGAAGAAATCCCACCCTTCATTTCCTTTAGGAAGATACCACATAACATCTCCTGCAAAGACTTTCCCTTTGTATGTATCCGTTGACTTTATTAATGGAGTGACATTCTTGATATCTGTAGCCTTTTGAATTAGATCATTTAACCTTCCCAATGAATCTGAGTATTTTCGTTGCTGATTTTTGCTGAGTAAATAAAGATCATGATTACCATACGTGAAATAAACCTTTTCATATTGGTTTGCTACTTCGTCAAGTACCCACAGTGTCTGTTGATTCCACTCTGTAAAGTCACCGGCAATGATTAATACCTCTCCATTTCCATTCGATATTAACCTTCTAATAATCTCCCTTGTTCGCTTTTCCCACTTGATTTGATTATCGTTCCAAGGAATCCAGTGGTTAATATGCAGATCTGAAACATAATCGATTTTCATTTTATCCCCCCTTCTTTGTTTAAGTACGAGTTAACTCATGCTCCATGACCAATTGACATAAATCCCCTCTTTTCAAATTAATGTGTATAATCTCAAATCATCTCCACACAATACAATTGAACAAACTTGTTTTACATACTACTTTAGGAGATGATCATATGGCTCAACAAAACAGATCAAACAACAGCAATGAATTACTTGTTCCTCAAGCTGCTGGTGCACTTGAACAAATGAAGTATGAAATTGCTTCTGAGTTCGGTGTAAACTTAGGGCCTGAGACAACTAGCCGTGCAAACGGCTCAGTAGGTGGAGAGATTACAAAACGTTTGGTTCGCCTAGCTCAACAAAGCATGAATGGTCAATTTCATTAATGTATGAGGGGATTGCTCCCCTCTCTTTTTATGCTCCTCTTCCAAAACCGTACAAAACTACTGGCATTGTATTCACCTCCTTTAGTGGACATATGTACTTCGTCTAACCAGCTCGTCTAAAACAATTTGAAGTTTTCTTCTTTGGTCTTTTATGTATACGTTGTTATCAGTACGCAAGCCATCATTAATTCTATTTTGTATGTCTGTCTTCAGTGTCTCTAAGCTTTCTATTGCTAATTTTTCTAGACTAACTTTATATGATTGATTCATTTTAATAGCCTCCAACAAAAACAAGTGAAATTATCAATAACCAAAAGACTGCTCCAGAAACAGCAAGAAAGCTTTTTGCAATACACATAAACTCTTGAAAATCATTCTTCAACGACTCTTTCACTGCATCACCTTCTCTTTAACTTCTCTTTAAAATACAGATTTCATATTAACTTAGTCGTAATACCTAATTTCTTTTTTATCCATCACTTTTCGGATTATTCGCTCATGTTTCGATCTCCTTCTTTTGTTGCTTCCTTTAACTTTTGGTGTTTGAAACATTCCATCGCAAGTCCAATCATATCCGCTATACTTTTTAAACACCGTCGTCTTCAGGCGTCTATGATACGTCACTCACCTCCCACCTCTTCGCGTGAGTCGTCAACGATTCTTCCATATTTAGCGACCATCGACGATATACCTGCCATACCATCGCACCATGCTTTCTCGCCTTTCGCTATTTCGTACTTTTTCGATTTATCTACGGTTGATCTAACAACGTCGCCCACACGAACCTCAGTCGGCTGCGGAGCGTTCAAGTATTCGTCTGGCACCGCCAAGCCTAACGCACGTCTTAGCGCAATCGCCTTTCCGATGTGAACGTTGAAGCAGTCGTCAGGTACGGCTTTTGCGATTCCTCTTGCGTAGACCTCTCGGGTACGAATCCCTTTCAACAAGACGACAACAGTTCGCTTATGGCGATTTACTACGAATTCAACTTCACAGGATGCGTGGTAGAATGCGTCTAATTTATATCTGACTCCATCACCGTTTTTCGTTAATTCCCAAACGTCTGCCTTCGCCTGCTTAACGATTTCATCACGGCGGGCTTGGGCGGTTTTCTCTGGCTTCCATAAACGTTCCTCTAACGTTGTACAGAGCGGAGTCGTTACTGTATTCACATCGCCAGGCATAATAACAACGTCTTGGTTCGTTTTTGCGTAGTGAACTACGAACCTATACGAATATGCTCCACCAATAACGACATCTCCAAAACGAGATTTATAGCCGAAATATTTATCGTCCTTCTTTTCAAATACCGTATTCGCATTATTGATCACCGTTTGATTTACGTTTTTCATTCCTCATCTCCTCCAATTTATATTAAATTAATTTGATTCTCAATTTCCTCAATAAACGCCTCTAAAGCTTCTTCATCAACCATTACTTGTCCATCTTGGATTTTGATGATTTCTTTCATTCGGCCATCCATATTTCTAAATTCTTCTGCTTGCTGCACAGTAAACATTGCTCTGTATTTCTTTATGTATAAAAGAAAATCTATAAGTACTCCGATCTCCCCAATTTTGTGGAGATTGAAATGTTCTTGTTCCACTTCCAATCTGAGCAAATCTGCTTCCTTTTCTAAGACATCAATTTCAAGCTCTTCTTTCTTTGATAACAATTCTTGCTCTTTTTGTTTCAATAGATCACCTCTATACTTATTTTTTATTTTTATAACTTGTTACAATACAAATTCTCTATTGAGGATATGATAATAATATACTTATATTTCATTTTTGTCTATGCTTTTCTGAAATTTTCATAAGTAATAAATGAATAATCTTGTCCTTTTGTTGTTAGCGCACTCCGATGATCCTTTTCAATTATTCTCCAATCATCATTTAACCTTGGAAAATAGGAATCTGCCTTCGCAACAACTGAATCAACAATCGTTAAATAAACCTTATCTGCATGAGGTAAGAATGCCTCGTATATAGCGCCTCCTCCAATGACCATTACTTCTTCATCTGTATCCAATTGCCCTCGTATGAGCTTTAATACATCGTTAACCGAATGATAAACAAATGAAGAGTGATCAGGCTTGAAATCCTTATTTTTAGTCAATATGATATTCCTTCGGTTCTGAAGTGGCTTTCCTGTAATGTTTACGATCGATTCGTATGTAAGTCTTCCCTGAATACACAACTTTCCTGTAGTGAGTTCTTTAAAACGTTTTATGTCTTCAGGAATATGGTAAAGCAGATTATTCTCATACCCGATGGCCATTGATTTGTCGCAGCAAGCAATAAGAGATAGCATTATACCGCTACCTCAAAGTAAAGCTTGTCTCCATGCTTATAATTAACCAATTTGAAATCATCAATTGTGAAATCATAAAAGTCTTTTACATCCGGATTAATCCATAGCTCAGGTGCTTCATATTGCTCTCTGTCCATTTGAATTTTCAAATTGTCTATATGGCGAGTGTATACATGACAGTCTCCGATATTGAAGATATACTCACCAGACTCATAACCAGTAACTTTAGCAATCATACGCTGCAATACATTGTACTGGAATACATTGAATGGATTCCCGAGCGCGAGATCATTACTGCGACAGAAAACTTCTAAATGCAACTTCCCGCCTTTTACAAGCCATTGAGTGCCATAAACACAGGGCGTCAATGCCATTGAGTCTAATTCATCCGGGTTCCAAAGTGTTGTAATATGCCTACGGGAAGACGGGTTGTTTTTTAACTGATGGAGAAGATAATCAACCTGGTCAACTTTCTCACCGTTTAGCTCCCTGTTCTTTTTACCAAGCTGATATCCATATGCTTTACCGATCGTACCATCTTCGTGTTTCCATTGATCCCAAATATGTACGCCCATCTTGTTTAATTCGTTAACATCATTTGATTTAAGTTGCCATATCCAAAGCAATTCCTTGATTGCTGTTTTCCAAGCAACTTTTTTAGTCGTTAAAATTGGTATTTCAGAATTATCAAAGCGCATTTGCTTACTGATTACACTTAATGTATGTGCTGGTGTTCCATCAGTATCCCATTTGGTTCTGACATCGAATTCTTCGTCTGATACCCCATTATTAATAATGTCATTTATGATTGTGTTGTACTGCTTATCAAATTGACTCATTTCTATTCTCCTTTATTTAAACCAACTAATAATAAAGTTAATCACGAAGACAATATTACCGCAAACAAACAGCATGTACACGCACTTGTTTTGTTTATTGTTTGAGTCACCTTCCAAAACATCGAGAATTTTAAACATTGTTAAACCGGTATAAATTAAAGCAAAAGCTGTCCAAGCTAACATTAGCAAGTTGTCATGCGTAATCAATCCAATAGTAGCCAAGGGGATAATAAAAGAAATCCCCTTGAACAATGTCATGACATACACTAAGTTCTTATTTTTCTTCAGTTCTTTATACGGCGAATTAGAAAGCATATGTGTAACTTTTGAGTAAACGTTCTGTTCTCCTCGTGTAATTAATCTAATTTCATTAATGTTTAGTGCAAACAAGTATGCTGCAAGTAATAACGTAAAGTATGTAATTATAATACATCTCCTTATTTTATTTTTACCCTATAAATAACTATGCTTTATCAAACAGCTCGCCGGCTCTCTTCATGTCTTTGATTTCCTCACTCACACTTTCTTTGATTACATGAGGTAGCCGGTCAATTCCTCGTTGTATTCTTTTCTGACCTGTGTTTCTTATATGTATTGTTAGTTCTTTAAAGGCCTCCATTGATTCGTCTGATATTAAATCAAACAGCCGTTGTATCTTAGCTAATAAGCTTATATATTCTTCATCGTCTTCACTGAAAAGTTTGAGACCCTGTTCAAGGTTGTTTATTTCTTTTAGATGATTTTTTATTTTTTCTAAGTGATTATCCATGATGGTTAAACCTTTCAACAATTTCTAAAACTTCAGCGAGCTTATCTGTTAGCTGTCTTCCCAGGTCTGTTGTTTGTTCCTGATCCAGTTTGTTCATTTTTCCTTTGCCATTAAGAATATCTCTCTTTTCCTCCAAAATTCCAATTTCAATTTTAATCAGTTCTCTATAAGCTTCGCTTTCTTTGGGAAGCAATCCAGAGACAACTTTTACAGCCTGTAGTTCTTTGTTTAATTTATAATAATGATAAGTATTCTCCATATCTTTTCCCCTTTTTGTTTTAATTTGATTCTAATAAACTCAAAAAATTAACTGCTGCAACTCTATACCTTTGGTCTTCTTCATAAGTTGCAACTTGTTTCATATGCTCAAAGAACTTATCCTCAAGCCCTTGTTTTTGAATAAATCCCAAACAAAGTCCGTTTCTGAAGAGCATGTCATCATACTTTGCTTGTAAATCTTTACGGCTGTTATTGTTTATGGTCTTTTTCCTCCTTAAAATTTGTATAAAAGTCTTCTTTTATAGAGATGTTCGTTCAATCGACACCCTTTGGTATCCCTAAGTTCTTTGTAAACTTTAGCCATCATAATTTCGCTTTTTCTAAATTTTAAACTTGTACATATTCCCTTTCCTGTCTACATGATAGCGTCCTTTTGGATAATATACATATCCATCTGCATTTACCTTATCAATTACATTAAACATGAATTCGCCATGTTTTGTATTCCCTGTCATCCACGCCTTTTTACGTAATCTTTTTTTCATCCAGCAACTCCTTGGTTGGTATAATTGTTGAGTTTTTTGAGTATTTTAAGTTGTACCCTGGCTGAGACCCTCCACTGACAAACATCATGATCAAAGCCAGGGTTTGTATTAATTAGTTCCAGTCGATCCGTGACCACCTCGATCTTCGTTGTCCAGATGATCTACCTCAATCAATTTAACTGCAGGCATCTTCTCCATGATTCTGAACTGACAGATACGATCCCCTTTTTTAATTTCTGTATCCCGTAAGGCATAAGCCGGAAAGAACCAGAAATCATTGTCTCCCTTGTAGGACTCATCAATAACACCCATTGAGTTTGTCTCAATGATGCCAAAGTTTTTAAATGTGCTTGAACGCGGAACAACATGAGCCTCATATCCTTCTGGTAGCTCCATCGCTACTCCTAATGGAATGAGTTTAAATTCGTCCTTTATGATTGCTACATCTTCAGCTGCTCGAAGATCAATCCAATCCCCTTGCTCAATTTTGCTAATTCTCGTTTGAGTTTCGTCTAGATATTTGATTTTAATTTGCATTATTTATTAGCTCCTTTTGTTTTATTATGTGAAAAAACTATCCAAAAATTAAATAGGCCGCCCAACATGAATATCGTTGAATAATCCAGTCAATATGCTTAATCTTACAGAAGGTTATCCAATCCATTATCAACAAAGGTATTAGAGTAATTAAAAAAATTAACAGCAGTATGTACTTCCACCATGAAATCTCGTTAATATTCCAACCGAATATGGTTAGCCCCCCTAAGGAAATTATCTTTTATTATAATCCTTTAGTAGTTCATCAAGTTCTTCAGGCTTAAATCCAACACTACGCTTTACTTCTTCTTCTTGCTCATTAAGCAGTATAGTTACCGGTACACCCATTACCTCAAATTGCGCTGCCACTTCTGGCTTCTGTGTAACATCAACTGTCTCATATTCAACTCCTGCATTATTTAAATAATTAGATATCATTTTGCAGGGATTGCAATTAGGCTGCTCTAATTTAATTAATCTCATTTAAATCGCCTCTCTTTTATATTTGAATTTCCATCCTTTATGTGTTTTAGCCCTTCCAGATAAACACCGCATAATACCTTGTTTAATTAATCCATGGTCTCTTGCAAACTCCCTAATTCCTTTAGCTTCAATCAAAACTCCTTCAGGAGATAATGCGAATATTTCTTTTTTAATATTTTCTAAGTCTCTATAATTGTTGTTTTCTTTCTTAGTTAAGAAGCAACATGTTACAAGTGAGTATTTCCTTTTATTTATTGGCACATTTATTTGAATTTTATCTTTATCCAAATGAATCTTTCCTTGAGAAAACAGTATCTCATCATACCCTTTGATTAAAGGGAGATCCTCTAAAAAATTTTCGAAGCAATGCCACCTTCTTTCCACAGTCACTCCTTTGGCACCGTATCTTTCATAACCACTTCCCCTTGGATGATAGCAACGCTCAAGCATTCCGCTCCAAACACTGTACTCCTTTTTATGATCAGTCATTTTCACATTGCCCATGTACCCTACTCCGAATACAGACTTCTCAAACTTATCTTTTATCTTCCCGCGTTTCATTTCAACTTTTTCAACAACTCTTCCATACCCAGTTTTAAGAAATCGAATTCTATATTTATATCTGTTCATTTCTCTAAAAACTTGAACCACTTTGTACTTTTGGTTTGCGTTATTCACATAAACTTTACCGACAAGACTGTCTTTTTTAAGTTTAATCAAATATAAAATCCGTGTCCCTTAATGATTCTACTGTTGCTTTTTTATAGCCAACGCCCTTCATTGAAAAGAAGTCATGGGATTTAGTCTTTGTGCTCAATCCATTAATAACAATTGGATTAACGTCTTCTTCCTCGAACAGATGATCGAATCCCAGATTGTTTAAAGCTTTATTCGCATTGTATCTGATGAATTTCTTTACATCTGGGGCTAAGCCAACCTGATCATAAACATCTTCTGTATACTCCAATTCATTTTCATAAAGCTCTTGTAGCAAGCTTAAAGCCCATTCATACATTTCTTTTTGCTTCTTAGGCGTTTGTTTCTTGTATATCTCTTGGGCTAACAATCCGACATAAACGCCGTGTATCGCCTCGTCACGGATAATTAAATTTACAATTTCCCCGCTCTGCATGAGCTTCCCTTGTCCATAAAAGTAAAGTGGATAATAAAACCCTGAATAGAAAAGGAAACTCTCCAGAAACACAGACGCAACCATCGCTTTGAATAAGGAAATATCATCGTTTTTCTGAACTGCTTCATAAATTGAAACAATTGTTCTTGCTTTCTTTTGAAGAAATTTATTGTTTTTAACCCATTCAAACACTTCGTTGATCTGCTCTGTTGGAGCTAATGTAAGAAAGATGTTGCTGTAAGATTTCGCATGGACAGCATTTTCCATCATGGCCATAAAGTTTAATACTGCTTTTCTTTGATGGCCTTCGACGTGCTCGGCCACAATCGGCATGCCAGTGTTCCCCTGCTCTGTATCAAGCAGTGTCAGGCCGGCTAAAACTTTCATATAAGTGTCTTGCTCATTTTTACCCAAATACTTCCAAGTGAGAAGATCGCCGTTTAATGCGATCTCTTCCGGAAGCCAAAACTGCTTTACGTTTTGGTTGTAAAACATTTGGGTGAAATCATCTTCATGCTTTGACCAGTTTGCTGCAGTATACTGCTTGTTTTTCTTTAGTTGTGACAAAAATGTGACCTCCTAGATATATTTCCTCCCTTAACACTTGTAAAATGAAGGAAATATTTTATAAATGTTGTAAGTCTTATAATGCAACATATTCACTATTAAGGGAGGAATAAAAAATGAAAAAGAAACTGATTATTGGTGCTTTAGTTTTAGGGCTAATACCTACTATTGGTAGTACTGCTGCTTCAGCTAAGCCGCTTCAAAATCCTGTGAAAGTCATAAATCCTTTAGCAGATGATAGGTGTAAAGGCGGTGGCACTCTAATTTGTGAAACTGGTATATTTTCAGCTAAAGGAACTCTTTATTTCGATTATTATGGAAGTGAAGACGATCAAATCAGAATTTACATTGCAAATGATGGGAAGTACCCCTTTGAGTACAGAATTACGAACCCTGACGGTAAGAGAATAGCAGACGGTTTAACAGTGAAACCAGGAAAGTCCACAGAATCAACCTTTTACGTAAAAGATATTGAAGGTACGTATAAAGTCCGCGTAACAAATGATGATGGTGAAGATATCAAGGCTTTTGTTAAAGCAAGAGGACTTTAATTAAAAACCCAGGAGTCAGACAGAGTTACATATGCTGACTCCTTTATTTGTTTAAACAACACATGACAAGCAACTATCCTGCCCAGTATCCTTTGTCCGCGCATAATACAGCGTCTTAATTCCTTTGTAATGCGCATATAAGTCAATCCGGTTTAAATCTCTTGTCGTCATCGTATCCTTCAAGAACAGCGTAAACGAAATGCCTTGATCGACGTGCTGCTGAATAGTTGCAATTAGATCAACTACCTTAAACATATCCATGTCGTACGCTTCCTTATAGAAGAACCAATTCTGAGCCGATAAACCTGGCATTGGATAATATGTCTTACTGTTTCCGTATGTACGTTCCTCAATTCTCTCCATAATAGGCATTACACCGGCCGTAGATGATTGAACATATGAGATGCTTCCAGTAGGTGCAACAGCTTGCCTATACGAATGATGCAAACCATATTTCATTACATCATCTTTAAGCTTGCTCCAATCTTCAATGTTAGGAATATGTTGATCTCCAAACAGGCTTTTAACCTTTTCATATTTAGGGCTATAATCATTTGTCACGTACTTATCAAAATACTCGCCTGATTTGTAGGTCGATCCATCAAACTTGTAGTACGTCTCCCCTGTTTTTCTTGCGATTTCCATTGAACGCTGCAGGGAGTAAAAGTTAACCATCATAAAGTATGTATTTGCAAAATCCTTAGCTTCTTCACTTTCATAAGCGATTTTATTTTGAGCTAGAAAACCATGCAGGTTCATCTGCCCTAGACCAATTGATCGCATTAGTGTATTTGCTCTCGCAACAGCTGGGGCATTTACAATGTTTGTTTTCCTTGTGACAGTTGTCAGTGAGTCAATTGCTATTCTGACCGTTGAAGCAATTGATTGGTTACTCATTACATTTACAATGTTCATGGATCCAAGATTACATGAGATATCTAATCCAATTTCATCTTCCTGATCGTAATCTGTATAAACTGACACTTGTGATGCTTGGAGCACTTCTGACTTTAATATTCAACGAAAGGCGCAACACTCTCGTCCGTTCTCTTATGAACTGCTTACGATCACTCGTAAGAATAGACTATATCATCGACCTATAAGGCCGCCCGCCTTTTCCATCGCCATATGCTTGCGATGTACTCTACTCCCTTACGCGTATGCGTGGTTTCGATAGTCGTTCGGCATTTCCGCAAGGTGCGGTTTAGCACGGTATTGTCTATTGAATAGAGTTTCACCGTTTAGACGGGTTTGCTACGATCATTACTGACCGAAGGTGCTACAGTTAACACAAATTAGAAAACTTCACTTTTGAAATATGTTCATTTGGATGCACTTTATTTACATTGTCAGCAAACATAATATAAGGATAGCCAGATTCACTTCTCAGAATGGCCAATTGCTCCAACAGCTTCCGAGCATTCCCCTTTGCTTTTCTAACCCTTGGATTTTCAACAAGCTCATCATACATTTCATTGATATCCATCTCATCGAGATATTGTCCGTATTCTTTGTAAACTGAATGAGGATAGAACATGTAAAAGTCTTTATCTTCTCTTGCCAGTTCAATAAATTTATCAGGAAGAATTACACCAATAGACAGTGTTTTAACTCGGACATCTTCATCAGCACTTATTTTTTTGGTATCCAGGAAGTCTGTAATGTCTGGATGGAATACACTTAGATAAACTGCTCCTGATCCTTGTCTTTGCAGACCATTCAAACGTGTTCGCTAAGCACGCCCCGCCATATGGCTGCTTCATGTTACCATGAAGGTTAGACTATATCTTCACCCTTTAAGGGCGCCTCCTGTTTCGACTGCCAATAGCTTGCAGCCTACGCCTTTCGGCTAGTCGTTGCACGTTCAAGACTAAGTCTTGCTTCGCTCATGATTGTCCCTGTAGGAGTTCCCATGAATTAAAGAGGTTTTCGATCACCATTGCTGATGAAAGGGGCCAAATCAACCCATTTGGTCGGCATATCTGAAGGCATTATCTAGAAGTTTCATAACGCCTACGACACCTTTTGTGACATTTTCCACATCTTTGATCGCTTCGCCTTTGGCTCTTAATTTATTTAAGTTTAATGCTACGCCACCGCCTACCTTAGACAGCTGCATTGAAATATCAATAGCACGTGAAATATCATTCAAACTGTCGCCTACTTCTAGTAGGAAGCAACTTACCATTTCTCCTCTTCGCTTGCGACCGGCATTAATGAAAGCAGGCGTAGCAGGTTGATACTCTTGTTTCATCATAGTATGCACATTCTTAACCGCTTTCTCATAGTCTCCACCTGCGAAAAATAAAGCTACAATTGAAACACGATCCTCATACCTTTCCAGGATCTTTGTTTTGTCGTTTGTCTTTAATGCATAGTCATTGTAGAACTTAAAGGCACTCATGAAAGAAGAGAATCTGAATTTGTAACTGTAAGCAATTTTATAAATTGATTTAATCTGTTCAAATGTGTATTTACTTAAGAATTCTTCTTCGTAATAATCGTTTTTAATCAGGTAATCCAGTTTTTCTTTTAAGTCATGGAAAAAGACTGTGTTTTGATTAATGTAATCAACAAAGTAACTGTGCACGGCCTCCTTATCCTTCTCAAATTGATACTTCCCGTCTTTCTGAATCATGATCTCGTTATTGAGCTTGATCCACTTTGGTATTGTGTTTGTCAATAAGTTGTACCTCCCGATTAATCTTCTGCAAGTCTTGTTTTGTTCCACTTAGTTCAAACTTTAATAACAATGGTACATGGAACATTGCTGAAAGCTTGTCCCCAGCTAAACCATAGTTATCACCCCAAACCTTGTTACCACTCACAGCAACACCTTTTATTTTATTTTTATTCTTAATAATGAAATTCAAAGTCCTTTCAGGTACTTCCCCAAAGCCTATCGTATATGTAATATGTATGAATTCTTCTTCAACAATTAAGTCATCTGTAATTTCAATGATGTCAAAGTTTAACTCCTTTTGTAATGCTTGAGCAAACCTTTTAACGTTACCTGTCTTGCTTTCATATGTAATAATCAATATTCTTTATATTCCCTGTTAACTAAGCTATTCGTAGTTGTTTCTGCTTCATTTTCAGCATGATGGAAAGCTTCAGCCATTTCTAAGTTGATCTCAGCCATCTCAGCATAGCCTTTGGCCATTTGAGCTTCATAGTCTGATAGCTCTGTCATCGGTACTGGAATGTAGTTATCCTTCTGCTCTTGCGTGATAACCATTTGATCCCCTTCTAAATTGGTCGCAATCAGCTCTCCTTTTAAAGCAGTGTAAGAACCACCATTCTTCATATGTACTTGCGTATTTTCTTTTGCTTCATCCAAGGTTACAAAGTGACTGCGCTTAACGTATAACTGTTTAGCAGCTCCCATTCCACAACTCCCTTTTCTTTATTTTTTGTTTTTATCTTTGTCATGTCTTACGTCTAACTTATCCATATCATTGAGAATATGGTCAATAACAACATCACTGAACTTACCATAGACCTTATATCCAATTAATTTGCTTCTTAGATCTCTCCACTTTCTTGCTGCACTCATTTTATTTCCCCTTCCTATGAAACTGTGATTTTATAGAGTTATTCTCTTACAATAAATGTCCATCCATTACAACTATGCCTTCTTCTCTGCCTTTTAAATTGTTTGTAATCTCATCTTTAAAGAAGAATCCTTGTTCAAATCCAGTTCTATGAATGTAGGCTTTTACTGCATGATCTAATGAAACTTCATACATTTCTTTGCTAAGATTCTCTTCGTCATCATCAGCAACTTCTTCTGTATACAGCTTCATTGCATCTTCCTTTGTATTTGCCTTGATTAATGCGTAATATGGATCGCTTACCTCAAAGAATTTCATCATATTTCGTCAACTCCTAATCTATTTTTGTAAATCTCTTAATCTCTTTACCATCAATAATCACTTTTCCAAAGAACAGTTCTTTAGGTCTTGCCCAAAGAACTCCGTCATGGTCTTCATATATAACCAGCTTTTCTTCTGTTTCAGTGTGAATAGCCTCTCCAATAACCTTATACAGACCGCCTTTATAATGTCTAAACTGGAAACCAACTACATCGTATGTATCCTTCAAAGCATCCAACAACTTCTGTGCATCTTGAGCACTTTTTGAACTGCTGTCATATTTGTTGAGATGTAAAACCGCTTCCTGCATTTTCATATTCACTTTGTTCATCCTTCCCGGTTCCTCGAAGTGCATTAATTCTATTCACCATTTCTCTAAGCTCTTCAAGCTTCACTTTTGCATTTTCATATTCCCACTCTGGATAATACAAAGTTTCCAGCTCCAAAATTCTTCTCTTGAGTAGATTGAGAACTTCTGATAATGCCTTATTCATTCCAATTTCCTCAGCAGTTGTGTTTGAATTTATCAGAGCTTCTCGAATACGTTGAGACTGCCTTTGACTTATACTAATGTCTAATCAACTCCTTAAAATCATCCTTTTATTAAAATTTCAATACTCCATCCCAATCATCCAACTCCTTTAATTCTTCCTCAGCCATTTCATTTCTGGCGAAGTATTTTTTAGCTTCTTCAACAATGTTTAACACTACTTGTTTTATTGTCATACCTATATACGATAAAGACTCCCGTTTAATGTACTCGGCACTATTATTTACATGCTTAACAGTAAAGCTATTAACTTCCCATCCCTTCGTATAAAGCGGTTCAGCATAGATTGTTATAAATAGCTCTTTGTCTTTCAAAGTAACACGTTTTTTAATTTTCACTGCTTGTTCTCCTTTTCGTTAAAATAAAACTTTTAATTAAATTTCAATCAACTGATTCGTATCTAACCTTTGGATAGGTTGTTTTCATATAAACTTTTTTCATGCACAATGGGCATTGAAACGGATACTTCGGCGGGTTTGATGTGAGCATCATATTTGAAAATACAAGCTCTGGAGATTCATCGCATTCATCACAATGTAACGTCTCTCTAAAAACATTAACTTTCTGAGATTTAATCATTTTCAGATACCTCCTTCGTTAAATAAACAATGTACTGACATACAGAACAATCAATGCAAAAGCTGAATGAAGTAAAGACTTACCGGCTTTCTTGAAAATGTTCTCATCTTTTTCCTGATCTGACCGTTTTACGCCTTTGACAAATACGTTGAGTAAAACACCAATAACAAATGCATGAGGTAAAGTGACATGGACATTTTGAATGTTGTATGTATCAATAAGCAAAGGATTTAACACGTGATTCAATCCATAATATACAACTAGTGACATAGTCAATGCTTCAACAAAAATGAGTAACCCAACTACAATCAGAGAACCTGATCCGATAAAGAAACCGTTCCAAATATCTTTTGTATCCTTATTCAATAAATATCTCTCCCCTAGTCTTTTTTAATTAGCCTCTTCCACCAAGAAGCTTTAATAAGTCTTTGTTTTAGACCATCATTGCTTTTTGCTTGCTCCTCATTGAGTTCTTCGCATTCCTTCAAGCTTTTTTCATCTACAATTGTCTTGATCACTCTGTCGGTTTGATATGTCCATTCGTTATGTATGTTTCGCTGCCTGTCAGTCACTATGACATATTCATTAAGTCCGGGGATATAAACCTTGCCTCCAATTTCTATAGGCTCAATATCTATATGCCCCTCGAAGATTGGTTCAGTGCGAATTACTTTACACACTGGCTGAGCAATCCATCTTACTGTGCCTGGGGCACGGTGTGCGTAATAACTTTCTTTCATAACCAATCCTTCAAATGTTGCATTATGTCGTCCCACTTTTTCACCTCCTTAAATGTAACTACCTAATGTGTAATCTGAGATAATTCCTTGTTCAATTAAGTCGGACATAATTTCTTGGACTTTATCATGTATGATATGTGGAAATTCAAGTTTTTCTCTTGTATAAGTATTCATGTAGTACTGATAATCATATGGCTGCAAACATCTTTCATTTAAAACATCAATTTCACCTTTGAGACTGTTTTTATGTATTGTTAAATTAAAAGTAATGTTAGGCTGAATTGTCTTCACGAGGTACCATTTTGATTTCACATGATCAGTAAAGCCAATATCCCTCATTTGTTTCTCTTCAAGTATGTGAAATCTCATTTTTCTCCCTCATTGATGATTTTCTTTAAGGCTTTTAAAAGCATGTTTAATGATTTCTTGTCACCCATTTCATCCCGATTGACCTCAATAAAGTGAACTGCTGACGTTAATTTATCCTGCATTTCAGTTGCTCCTTTCACGATAAAAATTGAATTTTAATCTAAATGTTCCATTACAATTTTTAGATAATCCTTATAGTCAATAGCAACCACATTGTCTCCTTTGACAAGTCGTTCACTTTTAACTCCAAAGAACCATCTGTCGTCTATCCACTGACGACCAGTCATATTATTTAAACCAAGTTCATCATGAGACCTGAAAGGACTCACCTTTTCAATTTGCTCAATCATAGCTTTTATTTCTTTAAAATGCTTAGATCGTTTTTTGATAGCGTAAAATCCGTCTTCTGGATTTTTAACAATGTCATTTTTAAATACTTCATATGCTTCAGTTCCTTCATAGACTCCGAAATATTCAGAGTGATAAAACGAGAAACCTTCCTCGACGCCATACTTTTCTTTAAACTTGTCGAAGAAAGTGTTAATGCCCTCTTTTCGTTTCTTCTCTGCTTTATACCAATCGCTCTCCTGTTTAACTTCATAAATCGGTGCATTTAAGGTTTGCATACTCCCACTCCTCATTATTTGTTTTGATTTGTCGTATACTGCGCTTGCCCGGGAAATTATGAATATTTCCTTCTGACTATTTCCCTTCACATTGTTCATATCACTGTAAGAATAACTCCAAGAATGAGTGAACATCCTCCGATTAAGAAAACCGTAAGATAAAATGGTTTGCCTTCTTTAAAGTTCTTATTCTCAACCAAACATGCCATTCCATTGCCTAAGAATATTGAACCGAATAAGATCAGACCCAGTACTAAATATGAAATTTCATCGCCTCAATTCTCGATAAAAGGAATATTATATACTCTTATTTTATTTTTAAATTTAAATGCTCCAAACTTTTTGAAACAGTCATTTCACTACATTCGTTCTTAATGCGCTTAGATTGTTCTTGTGCGCAATCATTGCAACAATTGAAATCTACATAAGTCTTCAATTCACTTACTCTGAGGCATATGATTTGGCCTTCTATGTATTCGCTACAGATATCACATATTCTGTTCATTTATCCTCTCCTTCCGCCTCTTAGTAATTTTATTCTATACTTATTTTTTATATTTGTCTACTGTTTTTCAAATTATTTCTTTGATGTTTTTTAGAGCCGTAAATGCTTGTAAGAGCGTTTTCTCTGCTCTTTCCCATACATGTTTATCTTCATACCGGATGTTGTTCTCTAAATAAACATATAAACTGTCTAGCAATGATTCAATATTATCAATATCATTACCAATCATTTCGTTTTGGATTTCATTGATTGCTATTACCTCCTCTATGAGAATATTATTATAGCTTTTCCATTGTCATTCTTTATGTACGGTGAGTGCTTTCTCTGAAGGTAATTTGTCCCCCTGCCTTCACCAATGCTCACGTTATAAACGGTCTTTACCTTATGTGTGTCTAATGCTTTTTGTTTAGCCTCTTCTACAGATTCTGCTTCAATTACCAAAGACGCGTTTTCGCCTTTGTCATCTTTACATCTAACATAGTACCTTTTCAATAAACATCCCTTTATCCTTTCTTTTTATCCTGTTGTATTAATCCTCTTTTAGGTAAGTCTTAAAAAACTCTTCTAGGTTTGCAGCAATCGCACCAGCAACTTCTGCATAATATGTATGGCTCTTCTCTTCGGATCTTAAAAGCTCAACTGCAGCCTTAGCAATGGCTTTTATTTTCCCCTCGTCTAATTTGCCGCTTCTTACTTCATCTTTAATTTTTTCTACCTTCTCTTTTAAGCTTTCTGGATAGTTCATTGCAGACCCACCTCTTATATTTTATTTTTACTCTTTAAAAGACAAATTTTATTCAGATTCTTTATTAACGTATGTATGTATTAATTCCTTGAATATTGACTCAAGTACAGTTACAGTAATTGAATTGCCGGCTTGCTTGTACAACTGCGAATTACTAATTCCCACTGATAAAGCTTTCTCAAAATCTTCTTCATCAAATGCTTGCAGCCTCCAACATTCTAATGGAGTGAGCTTTCTAATTCTGTATTTTGGGTATTCACCAATTGCTACACCATGACGATCAATTGTATTAACAGTGAAGGCCGGTTCATCGTCTTCTTTAAAGCGTCTGCCATTTTGTCTTTTTTCTTCCCTTTCTGGAGTTAAGACGGGTCTTATTTCAGGGTTTGGCACAGAAATTTTCACCCCTTCACCCTTATTTGTTGTTATAGTTGGACTTAGCCCATTTGAATTGTAAACCTGGCCATTCATTCCTTTTCCTGAAGGATTAATATTACCAACATACTCAACAGCAATTTTAGGTTCTCTATGACCTCCTCCCATAGTTGTTAATGTTGGTGACACCCCATCAGGCGAGTACACTCTTTTAATTGCATCATGTCCTTTTAGATCAATGTGACCAATCATGATCGGGTCTTCCACTTTGTATAGCGAAGTCTGCCCTCCAAGACCACCTACCGATTGGGATGTCAAAGTTGTTGCAATGCCATTTGAATCATAGACTCTATTGCCTTGTTTAAAGTTTCTGGAATATGTTTTTCCGTTATTCAGCCACCTCTTTCCTACGTTAATGCCACCAACAAACACCACATCTTTTTCTTTTGGTTTTTCAATTTGTTCAATCAGTTTAGATGTTTTTTCTTCGCTTAAGTAATACTTCTCATCTACATATTCCTCAAGAATTTCTCGCAATCTCTGTCCAACAATATCTTGTGCAGACCATTTAAAATTGAAACTTTTTATATTTAATTCTTTTAATCTCTTTTTTCCCTTACTTAAAACATCGTTCCTTCCCTTTTCCAAAACCCATTCGTCATTTTCAATTAGATCTTCTCGAACTCCAATTATGTATATACGCTCACGATTCTGAGGAACATTGAAAAATTTTGAATTAAGCAGCTCTAGGTCAATTCTGTAACCAACCTCACTAAAAGCTTCTGCCATCACATTCAAGGTGCTGCCTTTATCATGATTAATTAACCCTTTAACATTCTCAAAAACAAAGAACTTTGGTTGCTTTTCCTTAAGAGTTTCAATGTATTGAAAAAACAATGTCCCCCTTGTATCTTCAAATCCTTTCCGATGCCCGGCTACACTAAAGCTTTGACAAGGAGATCCTCCAACTAAAAGATCAAATTCAGGCAAAAACGTTTTATCTATCTTACTTACATCACCGTAGTTTAGCTGCTCATCAACGTTGTGAATTGCACAATATGACTTAATGGCATACTTATCAATTTCGCTAAAGCCAACCAGTTCATATTCGACCCCAATGTTTCTTAGCGCAGCTTCAAATGCACCGATTCCACTAAAAAGACTCATTACACGTAGTTTACTCAATAAACAACCTCCATATATTTTATTTTTATTCTAAATAAAATTGATCTTTTAATCGGTTTCACAAACACTTCACACATTTCAAATATTTTACATGTTAGACTAGGGTTGTACTTACAATCAAAACCTAGGAGGTAATCCTTATGAAAAAGTTTTACAAAGGATTGATTGTTTCTGCTCTATCGCTTACAACACTAGCTCTCCCTGCATTCACATCACAAGCTTCAGCCCTAACACCTGTCAAATCAGTTGATCAAGTTAAGCAGCTAGGTGATCCGCTTGGTACTGTTGATTTTCACATGCTTAGGAATTCTAATGTATCTCTATTAAAAGGCTACACCCGGTGGGAAATTGTATCTGGAAGCAACCTTATAAGCATTAGTTCCAGTGGTGTTGTATCCTCTCATTCAACTTTGGGCACAGCATTGGTTTACGCGTATGACATTAACGACAATTATGTAATTTATAAAATTACAGTAGAAGCACGTTAGTTAACTAAGGAGTGTTAATTCACTCCTTTTAACTTTATTTTCACTCTAAATATATTGATATTTCAAAGTAATTTCCGTTCAATCTCTTCCCAATTCATAACACGAATAAATCTATTGTCATCCCTGTTATGGGGTGCATCAAATAGTATTTTCATTCCATCAAATGTTTCCAAGTTATGTATTCCGTCATCAATCATGATGTCTGCTTTAATTATGTTTTTATTGCCACAAAGCACAACATTGCTATGTGGTATAAATGGGAAATGCTCTGTGAGCCATTCTAACTTTGCTTTAAGGGATTCTGGATGGTTTGTTGCTGTAGTAACAACATATACTTCATATTTCTTAGTCAGCTCCTTAACCGCCCTCTGACTTCCTTCTATAACATCCAGATTTCTGAACAATTCGTAATCCAAATGTCTGTAAACATTGTTTTGGGTATTTGAATATTTGCTAATATCCCAGCACAGTATATCTTCCTCTTTTAGAAAAGGATCATCATAGGTGTTAATGTAGGCTACCCAATCACTTAGTAAATCAGCTAAAACTTGATCCATGTCAATTGCAATTACTTTCTTCATAAATCACCCCATTCGTTAAAAAGATTATGTCTTCAGCAATTTCTTTACTAGACCACTGCTCTGTATCCCATGAATATGTATGTAATCCTGCATCGCTCATTACTTCTCTGTATAACTCTAAGACCGGTTCAATATCTCGATCATTTATGTATTCATCACCACGTTCACTTAAACGCTGCTTAATAACTTTCGGATCAGCATGTAAGTAGATCACCTTGGCTTTGTCTCTAATCTTCTCCTCAATCAGCCTTTGCTGTTCTTCCGTTAAGATTGAGTAATCCTTGAACTTCCTCGTATAAACCAAATTTGAATATATGTATCGGTCAATAATTACATTGTCCTCATCGGCTAGCTTATTAAAGTGTTCAAACAGCTTCTCATTACCGCTCTTGGCCAATTCAAAGCTGGATCCCTTTATTACCGGATATCCGAGTTCTTTGCTTAGCTTATCTGCTACTGTTGATTTATAGCAGCAGTCAGTGCCTTCTAAAATTATCATCGTCATTTATCTTCCACCCTTCTTACATTGCTGAAGCCAAGCACTCTATATGAGCCGTCTGGATACTCAACTTCTAATTGCTCATGTCCTTTATCAACTTGTGCAACAACACCAATCTCTCCTGTGAAACCAGCAATCACCTTCTCTCCCTTTTTGAACATACAATTAACCTCCTTTAGCTGGATTTAATTCATGCTCCTTGAAGAATGTAATATCACCTGTTTCATCACTGACCGCGTAATCATATGTCGCAGAGTGAAGCAACTCAATAATTTTCCCCTCCCGTCCAACATGATGAGGACAAGCGTTCTTTGCATTCTCATTTATGATGACTTTTAACCCTTCTGGATAAGACCAAAACTTCGGCAATTAACCACCCCCTTTCGATTCCAACTATTAATCTTCTAACTTGATTTTTGAAACATCTTCAAAGGTTATACCTGAGCTTAACAAGAACTTTTTAAATTCATCTAACAGGAATCCCAGGGTACCATCTTGATGATCATCTAAAGCGCATGAAGTAATGACTCTTTCTAATCTCGTTGTTTGGCTATATTCATCAGTGAACGACATTTCGACTTTCAAATCCCCTCTAATACCTGATCATCCCCTTATACTTTACTTTTAATCGTTAGATTTTTGTGTGTTATCACCTCCTATAATGTCATCAAATTTCCGTTCATCATATGTACCATCGTAATACCAAAGTTCGACACTATTTGTTTCGTGATAAATGTCTACTATAATTCCTAATTCACCAGTTGATTTCACATATACTTCCTGATCTAGAGCAAACATGAGTACCCCACACTCTCTTATGTAATATTTTTCTATGTACTTATTGCATCGTCCACACTTTCAAAAAGTTTACAGCATTCCATCCATTGGTTACATTTACCACACCTTGATCATTAGTTTTTCAATACCTTCACCTTAACTGCCTTTCTTCCGAATAACCTTGCTTCATCTTCTGTATTCATAAGGATGTCAATTCTGTTGTTTTTTATATCTCCACCAGTATCAATTGCATATGCTTGAAAGCTGTTTCCTTTGTAGCTAACCTCAACTAATGAGTTTAATGGAATTATTTTAGGATCCACCGCAATTATCCTCTTCCCTTTGAAATATGATGTGCTTGATACATCATAGCCTGTCCTAGTTTTCCCAATGCACCCAGATGAACAAAATGCAGTATAAGCTGTTGCTACGACGTTTATTGAATGCAATGAATGTGAAGGCCTCCGTGTATTTTCAGTAGCCTTTATTACAGCTTTATCTTCTTTACCTACTGAATACTTATTTTTAGTTTTTATAGTCAATCGTCTATGCTGCACCTTCTTGAGCTTTTTTGTTTGTATTAATTTTGCATTGATATACTTCTCTTGGCTTTCGATGCGTATATCCATGCTACTTTTAATTTTAGGAAGTGGTTTGCAGTTATGTTCCTTTTGATGCGTAAGGCTTTCAATTAATAATTCTTTTTGCTTTTTATTGTGTAATGGTTCTTCTTTCGCAGCAACTTCATTTTTTACACTGTTGATATTCTTTACACTTACCACTCCCCCAGCAAACAAGAGCATTACGGTTGCTGTTAATTTTATGCTATTAATATTATAATATACATATTTTTTATTTTTGTCTATGAGTTTTTTGAAAATTTTCATCACTTCCTCATAATTTATGATACCTGTATTTCTATTTCCTTTTTATCAGCCCACGTGGTTTCTGTGATCTCTAAGTCAACCACCACGGGCACTTGCATCCATTCCACATCTTCCATAATTCTCTTAATATGAGGGAAAATCCATTCCTCACCCTTGTGCACTAAAAACTGCAATTCATCATGAATGTTGGCTAAGGGAAGGGTTTTACAATTGTTTTCTCTCAAAAATTCTCCAATTCTAATAACATATCGTTTTAACATGTCTGCGCATGATCCTTGGACATTATAGTTCCCTACTTTGTATGCTTTATCAGTATTTGAAAGGAAATAAACTCTCCCATACATATTTGTTGCATAGCCACTCTTTTGCACCTTAGTTGCAACTTGTTTCTGATAATAAGACACCTCCGGAAAGGTATTTGACCAACCTGAGACAAGGGCATTAGCAATTTCCATTGAGACTTCAAGTGCTTCTGATGCTTTTTTAGCACCCCCACCATAGTTTCGCATGAAGTTAAACATCTTTCCTATGTATCTCCAAAACTTTTTAAAAGATTTTTCATCAACTGGAGATTCTTTTTCATGGTCATATTGCTTATACTTTTCCACACATTTAAACGCCAGTGCCATTAATGTATTATGAGATGTTTCGCTATGTACATCAGTAGGAGTCCAGCTTTCTCCGTTTTCAAGAAGCCAAACTGACGTTCCATCTTCTTTTTTTTCATACCACCTCGCTCTTTCTTCTTTCGTATCAAAACGATACTCTTCACCAGTTATGTAATGAGTGCATTTAAAAGGCATATATGCTCTACATAGATTTAAATCAGGTCTCTTCAACAGAACTGTATAGTTTGCCTGTACTCTTAACTCTATTTGTGATAAGTCAAAGTATGCAATTTTGTTGTAATTTCCACCCTCCACTATAAATGCTCGTCTCGGAGAGAAAATTTCATATTCAATCGGTGCCTTACCTTCTCCATTTTCTTTCTCGTAATGCTCTCCTTCCTCTGTTAGAATTCTTTCTTTAGGAAATTGCTGCGCATCAGATCCCAGCCTTCCAGACACGGTGTTAAACTGCCCATATTGTGTATAAAAATGATTATCATATTGCGCTACTTCAATAATCCTTGAAATATAAGTTGATTGCCACTTTTCAAGTCGTCTAAGTCTTGTAATTAATTGAGATACACGATCCTCTTTGTGCTTTTTAAGAAATGATTTATCAGTAGTTTCTGGTCTCTCTCCAAGTTTTTTCTCAAAGTAATCAGCAATTACTGTCCCTTGAGAAACAGTGAAATATTCTCCGACGATCTCCCACAGTTCCTCGTATAGTTTTTGAATTTCGTCCTCACATTTTTTAAAGCAGGTGTGAAGATAAGACATGTCTACTTTCATACCGACACGTTCCATTTTTAATAACTCAATTATTAGTTTATTTTCTTGTTCAAGAATGGCTTTTTGTTTTCTTTTTAATACTGTAGGGTATGTAAATTCAACTAACTCTAATGTATATATTCCATCACTATGAACATATTCCATCATTACATTTCTGTCTACCTCAGAATAATCAGCAAAGGGGTTCTCTTCCATCCACTTAAAATAGACCGTCTCAATCTCTTCAGGAACCTTGAGCCAACGTTGCTTTTTCTCTTTAGTAAAGTAGTCCATTTCATTACGTTTCTTAACTTTATATGCCTCTTTAATTTTTCCTAATCCCCAACCCTTGTAAGGCTTTAGCAACTCCTTTAAGACGTTTCGTTTTTCATCATTTATTTTTCTAAGCTCTTTTTTTACCTCTTTTTCAAATTCAGCTGCCCTTGGATCAATGTACTTCTCCGAAACTTTTTTTAGTCCTAATACATCCCCTCCATCTCTTGCAGAAACAGCATCAAAACTTAACCTACATAGCCCCATAGTATCGACAATGTTTCTTAAGGCATATACAACCTCTTCGTTAACTCCTCCATTAATGAGCATATGCAAATCATATTTTACGTTATGTCCTACTGTCATCATGCATTTTTTAGTAAGATTAATTACTTTTAATAACACGTCCCTATCAGAATTAAATGCAAAACTCCGCCCCTTTAACTGAGCTGTTCTTTTATTCCTGGGTAGCAACCAACTAAAAACCCACATAAAAGGACGATCCTTAATTATGTGCAACCCAGTCGTCTCAGAATCAAGTACGCATAATTTGGGGCTATCCTTGAGAAAGAGGCTCTCTATTTGTTCAAAGTCCTCTACCCAGTGCTTCTCATACTTTTCAGTGACTTCTGTTTCTAACTTTGGTTTTATTATCATTGCTTCACCCCATTTTCACCTAAAATAAAAAACTGTCTGTTACTTCGATATCTACAATTTCAACAGCAGGGGTTAACCTATCTTCATATTTATTAACCTTGCACTTGCCAACAATGTTGATATAAAAGTTCTCGTCACCATTATCAAACATCTCATCGAAATCACCCTTATAGTACGGTTTAATTAGCTTATATTCGCCTGTTTTAATAACGAATGTTGATGTTCTATTCTTATGCACTTGAATATCTGATTTATTAACTTGTATCCCTTCTACGGCTAATATCGGCTCTTTGAGTGTCGATCCCCATTCATCTCGGTATTTATGTATAGTTTTTATTATCGAAGCACTCATGTCTTGGGCAGGGATAATAAAGTCAACTTCATGAATATCCTCTAGCGCAATTTCTGAATCAATTAAACTATTTAGTTGAATGTTTAAGCTTTCAAAATATTCCGGTTCGATTTCAAACCCAAATGCATTTGCATGGCCTTCGCAAAAATTAAAAAGACCTGATTCAGTTAATACCTGTTTAAAGTTCTCAACTCCGCATTTTTCATACCCTCTAGCAGATCCTCCGAATTTCCCCCCTTTCGTTTTCCTTCCTAGGATTACAGGACGCTTAAACTTTTTTGCTAATTGTGTAGCTACAAGACCCGTAAAGGAGGGTTCCAATTCACCGGTAACGTCCAAAACTACAACTTTATCATTTATTTTCTTTTCAACGTAAATCTGATTAATCAGGCTACTAATTGGCTTTTCGAGTGATTTTTTCTGCCTGTTCTTCGTATTCGCAATTCTTCTGGCTACTGACTTAACAATCGGTTCGTATATTTTTTTTCTTGAATAATAAACAGATTCCTGGCTACCCAGTAATGCCTTCATCATGTCTATCTTTTCATCCATGGTTGCATAACGAATAGCAGCATTTATGAGCGGGACAATAGAGAACCCTGTGAAATGAATATTAATATTTCCATTCAAGAAAAATTTTTGCCTATCCACGATTTCCTGTATTAAAGGGTTTTTTATTTGTTTTAAGCCCTTTTTTACGTAATACCGTGTTTCCGGTTCCCTTAAGTCCATTACATCACCGATATTTCCTATTGCAACTAAATCCAAAAAATCATCTGCCAAACGTATTCCCAATTTATCATCTAACGCTTGGCAAAATTTATAAATGATACCTGTTCCAGAAAAGCTTTTGTTTTGGTACTTACTTGAGAGTTGATTATTAATAACAATAGCAGCATTGGATTCCCTCTCACATTCGTGATGATCTAAGATCAGCGTATCTATTCCCCGCTCTTGTAACTTTTCATGCAAATCATATTGATTACTGCCCGCATCTGGAACGATTAGCAAATGCGTATCTTCTGGAATTGTCTCAAGCGAGGCTCCATGTTCCTTTTTTTCATGAAGCCGCCATCTTACATCAAGCATAGGAAAAGCCCGGTTAAGATAATTAATAAGAATCGCGCTTGAAAGGTAACCATCACAATCTGAGTCAACCTGAATAAAAATATTATTCCGTAATTCAATATGCTTGATCAAACAATCAATACCTTTTTTCATGTTGTTTAATAACGAGTAATGGTTTAAAGCTGATTCATTCAAATTAAAGAATAAATCAGAATCAAAACCCCTATTTTTTATTATTGTTGAGATTGGTTCTTTGTAATTGTTCTCCCCTATAAGTTTATAATTCATTATTTTCCTCTCTTACCTTGTTATTTTATATTTATTATCGTACAAGGCCGTCCAACTAGCTTGTCCTTTATCTGTTGGTGAGTCTTTACCGGACAACAGATTATCCTTATCATAAATTCCATAGCGTATCCTGCCAGTAACCCTCGACACTTCATTTACAATGAATTTGGCATCTTTGTCTTTGTCATAAGCAAATACAAATTTGATCCCAATACCCAGTTCTTTAAGTATTCTTATTTGCTCATCAGACATACTGTCCCCCTCTATGGAGATACAATTTTTATAGCCCCACTGGTTCAAAAACCATGTTGTTTTAGCGCCTTCAACAATAATCACCTCGTTTAAGGTCTTTATATACGGTAGAGCTCTATGTAAATTGTAAAATTCTATTGACTTATTGCACGAATGCATATATATATACTTATATTTATCTTTTATAACTTCGTCTTTTCCAATATAACGTCCTTTAACCCCGATTAATCGACCGTCCCTATTGTGTACTGGAAAAGTGACTCGTTCGGATCTTACATCAATGCCTACTCCAAAAAGTTTTTGTGTGCTTATCGATAACCCTTCCTTATACCAACCATAATACGGGACAATGCCATATTGATCTAAAACACTTTGTGGCATTATTTCGTTCTCTATTATTTTCCTATTTTCTTTATTTCGTTCTTTCTGAAGTTTGTGCAACCATTTATTAGGCTGCGGTTTTTCTTTTTCCGCTGTTATTTTATAAAAATCATCTATGTACTCTAAATAATTAAGTTTACTGCATAACCAAAATTTGCTTTTGGAAAGGCATGCTTTTTTTTCATCTTCAGTTGTAGCTCCATAAAGTATGTAAGATATAACATCAAATATCGAACCTGATATTCCCTTACTTCTGATGTTTGATGTTAAAGAGGCGGTGTTTTTAACCTGCACACTCCGCTCGTTATCGCCGTCAGGAAGACCCGCAACAAACAATTTACCTCCTTGTTCAGTGCTAATACCCCAACAACCAAGTGCTTCTAATACTTCTTGAATCTGTTCTTCTCTATAAATTCTTTCTCTAATGGTTTGTAGATCGGACATTAATCGCCACCTTCTTAGAATGCTCCTCCGAGTCTTGGAACCTTTACATACGCAACTTCTTCGAAAGAGTTAATACTGTAATTGACTTCATAAATAATCTGCTCTTCCTCACTACCGAAACGGTTCTTCGCTAGAAATAGAACTAAATAGGTCTTCTTTGGATCCAATATGTACTCTTCTTCATACCAGTTCCCCAGCTCATCCTTTTTATAGTTATATGGCTTTAATTCATATCTGGTTTTAGAACCTGTGTACTCATCTGCGAAAAGTAACCTTCCCATCATTACAACTGCAGCTACTTCGTTTATCTCCATACTCTTTCCCGTAGAGTCTAAGTCCAAGAATCTTGTCTCTTTGCCTAACTTTAGCTGTACTGTCGCTAAAGTCCCCACATTCTGGTTGTCTTCCTTAATCAAATCATGCAGTTCTTGAGCTGAGTTTGAAAAAGCTTCCCACCGAGCCATATCTTTTTGTGATCGATCAGGTTTAAAGGTATCGATGATAAGCTTGTTATAGCCCTTGGGCCTGTAAAGTTCAACTCGGCTTAATATATCCTCTACACGATACTTTTTTAACTCCAGTGTTTTAATTAATCCCTGGCCACGCTCCCACGCCCAATCTTTTGCTGCATTTAATTTATTTAGCATCTCTTGCTTAAAATTACCCTCATACAACTTTTCTCTGTTTATCGGTTTTTTTAGGATCTTAGATGAAATGGTTGCAAGAAGTAATGAACGCCACTTCTTAACACTCTCCTCGTTTATGGCCAGAATTGCTTTTTCTTGGTTTTCGAAAAGGCTCAAGATAAACTTTTCCATTGCAATTGAGCTTTTCCCAACTCCAGATGAAAGAACTAAATAGTAAAGAGACCCGTCCTTCCATCCTTTAATTTTCCTATTTAATCGTGGAGAATCATGTAATGGCGATCCCATAGACTCACCTGAATCCAGGTCTTCAATTGTCTCATTGAGCCCATCCACGAGATCATGCTCGATAACATCGCCAGAGTTGATGTGAGCGAATGTTTCCTTATACTTATATTGCACATATAACTGCAGTTGTTTAAGCGTCATAATCGTAAGCTTTTCAATTAACTTCTCATCTGCAATATCAATCAATGAAGCATCTTGTAATTTTCGCAAGCTCTCATATTTTTGAATTTCATTAAAATGATACTCTTCATTCTGACTGTCGGTTTTACACTCATACATAAGTTCTTCGACTGATTCATAGCCACCAAAATCATTGTAAGCATCTAAATAGCTCTTTTTATTTTTTTCTTTAGGCCTTGATACTAAGAATGAATAAACAGTTTTGTCGTCAAAATCTCTGATTCCATTTTCAAACATCTGAGATCCAACAGTGAAGTAGAAGTACCATATTGGCTCAGTAAATGTTTCCTTTGTAATCTTATGTGTTCTGTATCTTTGATACAACATTGGATTTGACCACAAATACCCAACGAAAAGAGACTCATGAATATATGACGGTTCAACAAATTCATCTATGTAATTTCGTTTCTTCATGGCACTCTCCTATAAAAAACTTGAGATATCTAATTCATCTTTTTTTATGATTTTAGGTTTAATTTTAATATCAATTTCACTTTGCACTTGAATTTGTTTGTTAATAATATTTGTGCGGATATCGTCTTGTTGCTTACTACGCCTGTCCGTTTCTTTCATCTCGTTTAAATTATTGATCACGATACTCAGGAAATAGGTAAACTCTTGCCAACTTGTTTCAAGGGTTTTGTAGTTGCGGACATTATGTAATTGTTGTTCAGAGAATTTATATGCTTCTAAAATTTTTGTAAATGGAACGCCCTCTTTATACCTTTTAATCTTTTGATTTTGGTATTTAACTGTACCGTTCCTTATATCCTGGATACGCTCAATCATACGGGAGTCTAACCGCTCTAATCTATGCAAATTTAATAAGTAATTGTAGAGTTCATCAAATTCTGTTGCTTCATTTTCTTTAAATTTCTTATCCTGCTTGTATGCCTCGAAGCAATCGTCGTGAAAATATTTCCTGATATATTTTTCTGATCCATTTTTATTGAGTTTCCCAGTCGGTTTTGCTTCACAGGACATACTATTCTTAACCCCTTTTGATCCACACCACTGACATTTTACTTCTTTCATAGGCAATTCTCCTTTATAAAATAGGGAGAGAAATCTCTCCCTTAGTTAGCCGCCTCCAGTATTTCTTTAGTGATATTTAAAGCTTCTTTCAGATCTTCTACAGAAGTTAATTGCTTATAATTCTTTTGTCCGCCAAACTTTGCCGCGTAAGCATCAGCTAATTGATGTTTTACTGAGGGTGCTTGACCGGTTACTAAAGAAGTGATTTCGTCCAAGTAAGTCTGAGGATCGCTTTCAGCCTTCTCAGCTGCTTCCTGCACCTTCTCCTCTCTAAGTAACTCTTCTTCTTTTTTTATTTCCTGGACAGTTCGGTCAGTCTTTGTAATTTGCCCTAACACTGCATTCTCAAAGGTTTTCAAGAAGTTTTCAGCACTGTATTCAACCTTTTCTGGTAGTTCAGTGTATCGGCCTCCAGCAATTTCAACATACTCAGAAGGTCTAAAATACATCATTACTTTTGTGTCATGGAAGTTACTTGCTTTATCACGACCTTTTTTATCTTTAATATTGTCATCAAGCTCATTTCCCTGTTTATCCAATACGGATACTTCGTTATGTAAGCAGCAAATAAGACTTGCCTGCGACTCAAAGACTTTTCTTCCGGAGTTAGGCATCATAAGTTGAATGGAGTTATACTTCATTCCATCATAAAGGGTTGTTTCCTTTTCCTTTGTCCATGCGAGAAACATTAATCCATAACCTGCATTTTTCAAAGTATCGAAAGGCTTTTTAAGTTCCTCATAAAGAGCTGTCCACCCATTTTCCTTACCGTTAGTCGACTCAGAAATATCCTGAAGCGATTCGAATGTTTTACCATAAAGCCTTTTTCTATCATTCAAAATCCAGGCTGTACAAGCATCAATAGCTCTGTCTGCTGTATCTACTCCAATAAGCTTGACGATTCTTCCTGTTTTTGCTTCTTGGACTAATTCAGGCACTACAGCTTTTTTGAAATACTCCCATACTTTCCAAAGGTTTTTGTCTGTGCCTTCCTCATGCAAAGGAACAATATTGTCTAGTTGCCAAGTTTCATACCCGTCCTCAAAGGACAATAATAAAGCCTCTTCTGGGTGTGCGTAATGCATCTCTGTTACTTCTTTCCAGAGCCGTGTCTTACCTGTTTTATATCCCCCTGCTACTAGCGTCATGATGGATTGAAGTTCAACCTTTGGTGTGTTATTTTTAATTTTTTTTCGAAAGCTCATTTAATCTCTCCCTTTAATTTATTATATTAATCAAAGTTATTTTTGTTTTTAGAAAGGCAGATCATCGTCATTGACAACGACTTCTGCAAACGGGTCTTCACTCGACGTATTCTCATTTGAAATTTCTTCTTCTGTCAACAGTCCGCTTTTATATGTACCACCAATGTAGTTGAGGATTTCTAAACCTTTTCGAGTCCCAGTAGAAACAGTTTCAAAGGACGCCACTTTTTCCCCTACATCTTCAAAAGGGTTTTCGTCCTCGGTCTCTTTAACTTCGACTTGTGTGAATTGCGCTCTGTTATTGTCGATCCCTTCAACAACTAGAAAAGCACCTCTCTCTAATGCGCCAAAAGCATCTGCAAAAGATTTTTTTCCTTCTTCTGGCTCTTTATAATAGACAACTAGATCAACATCTTTTGGGACACTTCGATCTTTTCCATAATCAAGATAAACTCCATTTACTTTAGTGTCTTTTGTCTCTTCGTCTTGATATGTACTCTTAATCCCTAGTTGCATTTCAAATTTATTGTGTTCGATAAAATTTTCAGACCCAAAGTCTCTTACATAAGGCACATAACTGTATTTGCCGTTTGCTTCGGCTACTCTCACTTCACTTTGAATGTTATTTGACACCTTAATTTTGTCTGTTTCTACAACTCCGTCAGTGTAACTTATTTTAAACCGCTGCCCCTCACCGTCGTCTTTTACCTTTGCAATGAATAGGTCTCCACCGGAAGGATCCAGCCATCCTACCTTAACTTTCGCCACGCCTTCTTTCGCTTTTCCACTACCGAGTCGGATTCCGTCTTGTTCTGAGTCATACACATTAAACTGGGCTTCACTTTCCACGTCTTTAATTTCAACTTCTCCATTTTTCAAAGGATAAACTCTGTTAATAATTCGCTTCACTAATTTAATTTCTTCTCCGTTGCTGTTTTCAAAAGTATCAAATTCGTACTGTCCTTGAACTTCAGCCCACATACCAGGCTTAACGATTTTTGCAAATTGTTCTGCCATATCCCATTCCGGAGTAATCACATGATATGTCTCATCAGGTAGCTTTGTCTTGTCGTTACGATCTGCCCACGGGACTGCTACCGTTTTTTTATGTTTGGAGCTATACGCATAAACTAAATCACGTTCCATTCCTGCAAGCTCAACTTTTAATTCATTATAAGGCGCAGTTTCGATACTGAATTGAAGTACTCTCCGATTCTTTTTAGTCTGGGTAACTGTCGTTTCATAAATTTCAACATCATACCAACTGTCTGTTTCAGGATCTTTTTTTCTTACTGGCTTTACTAATCCAACAAATCTGAAACTATTGGTAAACTCTTTACCGCCATGTTTTTTATTAATTTTAATTTCATCTTTTTTCTTCGCCATCAAAATACCATCCTCTTTTTTTATTTTTGTTTACTTTTTCTTTGAATATGTAGTTTTGCTAAACTTACAATCTTTAATCCCGAGTTCTTTATTTAACTCTATGTATCTCCTTTTAGGAAATTTCCAATTCACTTGATCAACTTCTTGGTCTTTCTTATTTAAAATTTCAAAGACCTGCTTTTTTCTATTTACCTTGATGATTAAATTGCCATATGCATACTCCGTGTAAAATAACCGTTTCCTCACTCGACTAGGATGTGTTTCTTTAACGAGAGTGACATTTCGAATCATCTTTAATAACACTTGATCCGATGAAGTAGCGTGATTATTTTTGACCGTCTTTCGATATTGAGCCAAAGCTTTCTCAGTAATTCCGAGTACTAACACGGTTGTACCTCCTTTCCTTTAACTTGATTTTATTATATCCTTATTTTTTATTTTTGTCTATTGTTTTTATACTTATTTTTTATTTTTGTTTATTTGTTAGGATTGCAAGGCTTCAGACATTTATCGAAACCCTGCAATTTAAATGGATGATTAAACAACCTCATTCCAAGACCACATGTTCATTGTCTGCAGCGTAAAACCGTCAGGAAGCTTTTTCATTTTTATATTCACATTGTATCTCTTCCCAGTGGTCTTATGGATCACAGCAAGTTCTTCACCATCATAGAACCTTACAATCGCTTCATTAAATTCAATTGGCTGATCAACCATATAACCTTCTTTAAGCGCTCTGATATACAGATAAGGATCTGCCTTATAAAGCTCATAAAGCCTATTCGCAAAATCTTCGTGTTTATCTCTAAGTAGTTCAAAATTTATTAGGGATATGTACAGTTTTTCAGATATGTTCAGCTTGTTCTTGAAGTACCGGATTGCTTCGTCTTGTTCTTTACTTAAAATATTGGTCATATATCCATCTCCCAATCTTGTTAAAACTACAATTTTATTTAATCTAATAAAGTTGACAAAGCTGGTTAAGCCCTGTCAACTTTTTGTTTATCTAAATCGTTTCGTATCCTTTAAATTTAAAAAATGTAATTTCTGTATGTCTTGTTGAAACCTTCAAATAGTCTTTGAAAAAGCTCTCTACTAGAAGCTTGGTATAAAATTCAAATATGGCTCGTCCAAACTCTGCATTATTTTCTGTTGATGTTCTTTCACGGAATTTGTCATCACTAAAGTGATGTTTATAATGGAAAATTACATTTGTGAACTCATATTCAACCCTGATTTCATTATCCTTTTCTTCAAATTCTAATTTTTCAATTTTAATCGGAGTGGTTTCAATATACGTTTTAAATAGTTCTTTTAAAGCAGATTTCAATTCACCTAATAAGCCGTCTTTTTTCTTAACAATTTCAAAACTTAGCAATCCTTGTATTTTTCGTTTTTCCATTTTTATCAATCCCCTTCTTTGTAATTACATCTTTATTATATCTCAAATTTCTTAATAATAAGATATTAAAGCTTTACGTAGCCTTAAATGACTACGTCTCCTTCTGCAGTCTTCAGTGTTCCACTATCGTATGTGTTATGGATTAATGTTGTATTCTTTGCTTTATCTGTGCAATAAGGGTGAGATAATAACTTGCTTCCAATTCCGCGCGCATCGTTTCTTACGAGACGTACCTTGTTTGTATTCTCTAAATAAACACCATATCCTTGGTCTGTTGAACGATTAAACATGATCTCATTATTGTTTAACATGTGTTCTGAACCACCTGTCAGGTGGATAGCAATCAATGACTTACAGAAATAAATCTGATTCTCACTGATCTGACAGCTGTATTTCTCGGATGTACCTTTGATTGCAACATTTCTTGGATTATGAATTTCATTTCTGTTGAAATACACTTCAGAATCCTTATCCCAAAAGATGCCGTATCCACTTCCGCTTAAGAATAGGTCATTCAACTTTAAACGAACTGATTGAGACCTCTCACAATAAATTCCCCCGTGCACATTTGCAAATTCATTAATTGCAAAGCTTACACGGTTCGAATCCACGATTTTAATGGCATAAGCAGATGTGGTATTTCCCCCTTTATTATTTGTAACTCTCACATCTTTTGAGTTTCGCACTTGAACTTGTATACAATCGCTGTTTTCAATATGATTATTCGAAATAAAAACATCTTCTGCTTCATGTGTTGCAATCGGACAAGCCGCGATGTTTTCAAGTATATTGTTCGTTACATCAATCCCTTTACCTCTTACACAAATGCCTATTTCAAACCCTCTTACAGTGTTACCGCTGATTTGTACTCTATTTCCTGACTCCGTGCTTGAAACACCCACCGAGTCAATTCCATATTTCTTGGATTTTCCCTTATTAATAATCTTGTTGTCCTTAACACTGACATCAGTGCTGTATCCATAAGAAATAACATTGTCACTATAGTTTCCTTCTAAAATTACTTCACCGCTTGTGTGAGCTGTAACGGATCCACGCCCATTATTTTTAAACCGGCAATTTCGCACAGTTAATTTATACGGGTGATCATATTTAATTCCGTTTTCTCCAAAGCCCTCTAAATCAATTCCTAATTGTGGCCCAATTGTATCTCCCCCAGCTTCCTCTATATCACAGTCATCGACAAGAAGACCTTCACAACCATTGGTAGCCAGATTATTTCTTCTCCCTCTTAAAAGAGTACACTTTCGAACGGTTACATTCTTTGAAGGCGTATACGCTCCTGGAGTGTTCATCATCCCATCGGCTGCTATCCAAATGTTATCTCCAATACAGTCAGAGACTTGTACATTTTCAATTAACACATTACTGCTACCATGAACATGAATTCCATATCCCCATTCATGTGTCCTTTTAATTGAAGTTATTTTTGAATAATCGTGTTCATACCGGTCACCTATAATTTGACCACCGCGAATCGTTACATTACTCGCTTGGCCGATATAAAAACAGGAGTAACCTTGAGAATCATTTGGCTGCACTTTAAATATAGCCTCTGGATGCAGTATCAACTCAATATTTGATGGTACATTAATACCTCCGCCAAATTCAGGCAACCGCCTTGACGTATTCACTGCATCAATTAGGTAGATACCTTTTGGAACATGTACTTTATAGAATGATTTTGAGCTTGCGTATTCTAAAGCTCGGTTTAATCCTTCTGTTGTTTCAATTGCATTTGACCCTTTATCATCAATTCCCCAATCCAGAGCATCAACAAAATAGTATAAGGGCTGCTGCATGTTCATGTTGTTAAACCCTTCCCGTCTACATTTTCATTGAGAAACCGTGACAAGATGTCAATGAAGCTATAAAAGGTCTCATTTTTTGTTCCTGAACGCCCTTTGAGAGAAAAGGTGTTAAACATTGATTTACGTAATCCAGTACTTAACTCAAGTTGAATGCTCTTTCCTGTTTTATTTTTATTGGCAACATTGTTCGGGCTGCTACCAGATAGCCTCGTACCCTCATCAAGAAGCTCTGCAGAGTAACCGGCATTGTTTAATGTGCTTGTTATCGCTTCAGCTTTGTCTCGATCTGTGCCGCCAACTAAAACATGTTCTTCATTACTTGCATAGCCATGAAGTGACAGTGTGAACTCATGTTCCTCCAACATTTCAAGTGCTTGAGGTTCATCAAAATTCGTACTGGTCAAATGTAAATCAAATGCTCCTGGTATCTTTAAAGCTTCAAAAAGATATGTAGAGTATGTTTCGCTTAATTCCTTTGCAAGCTCGCTTGTTCCTCCTTCTATGCCACCTCCATGGGGAGCAAGAATTAATACATCAGTGTCTTGCTCTTTTGAGAATACGCTGAAACTGAACGGCGATTCATTCACTTTAAGCTCTTCAAAGTTTCGATACTTGTCTGCTGCTAGAGAACTTACTGGATTCAGAAATGAAGCTAGAGCTGTCACCAAGACTGGAAAAGTCTTCTTAACTGTGATACACTTTAATAGCTTCGCTTCAGGGTGAAGTGTGCAGGGGAGGTGCGACCGACCAAGTTTTACCTTCTCTGCTCCTTTAATCTTTTTTAACAGTTCCTTTTTAATCCTCAACAATTAATAACCACTCCTTTTTGTTTTTGCTTTATTCTTAAAACTTAAATCACATAGATAACTCACATTGTTATCACCCCCTTAAATTAGACATACAAGTTAAATCCAAGACACAATATTACCGCATTTTAAATGCACGTGTTCCTAATCTCCTTCCCAAGGGCCTTCTACTAAATCAATCTCATAATCAAATTCATCTTTTTCAATTACTTTTTTACATTCGCTGCAAAAGCAAGTAAACATTTTCACTCATCCTCTGTCTGTAAAATATCGTTTTTATTCAGTTTCTTTTCTTACCCATTTTCTAACCTTCATTTCTTTTAACTCCACTTCATAACAATCCACTTGATCTTCAAATTCCCAAGGGCTTTCATGCTGGCTTTCAGTGGCACCCTTGCTATAGAAAGTTTCAAAAAAGCGTCCTTGATATGGAAATACAATTCTATAGTGAACGCTCCACCTTGATGTGTCAGTGATTTCTTCTAAAATTGAGGACTCCGGTAGCCCCAATTCATTTACCATGTAATCCTTGTCCAATTTAATATTCATTCAAAATAACCCCTCTTCCTTTGCAGCATTCACATTCGACTAAAGGCTCGTTGATTTTGGCCATCAGATCATCTAAAAATTTCTTAATATTACTCTTTAAATCTTCAACGTCCTTTCCACTAAACGGTTCTACAATTGGGTAGCTCTGATAGGCTTTAGGTGCAACATTGTAAATTTCAACTTCCCGCTTTGTTTGAAATCTTTTCTCAAGTTTAGGCTTTCTCCGTTTGTACATTGCATTAAGATCAACTATATACTCGTGAGGTTTGTAAAGCTCCAAAACTTTGACCACAGTAAAACAGAAATCATAATCACTCGTGACTCTTGCAAGTTTAGGGTTTATATTGGCTTTTATATGGTTTCTGATAATCTTATAGCTTTCTTCTCGGGACAGGTGACACGGCTTTGTTTCAAGAAGCATTGGATGAGTTTGAATTCTATCCAGTAAGTTATAATTCAAGTTAAAATTATGACTTTGCAGCTTAAGTTCTCCGTCAATCTCTTCAATTACGTTCATTTCAAACTCAATTTTTTCATTTTGTTGTGGGACTTCTTCAAATTTCAAATCATATAGACCTTTTACTTCGTAGTATTCACTTTCTTCATCTATGTATGAAACATTAATTACTTGTGGTGTCAGATCAGTTTCCTGGAATCCCTCTTTTAATTCATACCTATGATTGATTTTTTTAGTTGGCATTTGCTTTTCAATAACACTTGGTTCCTTATCCAGCTTAAACCAGTCTGACTTATACGTTTTAGCTGCTTGTTTCCCATCGAAAAGCAATTCATCTAATTGACTATGAAAATATCTCTTGTCTTCAATGTTGTCAGAAACCAAAAAACAGTTATTAGTTTTAATACCAATTAGCTTCATCAAAATCTCCCTTTATTGATTTTATTTTTATCCTTATAAAATTCCTGTTTTATCTTCATCGATGCTATCTGTTCTCTCTAATTATCATACACTTATTTTATTTTTATCAAATAAATCAATTATGTAAGCCTCGTACATCTCATCCCAATAGGGATCTGTTCTAGCTATGTATTTCGTTACCTTCCCATTTTCCTCAATCTTAAAAGTTTGCCCCTTTTTAATATCAGTGAACTTCTTCTTTGTCCATATCCCTCTAATTAACACATCCACTTCTTTAACCTCAACTGTTTGCTGCTTCATCACATTCCTCCTTTTTGATTTTCGTGTATCAAGCCTGTACAATATTCAAAAACCCTAAAGGATGATGAACATGTGTGGCAGGTTCACTTTATTCTCTGAGTTCGATGACATCATTGCGCAATTCAATATAGATCAATTTTTGTCTGAAGACGAATACCATCCAAGCTATAACGTTGCCCCTTCACAAAACATCCTGACAATCATTAATGATGGATCAAACAATCGTCTAGGCAAGCTTAGATGGGGTCTTATTCCTCCTTGGGCTAAGGATGAAAAGATCGGGTATAAAATGATTAATGCTCGTGCTGAAACATTGGCCGAGAAACCCAGCTTTCGAAAGCCACTCGTAAGCAAACGTTGTATCATCCCAGCTGACAGTTTTTATGAATGGAAGCGTCTTGATCCAAAGACTAAGATTCCTATGCGTATTAAGCTCAAATCCTCCAATCTCTTTGCTTTTGCCGGCTTATATGAAAAGTGGAACACGTCAGAAGGCAATCCGTTGTATACTTGCACAATCATCACAACAAAGCCCAATGAGCTTATGGAAGACATCCATGATCGGATGCCAGTTATCCTTACTGATGAGAACAAAAAGGAATGGCTTAACCCCAAAAACACCGATCCTGATTATCTTCAAAGCTTACTGCTGCCGTATGACGCTGTTGACATGGAAGCTTATCAAGTTTCATCCTTAGTTAACTCACCTAAAAACAACTCACCTGAGCTCATTGAATCCCATTAAGTACCACAGTCATTTTGCTTTATATATCACCTTCGCTTAGCTATTATGTTCTAAGTAGGAGGTGATATTTTGTTTGTATCGCCAATGTTATTACATTCAATCAAAGAACCATTTGATGACGATGGTTATATTACCGAGCTTAAATTTGATGGAATTAGACTGATCCTCTCCAAGTTTAATGATCAGATAAAGCTTTATACTCGTCACAACAATGAGGTAACAAGCAAGTTCCCAGAACTCTTGGATCTTGATATACCCAATGGAACTGTTTTAGACGGCGAAATCATTGTTGCTGCCCCAGGAGGCGCTCCAGATTTCGAAGCTGTAATGGAACGCTTTATGTCTAAGAAATCAGCTCATAAGGTGGTTTACTGTGTATTCGATGTAATTTATATTGAAGGACAACCAATCGCTAATAAGCCGCTCATTGAACGTAAAAACGTCCTTTTACACCTTAACCTTGACCACGATAATGTATTTGTTATTGAAGGTTTACAAGGAAACGGATTAGCTTATTTTAATCTGGCCAAAGAAAAGCATCTTGAAGGAATCGTACTAAAGAAAGCCAACTCCCCTTATGAAATCAATAAACGTTCCCATAGCTGGCTGAAAGTGATTAATTATGATTACACAGATGTGCTTATCACTGGCTACACCAAAGAGGATATAAAGTTTCTTCTGTCTTATCCTGATGGTACTGCAGCTGGATTTATGGAATTCGTGCCGAACGCAGAACGAAGTAAATTCCACTCTATGAAACATGTAAAGTCTGAAACTGACGAATATGTATTTGTAGAACCAATCTTATGTAAGGTTAAACACAGATTTAAGACTAAGCATGGCAAACTCCGTATACCTTCCTTTGAATCCTGGAGAGTCTAACCTCTCCGTTACATAATTCCTTAATGTCTCTTTCTTAACAAAATTCAAAATCTATTACATTAACACTTTAAGTTAGTTCTATTCCATCTCAATCCACTTATAATATTTCCCTATATGACAATCAAAGCGCCAACCATCCTCAATGACTTTCGTATGACTATTCTTATATTTCGAGTGATTTAATAACACCCTAGGAGAAAACATTATTCTCTGCCAATTAAATAATTCTTTCATTTTTCATACCCCTTTCCTTGTGAATTTTCACTTTTGATAACAATGTTATCTTTACAGTTCGTTCAATTAAATATTCTGCATTGCAGTAATCGCATTTTACTCTAAATTCAAGAGATGGCTCATAAACAATGGTTTCTCCACAAATCTCACAAGGAAAAACATCTTCATTAATTGTCCCCATAAATAAATCACATCCTTTAAAATAACTATTTTATTTTGATCCCTAAATAATTTACCAAATATCATAGCCCACAAAATCATTTAAAATATTCGTCATTTCCTCATTCTCTTCTTCTGTCAATCCATATTCATCAAGTCTCTTTAAATAATCTTCTCGTTCGTTCTTGGTCAATTCCTTTCCTCCTTTAATTCCACATTAATATTCAATACTTTTGCAATCCGTTTACCCACCTCATCGGAAACTGTTTGTGACACCCTTTCTTTAAATCCATGTAGTAGCTGACCTCCGTTTTCAAAACCTTCTGCAATAAGTGATTCAATCTTTTCTCCCGCAATTCTATCCAGTTTTCCTGACTTAGACATCTTCTGAACTTCATTAGAAACCGCAATGCTAATCATATCTTGTACATCTTGTATTGAAATACCTAATTCATTATGTATGTAGTTTTTGACTTCTTTGTATGCACTATTTTTATTTTCAAAGGTCTTCTTATGTTTACCTAATGGGACGAGGACACGGTATTCATCGCCAAACACCAACCCAATAGTTTCTACGCTTACGTCTCCAGCAGAATGGCGTGATTTTACCGTTCCAACTCTCCCTGTATCATAATCGTCCCCTATTACTCCGTCAGGCCTAACAATGATAATCTTCTCGCCTACTTCCCCCTCACGTTCGACCATTTCGTAGCGTCGACCGTCAATGTGCACGATGTTGGTAGGTTCGAGAACGTGGTATTCTTCGCGGTAGATAAGTCCGTCGCAATTAATACCAGATGAGGCTGCGTCGCTGTGTACGTCTCCGTCCATTCTGTGATGAGTGTGATTTACTGTAAAAATATCGCCGATTTCGTAACCTTCATCGAACTCCTCTTTCCCAATAATTACGATCTTCTCACCGACCTCCGCCTTCCGATCGACCTCAACGTATTCACGCTTGATGCCACCTAGTTTTTCGTCAACCAGTACGTGAATTTTAGCGTTAGTTTCCGTCATTTATTCCGTCTCCTTTTCTACTTTGAAAATCATGTCTGTCTTACAAGTGGGACACGCGTCATTTAGGATAGTAAAACCGTCGTAATCGCATGTAGTTGTCTTTCTCTTTTCACTAGATCCGAAAATATGCCCGTTAATACATTCGTACTTTTGTTCTTTAGCTTCGAAATTAAGTCCACAACCTAATAACAAAACCGTAACGATAACTACTCCCCAAATAATAGAAAACGCCTCCCGTTAATTTACTACGTGCACCTGCACCGACTGCTGGCCGAACTGTACTGCGTCGGCTTCTCGCGCAACAAATACGTCAATCTTGGCGAAATTCTTTCCAAAAATGCGGACTCAACTGCGTATGTGCGATTAGCTGTACATTCATATCGGATTCCAAAATATAACCCTACTAGTGATTTATAGTATAATGAACTCGCAAACTAAATAAGAAAGGAAGATATGAATGAAATTGAATCGGGATTGCATGAGAGATGTACTACTAACTGTGGAAGAAGAGGTTGGTTTTAAAGACAGTGTATCCATCCAAACCCTCCACACATTCCCTAGACTGAAAGAATATAAACTTGTCGACATTTTTTATTGCGTTGAAAAATTAATGGAAGCTAGATTTGTCGTAGGGATTACATACAAAGGTGGCGCTGGTGTTTCTGAGCTAACGTTCAAAGGTCATGAGTTCATAGAATCTATTCGAGATGACGATGTTTGGAACAAGACTAAGAACGAATTAGGAAAAGTCGGTGGAGCCACATTGCCTATCATCGTTGAACTAGCCACTAGTTTTTTAAAAACTAAACTAGGTCTCACTGTCTAACCCCGCTACTCCCGAAGCCGCCTGCACCTCGATCGCTATCGCCGAGCGTATCAACTTCCGTAAACGCCACCTGCTCGACCGGCTTGATTACGGCTTGGGCGATACGGTCGCCTTTTCGGATGATGTACGAACCTTTCGCAAAATGATCCCAAGCTCCGAGGTAATCGAGAGCACTGACGATTTTATCTCTGATATCGAAAAGAAAGTCCTTTTCAATATCTGTATAACGATTAATATTGTCGACGATCACTCCGACCTCTCCTCGATAGCCCGAATCAACTGTTCCGAGTTGCACACGCAGTCTAGTATTCAGCGTAATGCCCGAGCGCGGTCGGATCTGCATTTCGTAAGTATGAGCTTCTGAAGTGTAGTGATGCCTATTTAATTTTATATGAGTCTTCGCTTCTGCTTTGGTCAAAAACATTGTATCCGGCCGTACAATATGAACCTTTCGTTCTGGAATTAATTCTGCTTCTTCATCAATGTATTTTTGAATCCACTCAATAGGATCGTCAAAGTCGCCCTTTTTCAACTCAGTTAAAGCTTCCTTAGAGAGCTCACTATCTTCTTTTAAATCTTCTAAATAATCATCTAAAACATATGCTTCTGCAATATATGGCAGGTATACAGAATACCGTTCTGCGTTTTCTTCCCGAACTTCGACCCATTCATAATCGCCAACTGTCCAGAAACGTGGTGCAGCTTGACAGTCGCTGTCTTGATTTTTCAACTCTTGCTGAAGTTCTTTTAAAAACTGAATATCTTGATTCATTCGCTTCCTCCTATCTGTTTAAAATCACGATTTTAATTTAACTTTAATGTGTATCATCTTGAGAAAATCCCCTTTAATTGGTAAGCTGACACCAGATCATACTTATACAAGGCAGGTGATGTCATGAATAAAATAATCGGAATGGCTGGATTAATTATCTCCTTACTTGTGTCAGGGTTTTCAGCAAGTGATTCATTGACTCAAAAGATCGCTATGGCTTGTCTATTTTTGTTCTTATTGATTTATAATTTTGAACATACTAAGGAGTTCTCTAAAAAATCTTTGGCTATTATAGGCTCTTCCTTCATTGTATTAATGCTTGGAATTTATCAATTGCTCTCTATAACTGGTGATTATTTTAAGAGCCATGGCTTAAATATGGGCCTTATCATCTTACTTGAGATTGTCTTAGTTATTGTATTAGTGACTGCTGCGCTGAGTTTAATCAAGTATATGGCTGATCGGTTAAGGAAAACACCTGTTGGTAAAGAGCTTTGACTCTTTGCCTTTTTTAAGCTAAATATTTCTTTTTATGCCGTCTTCTATGTACAAAATCAAATGCGATATCAACTTTAACTTTTGTTGGTTCCTTCACCTCTGGTGCTACTCGCTCCGTAACAACAATCAGTTGTCCATTTTCCTGGCGGTCAATGCTCTGGACTGAATATCCTTTAGCAGCGTAATATTCTCCAATAATCTCATCAACGTGGTTGCTATGCAGATTTGCCTTTATCATTCGAATAACCTCCACTTATTTTATTTTTATCCTTATTTCTTCTATATGTATTCCATCCGCAGCCGTCAAACATGCTTATGTCCGCACCCAGATGCCATTTAAACCAAACTAAGTTAAACCAGGCTGTGTCAATTATGTGCTTTAAATATCCTATGCGCCTTCCTCCTTTCAATGAAATAATCCTTTTATTGTGATTTATTTTCCAACGCTTTTAATTCTTCTTCATACAAAGGTAGAATAGCCTTTTCGGCTTCGCCCCTAGACACACCATGCTGCTCCATATATGTAACAATATCCATTCCAATGTTATTTCCTAGCTCGGTTTCCCAAACTATGTGATCAGCCATAGCAAGATTTCCATCCATTAAGTAGTTCATCCCCTTTCTATATAAAACAGTCTTTTATTACGATTCTGTAGCCTAAATTAAAAATCTCTTTCCTTCTTGGTTACAATTGAAACAGCCAAGTCAAGATTAACTATTACTTTCTTTCATACATTTGTATAACTTGATGTGCTTCGTGCTCTGAAATCAGACCGCCCCCATTAAAACGCCTAACTATTTTTCGTTTTGCTTTACTGAGTGGAGACAAGCCATGTTTTTTGAACAGAGTCACGATATATTGTTTTTGTTTTGGTGTAATGAAATGAGGACTATATACTCGGTCATCTTGTCGCAAATAAGCTTGTAGGTTAGCCTTTAACTGTTCGCCTTGTCTTACTGCCATATGAAGATACATATTTTCTTTATAGACATCTTTCATATGATCGACTTGCCTTTTTAAATTTTCATTTTCTTCCCTTAATTGTGATTCCGTCATCTTTATTTCCCTCCGTTATTTCATATGTTTGTTATGATTTAATTTCAACAATTAGACTGTCTGGATAGTTCTTCAAATCAAGTGCGTTCACATGACAGTGTCCTACATGGCCTTCTTTATCAATGTAAGTATAGAAGAACTTTTCCCCATTATTGATGATAACTTCACCATGGTGCGTATACTCCATCTCTGAACCCTTATACCAGATCACTTTAACTTCAGTTCCTGGTTGGATTTTATCCGGGTCAAATATTGTTACTTCTTTTAGCAAGTTCATTTTCTCCATTTTTATTCCCCCGATGCTCATTTAACTTCAATTAGATTCTGTTTTAATCCCAATTAAAATGTTTGGGTCTAGCGACAAATTCGTAGTTCTCCTCCCAATCAAATTGTTTTAAACCATCTTCTTCAAATTCCCAGCATTCACCTAGTAAAGGATCATCTAATTCAGGAACTCTTTTCTTTAAAGTTCGAAGTTTGTTGAAATGACTAGCTGTTTTTAATTTAACTTTATCCATTGGTGCAAACTTCATTTTTTCATCTACTTTCTTTTAATTTTTCTAATTTCAAAACGCCATTTATATGCATCTGAGCCAATTCGATCGAATAACTTTTTCTTGCTTTTGTTTTTGATGGTTCTGATATTCCAAAACAAAACTTTCGTGATCGTGTATTATATCCTCCATATAAAACATCATTCTCCATTTAAATCCTCCCTTTCTCAATAAAGTTTTATTTTTAATCTAATTCCCTCATGTTTTCCCACTCCCAATTAGGAGATTTGGCTAAATAAAAAGTGTTCATCTTTAAATCCATAGGTTTCACTGAAAAGCATATTGCCGTACCTATCATCATTGTCTGACCAATGTTTAATTCTGTCGGAAACTTCCACGAAGCGTTTCATTCCTTTTGCATCTACCACTATATAAACGAACCAGTAATCAGATTTCCTTGTTGCACAACCGGAAAGTTTAATAAACTCACTACTTTTTTCCGGGTTGAAGCCCTTTCTCCATCCTTTAACAACTTGCCATTCACGCTCAAAAGCCGTTATAGACTGGTTCTCCTTGAATGGTTGCTTTTTGAAATCTGCTGTCTCTTTAGTAAAACCCTTGGCATCGATTTTATCTCTTTCATACCTTTGTGTCTTAGCGTGTTTTATTGGGATATCCTTTAATTGAGTAATGTCTGTTCTTTGAAGCTCCTCTTTGCTAATAAATGAAATAACCTTCCCGTTTTTTAAAACCACATTTGGCAAAAATTCTAACTTGCAATTTGAGCACCTCTCGTTAAACCAATCATCTTCGACATATAAGCCTTCTGGCGCTCCTGAAACAACATCCCCCAACTCATAGTCTAATAGTAAGCATTCACCCCATTTAAACTGAACCTCTGCGTTTTGGATTGCAGAACAGTTAGGACATTTGATCTGACCAACAAAGGTATCAAACATTCCCATTCAATCGCCATCCTTTTTTAATAAAATGCATCTTTTAATCACTTCTTTGTAGCATAGCTTTCAAAGAATACTTCAACTGATCTTAGGTAACGGTATTTATTTGGATCTTCCGGATTTCTGAATCTTTTCGATAGCACCAATGACCAATTAAACATCAATGGGGAAAACCTCGCCCATTTGCTAAAGCTTAACTGAAGACCTTTCCATTCTCTTCCCGCTAATTCTGCTAATTCCAGAATTTGATCTTCTTTTAAATTCACTTCTTCTTCAAACATCACTTGAATTTCTTCGTATGGCTTATGCCCAAAACAACAATGACGTGTTTTCAATCCAATCTTGAAATTTAAAATATCAATTAAATTAATCATTTGTGTACCAAGCTCATCATATGGAATACCATTTTTGAGGAACTTTTCTCTTTGGTTTAGTTTCATATTATCTTTCAATAGCAGATCAAAAGAATTCATACTCACTCCGCGCCCTCCTATCACATGATAACTTGGCTAACACTTACACCATCCATTTTTATTCCTTCATATTCGTGCTTTATTCTCTGCTTATTATTGATTGAACCAATTTCACCTTTGCCGAAACAATCAACGCAAGGAATATCCTTGTCATAAAATTTCCTCCCGTCTTCAACCCATGTAGCGTATCCTGTACCTTCGCAAACTGTGCACTTCATAACTCAGCGTCCTCCTTCACGATATATCCCTTTAAAATTGCCTTATTAAGATCATAAGCATGCAAGCTGTTCAACGGTTCAAACAATCCAGTCCACGGATAAGTAACACCCATATTAATACCCAGTTGTTTCCCGACGAATTGAAGGCGTGCAAACTCTTTTTTATCTCCTTTGGACAACGCGTTCACTCTTTCGGGTTCAGCATCAGCCATTTTTAAATAAAACATCATGCCTTCATCAATAGCCCGCGCCTGTTCCCATGTGACCTCAACCTTATCGTTTGTTTTGATTGTGATTTTTGTCTTTGTCATTCCGCACCCTCCAATACTTCACCTGGAATCATAGTCCCGCACTCCGGGCATTCGTAAATGTCCATATGCCATAGTTCTAATTCACTTTCGCCGCAGCTAGGGCAAATAATATCTTCCATCACTCCGCGTCCACCTTCTTCCGTCGCATCGAATTGACAAGCGTTTGAATTTCTCTTGTGATCCGCTCAGCCTCTTTTGCGCCTTGATCTATCACATTGAGTCTGTTTCGCTTTCTGTAAATCACCGCGTCATGCATGACATTGTTCACCTGTTCGTTCAATTCATCAAACAGATTGAAAAGTTGAATTGTTTTATCTTTGTATGCCATCACTCCGCGTCCTCCAATAACTCAGGAGTTTCAAAAATGTTTCCGACAACCTCGATTTCATCAAGTCGATACCATAAGAACCTATCCAATTGGCTCTTTTTGCTGACATGGTTCATTCTGTCGATACCTTTCCGTCTCTCAATAACATAACGGTCAATAACATTTTCTTTGAGTAAAGGATTCACATACGATTCCTCAGTGATATCCTTCTGGTATATATCCTTCCCTTTCTTGTCCTTTAGACCTGTGCCCCACATGAGATACGTATTTTTTTGAGTACTAGACGCAATACGGATGGGACAAAGAGCTCCAACGATATTGCGATACACCCTCCATTCTCTACCCGAGATAATAAGACTCAGCTCACCATCATCCCAATAATGCATCTTCTCGCCGTCCCACACTCTGTATGCGGTGTTCATAGGAGCGAACCGTCCATGATAAGGACTTCAATGTCCGGATTGTTGAAAGTTCCTGAAATATAGGTGTAAGACATAAGCTCCCCATCTTCACCCTTCGTTTGTGAATACATAATGAGCGCATAGTCTCGTTCCACTTCTCGGATTTCATCGTCTTGAAAATTGTCGTAATCGTCCGTGTCAGCAATCTGCTCGTTGTAAATCCTTTCAGCATCCACCTCGTCTTTCGCTTTGATAAGCGCGTAATATGGATCATTGATTTCATAGAATTTCATTGTTCTTCCCCCTTTACCTTTCTTGATAAAACTTACATTTTATGTACTTATATTTCATTTTTATCCAACTTCATTTTAATAAAGAATTTTGTATACCCTATGTATTCCCTTTTGTATTTGCTTCCCTTCTTATCGGAGCCGGCATCAACAAATTCAAAGTATTTTTCTTTTATCGGATGTGCGCACACATAACCAATTTTCTCTTTTTCTATAATTCTTCTAACTAAACTTACTTTATTAAAATCAGTTAATGAAATTGTATTGTTCATACAGCTTTTTGTTCTAATCATTGGCCTCTCCTTCTTGGTCAATTTGTATCTCTGCTATGTACATACCTTCATACGCATAATCGATTATTGAATGAAATAGCCCTACAACTCTTCTCATTTCTTTTTTGTCTTTGTGAATGAGAAGTGTATCATATGCGTCTTTTAATTTACTCAACTTTTCATCAAGGAGCATTGCTTTTCTAACTCACCACCAGATACTTATTTTTTATATTTAACTATAATTTACGCTACAAAATAATCTTTGTCAATCAAATTCGATCATATTTTTTTCCAGATGACCGAATTTGATTTTTCATTCTGCAAATTTAAATATTATTTCATTGATATGATCCCTTATTTTCACCAGATTTTCTGGTGTTACGGACACTGTTACGTCTACATGTTTGCCATTAAAGTTTAAAAGGAATTGATATTGCTCTGATGTCAAAATCTTTTTAGTTAGTTTGAGATTAACGGTGTTGTAATCCTGAAGATCAACAAACAATTTCACGTGTTCACCTACAAGCTCCAACTACACTGCTGTAATGCACATGCTGTAATTCCATGGAGTCTTCCTATTTTTTTTATTTAAAGTACTTCTTCAGTATTAGATACCTCATATTCAATGTCATTCAATTTAAATTTCTCAACTTTCCCGTCTGCCTGCAGAAAGCATACTTCCCTGGCGACCATGAGTTTTTCACACAGTCTTTCAGCAAGGCTTTGAGAAACCTCTTCGTTTTTTGCTTTGTTTTTAAGTACAATTTCTAGATGTAGTGATACATTGTTCAAATAACCTGCCATCCTCATTCTCCTATACTATGTTTTTTCTCTCCGACAACCTTACAAGGGAACAAGCGTTCTATTTTGTTTGATAACATTATACAATTAATATGAGTGTAACGCTAGTGGTTATTTGAAGTCATCGTATGATATGTATTATGTCTTTCCATAACAGAACTAGCAGGAGGATGTCCGATAATGATTAAAGTTGGGATCGGGCAATGCTTGATACCTGAACTTTGTAGAAAGAAAGACATTACAATTAATGAACTTGCTGAAATAACAGGAATCAAAAAGCAGCAATTGAGCGATTATAACCGGATGAAAAAAGTCGAGATGACTATCAGAACAGCTAAAAGAATCGCTGAAGCATTAGATTGTAATGTGGAAGATCTCTATGAATTCAAGGTTGAACGGCATTGAGTTTCGACTAAGACAAATGTCCTGGTCTCCTCCTGAGTAAACCATACGGTTTACACGACTATTTTACTACATGCTGCCATTGGTGGAAAGAACTTATTTTGGCATATTGTGTCTAGTTTTGTCGAATGTCGAAATTTTTCATATGAATATTAATATTATGCATATTTTTTATTTTTGAACATAACAAAACACCCAGCTTTAAGCTGGGCAGGGAAAAAATTTAAATTAATTCTTCTTCTTTTAAACCTAACTCTTCTGCATAAAGCTTTTTTATCACTTCTTCATTAACGTAATCTTTCATACTGTAAACAGCCCTAGATCTATTACTAACAACTAAATTAAAATCATCGATGATCTGGTATCTAACGGCATTATCGACAACGCCTCTTTCTTTATAAAGCTGATACGCTCGATAAAGATGACCTGACCTTACAATTGTATTAGGCGTAAGAAAGTTTATTTTAAAGAATTCTGAGATATCCGTAATTAAATTTGTGATTATATGTCTACCGGCTTGCCCTTCATTTTTTCCCCGAGTTATTTTAGTTTTTATTACATAGTCATTGTCCACCAGGGAGACTTCTTTTGCCCAGCCTTCGCCTCTACCATTTTTCAATTGATACATGGTTTCCTTTGAAGCGTTTAATGCAATTATGAGACAATCACTACTAACTTTTAATTTGCGATCTCCATTCTTTATGTCATGCAATGTTAGAACATTACCGTTTAGCATTGCTTCTTCAATTTGTTGCCGTGAAAGACTAAGAAGTTCGGAGTGCGCCATACCTGAGATACCTTCAAACAAACATCTTAGAACTGCTTTCGATTGATAATTGAGCAGTTTTTCTTGCATCTCTTCCAGTTCACTATAGGAGATGTATAATTTTTTACCACCTAAGCACCCATATAGCTCTTCATTCGATATAGTTCTCGCTAAATTTACAGTACCCTTGCTCAAATTATAAGATGCTGCCCAATCGATATACATTGACAATAATGATAATGTTCTTTTTACACTCCCAATTGTTGTTTGATCGAATGATCGTATTAGCTCTAAAATCTGTACTGAAGTGAAATCATAAATATCTTTTTTATAAAGATTTTCCGTTATTTCTGATTTTGAGAACAAGGGTCTCAACTGGTGAGCTACTGCCTCTGTAACAGAATCTAAATACTTTTCCTTAATATCACTATTGAACATTGCATCAAACATCTCCTAAGCTAATTAAATTGCTGCTCTATCTCAATTTCTCTGAAGAAGTCACAAATTTTTTGAGGAGCTCTCGGAATACCGTTATTATCAATGACCCCAAGCTCCTTCCAAAGAGGATTGTCTTTTCTGAAATCAATTGGTTTTAGTATCTCTTCGACCTTATTTTCTACATCATCAATCGATACATCTGATTCCTGTAATCGTTTCGCTAATTGAACATAGCCGTTAAAAAACAAATTGGCGTTAACAAGAGATCGCTTCCGTTCGTCTGCAATACTGCCTAAAAATTCATCAATATAAATATTGGCCATAGCATCAAAAAAGGCACTTAAGTATCTCCCGGTTTTCAAGATGTCTGCTTGATTGCTAAAATCCTTTTTAGAATAGTTGCGTTCAACAGCTTTCTTGAAATCCGAAAAAGTAATTAACAGGTTTTGCCCGCGGTTGATCCAGTCACTGTTGGTCTTAATGTAATCGCCAATGAGACTGTTATCTTGAATAAACTTAACGATCTTATTCGAGAAATAATGCTGACTCATCTCAGCAACCTTAGATTTTTTCACTGGGTTTATAGTGTTCTGTTGTCCAAAATGCTCTCTAGCCTGTTTTTGAGTGTAATTGTATATGTCTACTTTGAACACACGCTTTAGCAAATGCTTTAATTCAGGATGTTGTCTAATAGCAGTGGTTATCCCGATAAGTCTATGATACCCGTCCAGCACGTCCAAAATTGTACCTTCAGTTACTGTTAAAGACATATTTTCTTCGTCATATATTAACTCAATTCCTTCATCCGCGCTGCCTACACGTGCATTAAAAGTGAACATTGAGCTTATTAATTTTCCCTCTTTAAACAACTCTTTAATTTCATCTACTGATTTTTTATTTAATTCAGGAACGGGTATTTCAATATCAGTTCCTTCAAGTTTCTTGGTTTTATTTGTTCTTTGAGCATTCGGATTATAATGAAGTAGCTTATTTTCAAATAGACGATAAAGCTCTTCAGCAGTAATCTGGAATGTTAAATTGCTATCTGAGTATTTAACAGCGTTTTTAAAGGTGTAAGGAAGTTTAATTTCGTCTTCCACTTCACCTTCCCAAAGCGTTTCAATATCCTGCATATCGGCTTCAGTAAAATAATTGGCAGGGTTAAACCTTTCTGATTCAAGAATCTTGAATAGGCATTTAGCTAAAAAATACATGTATTCTTTAGAAAGGTCTAACTCTGGATTTTCTAATTCGTTAATTATTTTTTGTGTTGTACCAGGAGGTATTTTGAACTCCGCCATACCTATTTGGACATCATTTATAAAAGAGCGTATATGTTTTTTTTCAGAAAACACGTCTCTCATTTCGGTGAGCAATTTCTCATTTGCAGATTGGTCAAATATTACCGTCATTATATCACCTCATATTATGTTGCTAAAATAAAGTTACCAAAGGGAAACTTTATTATCAAGAGAAAAATAAATAATAATTATTATAATCATTTCTCTTTTGATTCCGATTGGAATTTAATGAATTTATTCAGTATTGACGGTTCCACTGTTTCAAAAAAAGAAATAAAATCTTCTTTTTTAGCTTCATAAAGAATGTCAATTTCAATGTCCTCATCCATAATAACGCCTGCAGCCTTGGATATATCTTTTCTTTTACTCATATAACGTTCAGTGGTTGCTACACTGCTATGATTACCTTGCTCCCTCGCAGCTAATATGTCGTGACCAGTGTGTTCGTAAACAAAGTCAATACCCACGCCCTTAAAAGAGTGAAATTTCAAGTCCCTCTCAGGCGGTATTCCCAACCTTTCTTTAGACCGTTTTAGAGAATGTCTTAGAGATTGCTCAGATAGACCTTTAAAAACATAATCCGTGTCGACTGCGTTTTCATCTCTTAGTTCTAAAAGCTCTTCATAAAAAGATTTATTGATCCCAGTAGACACCACTTTAGAGCCCTTGTCTAAAACTGAAACCACATAATGACCGGTCGTCGGATCAAGTTCAAAATCAATCCATCTTAAAACTAATAATGCGCTAAGACGAAAAGAAGTTCTTGCTGCTGCCTTCACACACAGTTTTTTGTGTAATGGTTTTTGACGTTCGTTAATATACATATCTTCGGCTATAAGATCAGCTTCTTCTTTGTTTGTTCTTCCCCAATTCTTCTCAACTGTTTTCAACTTTCCAACAGAGTCAAATACGCTTAAATCAATAAATTCTTTGTAATCGTGGTTAAGGTATTTATATAGCATTCTTAAGGATGCTAATTTTCTTTTAATACTCTTATTTACAAGTCCTTTACTTTGAAGATGTTTTATATACCCCGCAAGGTCGCTTTTAGTGATTTCTAAATCTTTTTCAGACAAATATTCGATTTCTTTTTCTTTTATGATTCTGAAAAATTGCTTTATATCACATGCATAATTTTTTCGTGTATTAGAAACAGCAGTTAAATCCTGAGTTTGGTACTTTGAGTTACCTGAGCTGCTGGCTATGTCTTTGGTGTAGAGAAAGCTCATAATATCCTCAAACACCTTGTATTCCTTAATAGGTTTAATTTCTGCACTCATCGTCCTGTTCCTCCTTCCGTTTAAATTCGTTATCATCAATAAGATCATCAATGGAAACATCCAGTACCAAAGCGATCAGCTTAACGGAAGTTACATCTCCCTCATGCGGTTCATTAATGATTTTCTTGAGTTTATCAATATTAATCATTGTTTCTTTTGCAATCTGTTCCATTGTGATGTTGCGTTCTTCCATCAGCTTTTTAATTCGCTTTGACATAGGATCCTCCTTATAAGTTATGTATAATAAGGATATGCCCGCCTCTAGAGCTACGGTTTATAAATAAATTGCTCAAATTCAATTGAGATATGTGTTTTTAAATTCTCCATAAAAGCTATAAGCGTAGCATAATGAGGATTAGATTCTGCAGTTCTAGACAGCGCATCTCCGCCTCTGAGAACGTGCTCTATATCCTGGAGCAATGCTTTCACTTCCATTTTTGCTTTAAATAGGTCGCTTTGAGTCTTTGCGTTAAGTATGATTTTTCTGATGTCCAAAATACTATTTAGATACGTCTCAACAGCCATATTAGTAAAGTTTTCGTCAATGCTCTTAGTACTGCTAATTTTCTTCTTAGTAGCCTTTACATCCACTACTTGCATGGGTACTAACCCTCCTTACACGCGCTCAATAATTTCATATAACCCTTAGTCATTTCCTTCCTAACGGTTTCTCCTCTCTTTATTTTTTCTTTTTCTAACTCCTTTTCGTTTGCGAAGAAATCGTTATGTGCAATATTTTCAAACTTATTCTGATATAAGGTTTTATGTAATGTCATGCTGCTTTGCAAATACTTTATAGCCGACATAATTTCTCCTCCCGAACCTATACTTATTTTTTCTTTTTATTTCTAAATTCATTTTAATGCATTAACCCTAATAAGTAAAGATGTTTTAACGACAAATAGCACATTCTTTTTAATCTTTTTTCGAATGCGCTTGTTTCAATATTTAATTATCGATAGTGATTTTTAGGTTTATGTAAGTGCACGGTTACTTGATCTGATGATTTTCCCTTACTTATGCGAAATTGGACTTATCTCGTGATGATCTTTAAAGCACAAAAGACGCCTAGCTCAATGAGCCAAACGTCTTCTTGGTTTCATAATTTAATTTAATTAAGTAAATAATATAATCTTCTTAATTATGTGTCAAGGTTTTTATGCGCCTCGTGGCATTCCGGCTACTTCATATTCGCCAGAAGCTTGTTGGCTAGATGTGTTAACTCCTGCAAATGAGACAAAAAGTGCTCCCAAAATAATTGCTGCCATAACTACTTTTTTCATGCTCTCACCTCCTTTCAAGTTTACAACGCCAGCAGATTTAAAAGCTGTTCATTCTCTCCAAGCTGCTTTAACATTATTAACGGTAATCTGATAAGAAACTTGTCATTTGATTTTTTAAAATATTCAATTGATGAGTAGAAGCATTGCTTGTCCATTCTGAGTTTTCCTTTTAAGTAATAATGCATGGCCAACTCATTATCGTTATGTTCCAAATGATCTAATTGCTCTAGGATTTCTTTTGCTTTTTCTGTATTTTTTTTATTTATAAGCATATGTGCGTATTCCTGTAAATCAATTATTTCCTTAGAATCTGTGTTTAGAAAATCGTTTTCTTTTTCCCAAACATTGTTTAAAAAACAGAGAGCTTGTCCCAATATTCTTTTATAGATGTAATTGTCCGTTGAAGCACTTAAACCCTTTAGAAAAAATTCTTTAGCTTGATTGTAATCTGAGAATAATAAGGAATTGCCAGCAGTTAGATAGCTAAAAACTTGGAACCTTTGGATATTGGTGCTGTCAATTGCTTTCTTTGCATACTCTCTACATTCACTTAACTTGTTCTCATTAAGTTTGATATTCGATTGTAAAACAAAAACTCGGGTTTGATACAGACTTTTGAGAAAAAGATTTTCTTTAACTTCAGAAAGGTCAACTTGTTTTATTAGTCTATCCATTGGAGCAAAGTTGCCTGACTCTAGATAATGGTATAGCAAAGATATACGCGCAAAGTTGTTCATTTCAGTTGTTTTAATATTTAGTCTTCCAAGCCTTTTTGTCGCCTCAAACTCATTAATATTTCCTTGCGTAAGCTCTCTATGTATCTCGTACACCTTGCCATATTCTTTACTTTTATTATTGCTGCTTTTAATCATTAAATTTATCAACCGGTCTTCAATTTCATAAAACTTATTCGCATCTGCATACTCTAAAGCACTTCTTGCCGCTTTAGTATTTGGATCAAGATGCGCACAATAGTCCTTCATTAGCTCATTTTCGCGTTCAGGATACTGGCTTTTCACAATATTTACAAGAGAAGAGAATTCATTAAAAGTTTTCCCATCATGATTTAGGAAATCGTAAAGAGGGTTTGGGTTTTTAAGACCGGCTACCGTTGCCCATTTACTCATGAGTGATTTATCATTTTCTAAATCTTTCCGCATAGCTATTCTTATAAGCTCCATTCGTTTCCCCTCTTTTCATATGTTCCTTTATTTATAATCTTATAATACAGAATAAACACAATCTCGTCAACGATATAATGCTTATTTTTTATTTTTATCTATTTAAAATTCGTATTTTATGAAGACATGATCCTCTTAATGAGGTCATGTCAGTTATTTGTATTGATAGTAAACACCCTTCTTGTTTAGCTTTTCAATAACTTCGTGTTTGAATGGTTCTCCAAGAATTGCAAATCTAACTGTATAATTACCTACTAGGATATCCTGAAAAGACAGATTGGATATTATTTTGCTGGTTTCCCCTTCCGGTTGGCGTCTAAAGAGTAAACTCTTTCTGTATTCTTTAAAGTCATTTATTTCACACTCGTTCACTTTTACAAAATGCTCAATTAAACGTTCCATTTTTTCTTTACTCGAATACATTTGTGTGAAACCAAAGTGATGAAAAGCATGACAATTCGCACAGATTAGATTTAACCCAATTAATTTAACTACAATATTTTCATAATCATACTCTTCATGCTCATGTATATGAAGCTTGCTCGTTTCACCGTTTTTAGGCGAATATTTGCAAATGCTACATACAGGAATTTTCTTTTGTAAAATTTGATCTCTTATTTTAGCCCAAAGTGATTGCCCTATCGTTTTTCTGATTGTCTTTCCATGAAACATACCTGGTTTAGCATCAATCTTCAATTTGAAATGAGTAAAATCATCCATAAAATCATCCCTCTTTAAGATATTAATTTATTTACGTTCTTCCCACCATGCTTCTATTTTTTCTACTCTCATTTCAGATTCTAGGTGATTGATGCTTTCATTAACCTGGTGATATTCTTTTAATAGGGCAATATAATTTTCAATTAGAGTTTTTAACTCTGCACAGCCTTCTATATAGATATACTTATTATATCTTACTTGATTTTTCCTAAGTATATCCTTTATCCAATCAGCATCTGAATATCGGATTTGAACTATGTCAAAGGTAGCCAAAACTTTTCCCAGCTCCCCTATTGCAAATTTAAACTCTAAATCAATTTTTTCAGGAAGCTTATATACATTTTCATTTTTAGTAAGATCCTTTCCCATCCATAAAGAGTCTTTGTCTAAATATTTAGCTACACGAATTGGAACGGTTTCTTTAACATTTATAAGCTTAGCTTTTAACTTCTTTCTTTTTTTAATATTGAAGGAAAAAAACTTATCTGATTGTTTTTTTAATGTTCTCATAATTTCATGATCAATCCAGGATTTAGCGAATTTACATAACTCATCAGTTAATGCAACCCGAGTCTCTTTTAGTTTTTTTAAAAGTTGTTCTTTGGTTGAACTTTGCTTTTTATATGTTTCTGTATCCAACTGGGCAACCTCCATTTAGTTTTTATTTATTTCACCTGCAGACTTCACAAAGTATTTTTCGAGAATCGATTGAGTATTAATACAATGGAGTTCTATTTGTTTCACGTAGTTAGTAAATTCATCGTTAAATGTTACAATTTTTGTATACATTTCCTCAAATGAATCTCTATCTTCTGAATTGAAATAACAATATATAATTTTTGGCCTTTTCACATTCCTAGAAAAAAGTGAATACATAACAGAACGTAAGATGTGATAATCGTTTTCAATATTCATACCAAATATTAAGACATTGTTGATACAATTTCTTTTAAATGTCTCTTCTATGTCCTCTGAATAGTACGATTTTATTTTATTATAATAATTATTTTTGATAGAATAATGAGCAATTAAGTTATATTGAGTTTTATATATAAAATAGTCTCCGATTATTATGTCCGAGAAGCTGACGTATTCTTTTCCATCAATCAACCCAAGACTTTGGTTATAAACAAACTCAATTTTATTTTTTATAAACTTACCATGCGGATGAATTATAGAATCGTTTTCTAAAAGTGTGTCCGCAATAAGGTCATAATTAAATGAAAGCAATGATGTGAATAAATTCAAAAATTTTTTAATGCCGCACAAATTTAATTTATCTTTTTTCTCTAATTGGCTAAAATCACATGATTTCCCATTAGCATAGATAGCTATTGAAAAAAGCATTCTTATGTAGGTCGCAAAACCATTCATTATAGTGTTTTCCAGCACGTGACTTTTTTGTGAAAGTAAAATTCGGCTTTTGTGTCCAGCAATAATTGATTCAACAAATGTGTTACTTTGTGGAAAAGAAAATGTTCCTTTGTCAAGCTCACTAATTGCGAAATAAAAATAAATTAAAATACTCCAGTTTTCAATATTAACATACTTATAACCTCTTCTATTTCCAACTTCACAAATATTCTTTAGGACATCAATTTCACTAATATTAAAAGCCAATGTATGAATCATTTCTTTACTTGAAAGACTTTGAAGTACCATGTCGTTATTTATAATCTCATTTGCTAGCGCTAATCCATCTTTGAATAAATTTTCAAGGTCTATTTCTGAATAAAATTTCAAATGTCTATAAACACCTGTAAAATTGTCTTTACATTTCTCCTTAAATCTTGAGTTTACTCCTTTTATATTGTATTGACCTTTCTTCGAAATTATTTTTTTATGAGAATCATATAATCGATTATAAATTCCGCTAAAACAATCATCAAAATTAATACTGAAACCATTACCTAATAATATTGCACTATTGCTGTTAATTATATAATCTTCTAACTGTTCCAGACATAAATTTTTCAAACGTATTCCCCTTTTATAAATAGATTGCTTTCATGAAGCATTACTTTAAAGTCTCTTCCATTCTACATACTCAAATCGCTGCTGATAAAGGTCTTCCAGAATTGCGGCCCATTCAACCCAGCCGTCCGCAACGATGCTTTTCTTCTCCCCATCCTCAATCCATTCAATCCAGTACACCTGCACACCCCTTACCTAGTGATAACTTCAATTTGTCTTATAGCAGAAATGACTTTAAATTGTGTATGCAGCTCGTTTGAGATCACTAAAGCTTCTGACATTGTAGTGAACTTAGAAGCGCCATGAAGCCCCTTAGATGTCTTATAACCACTTCCATCTAATTTAAATGACTTGAAGTAATCATCATTATCAAATTGAATAACAAAAAAGTTATCGATAACCGGCATAGCTAACCCCTCTTCAACAGACCAGCAATTTTTATGGCCAGTGGCAGCAATCCAATTAATATGTAAAACACCATGATATTTATTTTATTCTTAAAGAAAAGTTCAATCATATTCTGCTCCATGCCTGGTGAAAATGAATCAATCAGTTCCTGCTTAAACTCTTCATCATAAACCTGATCAACAAATAAGGCCTTAACTCCCGTTAGAAAGCCAACACCAAGCCAGAGTATTAAGAAATATGCTATTCCAATCAAATTAAAGCCCTCCTTATATACATCGTCTGGTATTATAGTAGTGTTAAATACTTTGTGTAGGTGAAATTTAATGGAAGAGAAAGATTTTGAGACTAATGGCTACGATGTAACAGTTGTGTATGATTATAAGGAGTATCCCGATGTTAAATATGGCCGCTGTGACAACTGTGATTATGCTTTGTTCAAGAGTTCAGTGAAAAGTGGTGTGTTTTTACGTGAGTGTCGTAGGTGTGGTATGAAGAAGAGCATTTAGTTTAATGCTCTTTTTTATTTCACTGGATCCATGTAGCTTACATATACTTCAATTCCGTCTTCAGTTTTATATTCCGCAATTTTGTCTGGATCCGATTCAATCTTTTCAATAAGCCGCTTTGCACTTTTATTGCCCTTTTCACTATTTGATGCAACAATCCAAGACCAATAATTCCATTCAGAGATGCAGGACTTAATCTTTTCTGGTATCTTATGACCTCTTGTATAAACCTTGATCATTTATTCGTCTCCCCCTATAAAATAATGCTTGTTCTTGATCCCTTTGCCTCTGCAAAAAAAGTCTGCAACGTGATAAGGTTAACCAAATTACCTTAGGAGTGTTTGCATGCTAAAAGCTACAAAAATTCTCATTTCATTTATGGCGTTGTTACTAGCCGTGTATTCTCTGTTTAATCAAAGTGGATTCCTGTTGATTTCTCTTCAGGTATTAGTTGCAGTTCTTTTTATCATAGTCGGGCTGGAATTACTTTCAAAGAAACAAAAGAGCTATGGATATATCTTCTTTGGAACATCCGCCTTTATACTTGCCGTGAATATTATTAAATTCATGATTTAAACCTCAGATGATAGTGCCTTTATGTATCTCAATCTCTTGTTGAATACATAGTCTTCAAGCCCATTTCAATTTATAATTTTTCTTATCTCATTATTTAATCCAATGAGCTAGTGGAACGCTCAGCACCTGATATTGTTCAACTAAGTAAGCATGTTTCCTTTCCCAGGTATTTTTCTTCCATGCTTTTTGATTTGTGAATGACGAATCTATTGGCTTTGGATATTCTCCGTCCACCCAGCCATCTTCAATATGATTCAGCTTGGCTTCGTTGACTTTATCATCGTTTTTGTACCATACAGTTATCATTTTGGCTGCCATATGTCCTCCCTCTCCCATTAAAGTTTTATATGGATTGAAAGACTATTGAAAATAACGTTTAATGATTATATTCTTCAACCCCCGCAGAAGATAATACAACAGAGTAAGTTGAATTACCGATCATTATATTGTCAACTCTTTTTATTGCTTTAGAATAAAGTTTAGAAAGGTTTTGAGGGAATTGATAATATAGTGGTTGTTTGGCTATTTCACTCCCTATAAAATTTACTGTTTCATCTGTAAGCAAGTCCTCTTGATCCGGATTGTTGGAGTGCATCTTTATGGCCGCCTCTCTTTCGACTCCAATGTAGTCATCATCTGAAGAAAAAGAGTATAATTTCGGCTGATTTTGATTTATATATCCGAGGAAAAACACCGAAATTGGAGGTATGTCAGGATAACTTGTTTCAAAAAATGTTTTTCCATTCTTAAATGCCTCTTTGAAAAAAATTAGAGGATCAATATAATTGTTTATTCCATCTATTCTCGCATAAATGTATTCAAATGCTTTTTTTGCTATATCTGCTCTTCCAGCAAAAGAAACAATGTACTTATCCTTTATAATCTTAATCTTCTTGTAGTCATCAGAAACTACCTCAAATTCTTGACCAAAACCGTTAGATTTGGTTACTCTTTTATCAGCAGTCATAATTATGCTATTATCTGAAATTACTGTTATCACCATCGTCATTCATTCATCATGCCCTTTCCATAACAAACTTTATTGAGTCCTAGGAACACAATGTCCTAGATGTCTTATATCTGGTTAAAAGTACGATTTTATGTAGACCTAGAAATCTTGTAAGTATTTACTGTTCTTGTAACTTTAGTATATCATGATCACTTTAAGTGATCAATATCTTTTTCATCTTTTTTGTAAATCAACAGCTCATGCAGCTCAATGTCTAAATATGTACAGACTTTATCTAACAGGTCTCTTGGGTACCGCTCCATTTCGTCATGATACAGCTTCCTAACTGTGTTAAAACCATGGTCAATATCATTGGACAGCTTTCGAATACTGATATTCCTTTCGTCTAATATCGGCTTTAAATTTGATTTAATCAATTTTACTACCCCTCATTCATTATGTATGATCACTTTAAATTATCATCATATGCATAAAAAAGGTCAAGGATATACCTTGACTATGTATTAAGCTTACCAATCATCATCCGGCTCATCATGTTCGAATCCATAAAAGCCTTTAATCCAGACGTCACCGCAGCCGGTTCCTTTTGTGATACTTAAGTAATGATTCCTGTTTGCATCACCATTCACCTTATCCTCTGCGCTCAAGTTCAAATGATTTCCCGTGAAATTCTTTTCACTTAGAGTAAAATCATAACCTGCCAGTGTAATTCTTTGGAGTTTAAAATTTAATGTACAACCTTCAGCATTGTAAATGGTGAACCTGTATCCCAACTTAGTTGGCCAATACTCGAGATTGGTGTCATCAGCCATAAAAAAGCCCGTTTCATTCTCAGTCATTTTAAAGCTGACCTTATGTTCATCTTTTGTAATCTTAGCCGAAACAACTCCACTGCTCAAACACCAAGTTAAAGACACAGCAGCAATACTCAAACCTAACTTTTTCATATTCATCCCCCTTCTTCCAAATTATACAGCATTTGTTGTGGAAGAGAGAGAACTGATGATATAAAATTATATTATTTCATCTACATTTTTCTTAGTTTTTTATGTTCCTCTTTGATTGCATTAAAAAGATAAATAGAAAGAGGAGAATCCCAGCCAAACCCTTGTGTTTTAAATAACTTATTTATGTAGTTCCTTCTTTTCTTTATATTTGTAAGATCTAAAAATTCATCAGTATCTTTATCTTTTATCCTGTCAATAATTAAATTTACGATTTTTTCAAAATCGTCGTTGTGATATATTGGTTTATCAATTATATTCCCATAAACCCTGTTGTAGCCTTTCGGAAAAGCTTCATAAGCCCTTATAGCAATATCCTCTAATTCATTTAATGTGGAATAAGAGCTAGAATATAGAGATATCAAATCAATTGTAAATTTGTTTCCCGATATATAGTCTTTATAAATATATTCGTTACCCTCATTGTTGAAATGCTTGAAAACTCTGTTATATATCTTAACAGCCTGACCAATGTAATATTTGTCATATGTGTGATTCCTAATAATATATATTCCTGAAAAATTCTTAATACCTAATTGATCTCTTATAGACTTTTTGCTATACTCAAGAATTTCTTCGGGAGAATATGTAGGCAACTTCTTTCTTAGCTTATCAAGGTATTCTTTTGATTCCCTTTTATCTTTATTTCGTTTAAGTTCGGCATCCTTTCTGTAGTGATAAGATGGAGCAAATTGTGGCACATAGCTATCTACAACACTTCGTATCCAATTGAGTTCTTCTTTTGTAAACATTAAACAACCCCTATTCTTCGAATTGATGTTTGCATGAAATGGTGTTTTTATTTTAATATAATTTAGAAGATTAGTGTTTTATCCAACAACTTTGATATTTTCGCTTTCACAAGATGGGCAGTCATCATCAAAGTCATCACCGATCCATTTATACCCACACTCTTCACACTCGATGAGTAACTTATCCACTGTTTATCTCCCCTTTTTAAAGGATATTGCATGCAGTTTTATTTCAACCTATTTTTATTTCTTGTAAATAATTTATTAATCAATATATCCGAGAGGTAGAGGGTCTTGGAAAAGAGATTGGTGAACTGCGATTACCTCTGAGTCACCATTTTCTTTTGATTTATCTACGATTTCAAGCATGATACTATCTAATGCACCTTTTGTTTTCTTGACTTCAATTTCCATATTTGTACTCCTCTCATTATTGATAATCTTTTTAATAAGTTGTTTTATTTAATCTCAGCTTCAATTTGCACATATTCGCCTAATGGTTCAACACATCGTACTTGATACATGCAGTCGTCATAAGTATTGAGCAGTACCTGTGTTTCCTCTGTTATTTCCCCTTTGTTTATCATCTCTTGCAATGAATCAATTAATTGTTTTACCTTCATGGCTATTATATTTCCCCTCTCTTTAACTACTCAGTTGCCTAACTAATTAATGGCTTAATTTCTTTTACATATAAAAAAAACTGCTGTTGACCTTCAAGAATGCCAAACATTTCATGCCTACCAGTAAAGACCCATTGAGGTGACTCCCCATTTGTCTGTATCTCTACAGTAAAGCTAGTTCCTTTTGTATTAATCTCTTCATCTTCCTCAAGTTCATAATGATGTTCAATTAATTTTTTCAGAGTTTGACTGTCTTTTATTTCTTTCGAATAAAACGTTAACTCCTGATTTTCATATTCCTTTAGTTTAAAGCCATTGTCTAGTAAGAATTGAAGGATGTTTTCATTTAATTTCGTCATGCTTTTTTCTCCTCTCTTTAAAACTGCTGTTTTATCCACTTCTTTGATAATGTTTGTTTATATCTTTAAGTACAATAGCTTTAATTTTATTTTCATGCTCTTTGTCTACAAAAATCCTTATCACATTATCACAGTCTATGTGTTCTAAATGCTCAAGCTCTTGCTGTGTATCAATATAAATAATATCCCCTATACGTTTATTCCCGTATTTATCAAAGAAATATTTAACTCCCTCGTCATATTCCCTGTCCCATCTTTCCTTCCTAATTTGATCAATTGGTGAATTAGAGGTTTTATTCGTAGAGTCAGATTGATCTTCCTCATTTATTTTAGTTGCCTTCTCCTTCATTTGAGCTTGTTCGATAATTTCTTGCGGAGTATCTTCTATAATAAGATATTGATTAATAATATGATCTAGTGCGTTAATTATTTTATTTAGATAAACTTTTTTAAGAGGCTTCTTGAATTGATTGTAAGTCAAAGGTACTTCAATATAACCGCGGGCAAGTGTATCGTACTCCGCAAAACTATTTGAATTTTCATCACGCTGAATTACCTTATATTCAATACAAAGACTATTTGTATTACGATAAAGGCTAGTTTGAAGCGTTGTATTGTTATCTAAATTATATAGGTCGCATGTTGTTTCCATACTTCCTCTGAATTGATTGAAATCTACTTGATATGTACTCATCTTAATGCCTCCACACTGGTTAAAATATGCATTTCATTTAGATTATTAACAAACAAGCTCCTGTTGCCTATACTCATCAAAAAACATATTACAGTGACCAATTTGACTAAGATACAGGCTCTCCTTAGGTCTTGTTACGCCGACATAAAATAATCTCGCTTCGTCTAGAAGATCGCTTTTCCTATGTGGAAACTTACCATCTTCAACCCCAATTAAGAACACATGTTTAAATTCTAGACCCTTGCTTGCGTGAATACTCATTAATCTCACCGCATTTTCATTTTTCTTTTTACTTGGCTTGCTGCCGTATACAAAATTAATGAACTGCTCTAAGTTATTATTCTTTACAAATTTCTTCATTGTATTGAGAGATTCTTTTCTGTCAGTTATCTCATCTTCATCGAGGTATTTCTCTTCTATGTAATCATTCATTCTGAAAGTTTTAACTACATTGTCGATCAATTCTTCCACGGCAATTCCTTTAAGCACTTGCATTTGGAGTTTATTAATCATACTTTGAAATTTCAAGACATTATCGTTTTGAGTCGGACGATCAAATCTCAAATTTAACATCGCCTCATATAGGGACATATTTGTTTGTCCGGCAAATGACTCAACATCTTTTAAATTCTTATTGCTAAAATAACGAAAAGGATCATTCCTTAGTGTGAAAATATCTCGAAAGGCTGCATCATCATGTGGATCACGAATTAATCTTAAATAAGCTACAATCCCTCTTACCTCTTTTCTCTTAAAAAAGCTCCCATTGTTAGTAATATCATATTCAATTTCACGCCTTTTTAGTTCATTCTCAACATAGCTAGAATGAGAGTTTAATCTATAAAGGACACAAACTTCTGATGGTTTTTCACCGGCTTTAAGCAATGTTTCAATTTTATCAGCTGTATTCAGACCTTCTGCTTCTCTGTCTTGATATGTTAGTGTCTGAATTTCGCCATTGTTATGAATATTAGGGATGGAGTCTGCGTAATGTTCATAGTCACCGTAGTATTCCTTGATAAAGCTGTTTGCGTTATCAACTATGTTTTTATTTGATCTATAATTTGTATCCAGGTTAATCACAGTGGCGTTTTCCCAATCCTTTTCAAACTCCATACAATACTCAGTATTGCCGCCTCTAAATGTGTAAATAGCTTGTCTATAATCAAATAAACAGAATATGTTCCCAGAGGCGCACAGCTCTTTTAAAATGAGGTTTTGTACTAAGTTAGAATCTTGATGCTCGTCTACAAGAATAAATTCATACGTATACTTATATTTATTGTTTTTTAGTACCTTGTAACACTCTAATAAATAATCATCATAATCGAACAGTCCATTCTTGGTTTTAAAAGCTTCATACTCCTTATAGAAGAGTCGTAATTGCTCCTCAGTATATTTACTCTCTTTAATTAAAAACTCGTCTGTGCACCCCCTTAAAAAGTTCTTTTGGTAGCTGATGAAACCCGTTATGTCTTTAATGTCTGGTTTCTCTTCAAGTGATTTAAAACAGTTTTCTCGCTGCCATTCTTTAATCGTATTTTTATCGTTAATTTCAATTCCCTCTTTGAGAAGAATGTTGCGGCATACTGAATGAAATGTACCTACATTCACACTGGTTAATTTCTGCTTATGTAATTTCTTCTTAAGATCATTTGCAGTATTACGTGTGAAACTGATAGCTAAAATATCTTCTTGATCTTCACTGTAATCCCTTACTAATGTTTTAACACGGTTAAGGAGAACGGTGCTTTTACCGCTCCCTGCCCCTGCAATGACTGCGCAAGCTCCTTTATAAAAATTAATCGCTTCTAGTTGTTGTTTATTAAACTTAACAGTCATTCTAAATAATGCCCCCTTTTGTTCCCTCTTCTGTTTTTTCTAGATATGTATATAAAGCATTGATCTTTTCTTTTTCAAGTGTTTCATCTTCAAGCATGAGTATGTATTCGTTGATCTTTTTGTCAATGTACTTTCTGCTGGGCGCCCATCGCTTAACAATTTTCAATGCAGCTTCAAAGTCATTAATGTTAATACTTGAAGTATTAGGCACATTTAGAGCCTCAGACACCTTTCGATAGCACTGCATCAATAACCCTCTATAAAATAAAATATGCTCTGGACTGCCAATCGGCTTTACATAATCAAACACTCTACTTTTAGCAGCATTTTTAAACTCCAGAAATTTTCCTGATTTATCATGTTGGAAAGTAAAGAATGTTTCATCATATTCTTTAAATTTGCCTTCCATCTTTGAAATTTCTTCTGCATTTTCACTTTCTTTTAAAGACAACTGCTCAACTTGCAGCTCCAGCTCTTTTTGTTTATCAGCCATTTTTATAAAATCTTCACTTAATCTATTCACTTTTAAACTTAATACCTTGTCCATGAGCATATCAATTTCTCCGTTTGACATTTTGTTCAATTCCAATTCATTAATCGCCATATTAAACCACCTCAATAATATTATTTTTATCCGTGATTTTTCTCATTTCTTTGCACCAGGATTCTACATGCCCAATTACAGAATCCAGATTGTTTATTATAATTTGATTGTCACTCATATTCCTTATGGCCTTTGCATATTTTACAGGCGCTAAGCTACCTTTTAGCACTTTTTCAATCTGCCAAACCATTTCAGAAAGCTCTGAAGTGGCCTCAACTTGTCTCCCTAAATCATCCTGTTCTCTTGTTACGGCCTTTAATTTGTTTGTTAGCTCCTCATATTCTTTTACTTTCACATCACTCCTTTCAAGTTGTTGTTCTAAGATCATTTTTTGTTTAGATAAGTTTTCATATTTTTTGTTTTGATACTCTAATTCTTTTTTTAATGTGTCTATTTGCTTGTAGTCAGTGTTATCAATGACTTTTTCAACAACTGTCCTGTTCTTCTTTTCTTGGCTTAATTCATAACTAAGATTCTTATTATCCTTTTCAGCTTTCCTCAGCTTAGCTTCAAGTTCTTTGTATTCCTTTAATGTCTTAACTTCTCCATTTAAGACTGCTTCCTTAGCTTGTTTCTTTGACTCTGTTGATTCTGATGAGGGTTTAGCTATTTCATATGTTAGAGATACAGGTAGGTCTTCTATCAATTCTTTACTGTGACAATTTGTCACAATTAATTCATACCGTTGTATTAACCTACTAACTGCCTTTCTATTGATTCCTATGGACATGCACCATTCTTCAAAACACCCGTATCTATTCTTAGCCAGCATGTCTTGTGCTTCCTTTAGCTCTCTTCCCAGCTCTGTATAAGCTTTACCGACAATCTCACGCATGTTAAATTCTTTTTGTTTAAGGAAATCAGCAGTTGATTGATCGACTAAATCATATTTGAACTCTGTTGATAACTCGTTTGTCATTGTCTTTACATCCTTTCCAAGTTGCCGTTCCGATCCATTTTTAACTTTATGTTTTTCAAAGGATTGTCCTCTTTTTTCACTTTTATTGATTTGGAACCATCTTCATCATGATCAATCAACTCACTTGCTATAAGCTCTTGAAGCTTGTCTATTCTCCTCTTCTGGCTTTTAACTTTGTTACTAAGTTTATTGATCTTGTCATCTTTATCAGCTAATAGTTTGTTTGTTCCAGTTTTCTCATGTTTCAAAGACAAAATTTCGTTTTTAAGATCAAAGATTTCTTTTGTTGAGGTTTCTGTCATGTTTTGCACAGATTGCTGCATATTAAAAATCGGTGCTAACAATTTCTTTACCTCATGTAGAATTTGTATATTGTTCGACTTCATCATTTCTTTTATCACATTTGTATTTGAAGCAGATTCAACAACTTCTTTTCTTTCATGAAAAACTGCTGGAACAATTTCTTGTTGATCACCGTCCTCCTGGTCTGTGAGTTCTTTTCTTATCTTAATGGCTGTATCTGAATTTTTAAGGATCATTGCCAATCTTAAGGCTGCTCTTTTAGGAACGATATATAGCTTAATGAATTTCCCAGGCATATTATATTTATGCTTAAATCCTTCAAGCTCTAATCCTTCTAGTTTCTTTAGTCCATCATCAACCAAAACCTCATTATTTCTGTGAATGTATGTAGTTAATGTAGGTACTTTCATTCCGAAATACTCTGACAAAAATTTTATTGAGGTGTGTTTTTTGTCACCTAGCATCTTTAACTTTTTCACTTTGTCCAAGACGTCAATTCGATCCATGTACTGCTCTCTTTCACTTTCTTTGATTAAATATAGATTGGTATTCTTCATGTTATGTATTCTCCTCTTTAATTTATATTTTTTATATTTTCTAATCACATTATATACTGATCACTTTAATAATTCAACAATTTATATACATATTTTTTATTTTTATATGATTAAATATAATGCTCATGAGGGGGTTTGGGGGTGGTGTGAGCAAAAATTGTTCAGGTGAGGAACGAACCGTTTTGAACAATTATCAGCACCCCCATTCTCTTATTTTATTTATTAAATTATTTACCTCTTTTCTTCTACGAGAGACCCCCTTCAAACCCTTACGTATCAAGGGTTTCAAAAACGATTTATTGCTTTTTTTTTCATACGCCTTATTCATATCTTGTTTTCAAGCCAATCTTTTAACAGCTTTCTCATTCTTGATGAAGGAACATAAATATCGATATTTTGACCATTTCTAATTGCTGATCTCCAAATCCATTGAATCATTTCAGAAAGTGCAAAATTATCTTCGTTAATGTCAACTCCCTTGGATCTAAAGTAATCATCAATTGCAGGATTGACAAATCTATTTATAGAATAAACTAATGTTTTCTTATGGCTGTATTCGTTTGTTGCCTTGATGTTACAGGCTAAAAACCCTTTAGTATAACCTTTACCACTTAGCTTGCTCTTATGTGATTTAAACGTTGTCCATAGATTGTCCTTAGACTTTGATTTAATGATATTTTGATAATAATTAAGTATGTTATTCTTTAGTCTTTTATGTAACACTGACCGTTTTTCAAACCACGTTTTTGATAATGCATAATAGTCATCACCGATTTTATTTAAATCACCTTCATATATTCTAATTTTATTCTTAAGTTTATCCTTCTTTGCTTTATCAAACTGCTTATTATGCTGCATCAATTTGTAGCTGTGATTGTCTTTAACTACGGCATAAAGTTCATATTCAATTCCATGAATATCATAATAATATTTCTGTATCTGCGCATCAAACAAATATGTAAGGTTGTATACTTGCTTAAATTGAGTAAAAATGTCGACTGGGAATTGCCAAAAAAGTACGGAATCATTGTGCAGAATTAAGTTATTACTCTTGGCTAACTGCTTAAGCGTTTGGAATTCTCCTCTATACTCCCTATTAAGATTCTTTTCTTGATCATCATTCCATATGATTATTCCGTTTTGATTCTTAATCCATTCATTTTGAAACAACATATCTAAATCATCTTTAGATATATTTAATTTCTTTACTACTTCCATTGTTTCATCAAGTACAAGTGTATAATTCCCCGAATAAATCAATTCTTTAGTTGTTTCATTAGCCATACTGAACAAAGCATGAGTTGTCACAATGTCATTGTTATCCGCTAAATGTTTGTGCAATGAGTCCAGTTTATAGAGTGTTTCACCCTCCTCACTATGTATTTTCGGTTCGTAAAACTTTCTATTGGTGCATGACCGCTTTATCCTTGTTACCTCGTCAAGATAAGGTGTGATGAAAATGAAGTGTTCATCTTTCGGTGCCTCATTCATCATTCTAATAATGTATGTTGTTTTACCAGATCCCATAATGGAATCAATCACTTTAATCTTTTTCAAATTTTATCCCCTTATATTTTCTTTTTAAAAAAGGAACGATAAACATTTTACCGCTCCTTCTCATACCTTAAATTCAATAGTTAGTTCTCTCTTCAAGATCATTAAAGTATCCTTCCCGCCTAGAAAATGAATCATTATTGCACTGTTGATCACTTGTTTATAATGGCAACATAGATGCAATTTCTCCAGGTTCATTTGTGACAGTCCATTTATTTGTCCCGCTCATCTCAAATAAGCACCATATAGTGTGATGATTAGTTAGACTTGTCTACATTCTTTCCGCGTAAAGCAAAGTAAATGATCCATAACAAAACGATGATAACACATGTTACTATAAAGACAATCGTAATAAGCGACTGTATTCCGCTGCTGAAGTAATCTTTGATGAAGAGGAACAATAAGAATAAAATAACAAATGTAATGTTCGTAAACCACAATGAGAATCGTTTCATGTTTACAAAGTGCTTGATCATGTTATAATATGGGTAGCAACTAAAGGGGAAATTAATCCCCTTTAGAGATGTTATTTGCGTGTACGTTTGCGTTGTCTCTTTGGTCGGAGACGCTTGCGTATACGCTTTATTTTTTTGTCTATCTCTTTCGCCTTTTTGCTTTTCTTATTCTTCTTTATGTTTTGGAATTTCTCAACTATCGTCAAACAGTTGATGATTAAAACCGTTATAGGAATAAGAAAAGCAATTGCTATACCCACTTTCTCAAGCACTTATGTACACCTCCTTTCCCTATGTATCTATTATAACATTTTCCATACTAAATGTATACAATTATTATACTTATTTTTTATTTTTGTATCGTATTAGTGAATAGCGTATTGTCCATTATAATTGCGTATATGAGGATGTGGAGTTAAGTAGACTTATGGTATTAGATTGGAGATAAGAAGGCTTAGAAAGGCATTAGAAAGCTTCTGGAGGGATACTGTGAGTAATAATGTGAAAAAGTTAGGAATGATATAGGATGATGTGCTGAATGGATATGTGAAAGAGGAAACAGGATGAAGGAAGACTATGAATGTGATTAATGCGGAGAATTGGAATGCGTAATATGATGAAGAATAAAAAAATAAGACTTCGATTTGCTTCCTCTCGTTATACCCACGATTATTTTTGATGAATGGTCATTCATATTTAAAGTACGCCCTTATTTAATTTTTGAAAATAAATCTTGTTTTTCGTTTGTAATCGTGGTAAAGCCTCAGTTTAATGGCTGAAATCATCAAATGCAGGTATAACGGATATTATATGTGCATTACATTACCAGTATATGGGGGTGTATTAACATCTAAAGGCCAAAAAACAGGAACAAATGTACCCCTAGCACTTCCATTTCCACACCCAACTTATTTTTTCACTTTCCCATTTTTCACCCTATTTTTACATCGTAATCGCTATCGTAAAAGCCTATAATATCAATGTTTTTCCACCCCTCATTCTTCCCTTTTTCATCAGATTTTTAACTGAACGACATCTTTCCCTCTCTCCTGCCTACGTTTTACGATCACAAAACACCTATTGTCCCCTTTGACAGCCCTAAAACATTGCTATTTCAACTAATTACCCCTTTCCGATCTTCATTTACGATAAGCACTTTTTCAGCTCACGATCACCAGGGGGTCATTAAAAATCAAAATAAAAAAGCCACCTTAGTAGGCAGCTTCCCTTTAAAATTAGCGCTTTAGTCTCTTCAGTGCCTCCATATACGAGGTCTTTTTCGATTCCTTGCTCTCCAGTTTCTTCGGTTTAAATAAATCCTCTCTACGTCGATTTCTAGCTTTATAAACAATTGTTTCTTTCATCTCAGTGTTCCCTGTTTCAATTAGATCGTCTAACTGCTTCATCCGTTCATTGATCCAGGTTAATCCACTAAGAATGGTTATCGCCCTATTCCCCTTTTCATAATGCCCCTTAAATAAGTCTAAAGGCATTTTGTTATCAAAGACATTAAACAGCTCATTATACGAAATATGCTCCATTAAGAACTCATGAACATCCAGAATAACTCCTGCTCTCATCACATTTTTAAACTCAACTGGAGTGAATATCGAATTGTTCCATGATTTCTGTATGTCTTCATGCAGCTTATCAAAATACTTGCCCTCATTTGTAAATTCAGTGAGGTCTGTTTGAGCAATAGTCATGATTCCTGGTGTATCAAAAAGCTGATTTAAATCCTTCCTGTCTAATGTACTGATCTTTGATCCTCTGTCCGTGTAATTGAGTAAGACTTCAATTAAATCAAGGAACATCTTGTTTGTTTCCTTGTATAGTCTACTCTCAGAAATCTTCCCTTCATATTTACTCAAAACCATTTGATTATCCAAAGGTAAAACACATGTCTCTGGCATAGATAAGTCATCAAGTAACTCCAGTGAATTCATCTGGTTAACCATACTTCATTGTTGTCAGGAAGGATTGGTACAGCAACTATTGTTTTATGAGTGAGACATTCGTTTAACAATTCTAATAATATAGGAGCTACCCCTGAACCAGTTCCACCAGCTGCAGAGAAAACAACAAAAATGACTTGAACTGAAGGCTTTTCCATTGTGTTCTTTATAAACTCAATAGAAGATTCCCAGTTGTTTTTCATATGTTTCGCTGCTACACTTCTTTCTTTGCCAACTCCTTCTGTTCCAACCAGATGAAGCTTATCCTGGACATTAACCAATGAATTAAGGTCTGAAAGTGAATAATTTATTGCAACAGAATGAAATCCTCTCTTCATTGCTTCATCTGCAACACTTCCACCGGCCTGACCTACTCCAATAAATCCAAACATTAAACCCTCTCCCCTTCTAATTGATATCTCAAAGCTTCGTATCCGTAATCAGTTAACATTACTTTGTGGGATCTAGCCCCAGCCACAATTTTTATAAACATAAGAGCTTCAAGCCGATATAATGACTTTCTTAAAGCTGCTTCTGTCAAAGGCGTACCTGCTTCAATAGCTATATCTTTGATTTCAATTTTGGAAATTGCTTTAACTTTAATGTCTGCTCCCCTTTCCGAAAGAAAAGTCAAAATTGACAAGTCATCAAAATTTAGGTTTGAAGTTATCAACTCAAAATAATTCCCCAAAATTACTCCCTCCACAAAATGATCAGGCTTGATATTTCTGGATAAAAGATTACCCAATATGATAATATCCGAAGTAATCATTTTCTGCAACTATTGTAATCATTAATGCTTACAAAAAGAACATTACATTTAAAAAATCAATAACTCGATTGAGATGAAGGTATTAGTGTTGTATCTTTTAAATAAGAAAGGATGGTTATTATTGAAATACAAAATAAAAACCAATTTAGAACCTTATTTAAAAGAACGAGGTATTCAAAAAGTTTGGCTTGCAGAAAAAACCGGTGTAACAAAACAGCAGATTTCTAGATGGTCTAAAAATGATGAGAGTGGTTTCTGTAAGTATACCCCTTCACTTTCATATGCTCTTGTCATTTCAAAAGTCTTGGATTGCGACATCAAAGAAATTTTTGAACTTATTGAGCTGAAGTAATTTTTCGGCTCAGAAAACCATAGACAAAAATAAAATATAAGTATATAATATAAACAAGAACAAGGAGGTGTGATATGCGGAAAACATACATGACTACTCACGTAATTGAATTTCTAGAATCAATTGTGCAAAATGATTGGGCTACACAAAGCGAATGTGAGCTTTATGAGGACTTCAAACTCTTCGGTACTATTGATAAAGAATCGATTACATATAAAAGACTGGTTTATAAATATTTAAGGAGTGATTATTAATATTAAAAAATAAAATATAAGTATTAAATGGAGGGGATTGATTGAAAAGAAAAAAAGATGGATTGTCTAAGCAAGTTCACATATACAGCGTAGACACATCAGCATTTTATAATGACAAAGAAAATTCATTACATAATAAGATTTTGAAGTCTTATAGATACAGAGATTATCTTAAAACATTAGACAATGTAAATAATAAACATAAGAAATACATATCACATAGAATTACATACCTTAAAGAGTGCCTCTATTCTGCATTCGAAGAACATAATGACATAAGAACACTTCGAACTGACAGTTTAAGGGATAATAAAGTAATTTCTTTATTTGATTCAGTGTTGACCCGTACATTAGGGATTAAAGAAAATACCCTTTCAGAGGAAATCATGGTTGTACAAACTTATCATTTTGAAGTATTGAAAGACATTATTGACAAAGGATTTTTACATAACAATGAGAAATACGTTTATTTCACAAGCAGTGCCGGTCAAATTCGCACAAAGAAGTCATGTTTCATAAAAAAAAGCACTTACGATAAGTATCAGGATGCTTTGACCTGTGGCTTGAGAATTGAAAAGATTAATTCCCTTGGTGGGAGCAGCATTAACAAATGGAATAGCTATATGGCCTTATCTAACAGCGCCAGTAGCCCTTGGGAGATCGATATTGATAAAGCAATTGTTGTTAACGACCTAGAAACGGATGTATCAAGCCTTGTTGACTATATTGACCGAGACACCTACGAAATCACACGAAAAACAATGAACATTCCCATTGAGCATACAGATGGCTGCGGAATGATACTCCCCACTCTAAGTCGTAAAAGCTTCATGGTAAGGCTCCCGTGGGTAAAGGGTTTATTAGTCCCTTTTGATTTTCGTAAATTTGCTGAGGAAAACAAAGCTTTTAAAGTAACTGATATATACGGCAAGGAATGGGACGTAGTGAAAGATGATGTTCAAATTATCTTCACTAAAAGCCAGTTTAAAATGTGGAAGTATTATTCATCGTGGGAAGAATATCAAGATAATTATAAAAAATATGGATGCTTAGGGGCAAAACTCAACGAAGAAGACCCTTCTGTTGAAGGTAAGCTCACTTATCAAATGCTCCAGACACTTACAGATATCTCCGATGAAGAATTAATTCAAATGAGCTCAAAGACTGTAAAAGAGATTACCACATTGGGAACTGACAAAGAAACCATGTTAAGAGTTCTTGGAGCTACGGAGAAAAAGAAACATCGGACAACTCTTCAGGACGCTTTACTTCTATATCCAGAACTTCTTAACGATGATCACACGAAAGAAATTATTAAAAATAAAAAGAAAAGCATGATTAAAGATGCCAAATCAGGAAAATTGCTTGTTGATGGTGCTCGTTATACATACTTATGCCCTGATCTATATGCTTTCTGCGAAAAATTATTTCTGAATATCCAGAATCCAAAAGGAATGCTTTCAGGAAGTGATGTCCATTGTTCTTTATATGATGAAGGGTATATTGACATCCTCCGCTCCCCTCACCTATTCAGAGAGCATGGTGTTAGGTGGAACAAAAAAGATGAGAAATATGAAAAGTGGTTCATTACCCCAGGTGTTTACACAAGCATTCATGATCCGATATCTAAGTTGCTGCAGTTTGATAATGACGGGGATAAGGCCTTAATTATTTCTGATGAGTTAATCGTCAATATTGCCAAGCGTAATATGGAGAACATCGTTCCTTTGTATTATGAAATGTCAGTAGCCCAGAAACAAGAGATTAATAGCAGGAACATCTATGAAGCACTAACCCTTGCTTACGGAATCAATATCGGGGAGTACAGTAACAACATCACTAAGATATGGAACAGTGACAATATAAACCTGGACGTGATCAAATGGTTATGCATGGAAAATAACTTTACTATTGATTTTGCAAAAACCTTGTTCATGCCTACCCGTCCTGATCATGTTGATGAAAAAATCAAAGATTACATAAAAAATAAAGTCCCCCACTTCTTCATCAACGCAAAGGATAAAGAAGAACATAGCGTTGAGTTTATTAATGAAAGCACAGTAAATAAGTTAGACTGCATTATCCCTTCTGACCGAATTAATTTCGCAGCTGTTGCAGGAAAGTTCGATTATCGCTTCCTACTCAAGAACAAGGATATTAAATTGGACGATGCAATTATTCGTGAATATAAACGATTAGACCAGAACAAGAAATGGCTCATGAATGATGAGGACATTAAGCCTGGACAAAAACTTTATGTTTATAAGGTTATCAAAGACAGATTGTTGAAAATCCATAATGACGAGCAATATGTTGCTGATGTTTTAGCAAAGTACCTATATAAAAAGAAAAGCAAATTTAAATCAACATTATGGGAGTGCTTTGGTGAGATTCTATTAAATAACTTAGCAATAAACTTAAAGAACAGGAAGGTATGTTTAAGCTGCTTGAAACCTATAAGCAATAAAGGAAACAAGAAAAAATACTGTACAAAATGTTTAAATGAACGAGAAAAGATAAGAAAAAGAGAATGGAAGAGAAAACAACTGGTAGCGAAATAGAAAGTGCCCTGAGCCTTACTCCCCCAAGGGGTACAGCGATTTTACCAGAAAAAGTTTAACGAAAAAAGCGCCTTGAACCCTTGATATGACTGGTCTGAAAGCCCCTTTTGAGATAATCGCCATAAGGGAGAAAGAAAGCTAATTTCCACATATAAGGGTGAGTACGTCTCCCGTTTTTCAAAAGAAGCACAAACGTTACCGTAATTTTACTTTAACACAAAAATAAACAATATCACTAGGAGGAATTAAAACATGAACAAAACAGAATTTGTTGGAGAAGTTGCAGAAAAATTAGGAGTTACTAAGAAAGAAGCTGCACCTAAAGTGGAAGCAGTATTTAATGTCATCATTGAAGCACTAACAAAAGGTGAATCAATCAAGATTCCAGGAGTTGGAACGTTTGAAGTTCGTGAACGTGCAGCTCGTAAAGGGAGAAATCCGCAATCGGGTGAGGAAATTGATATTCCAGCTACAAAGGCACCTGCCTTCAAGGCTGCTAAAGCACTAAAAGACGCAGTGAAAGCTTAATGTAGCATCTTCCTCCCTTTTCCCTAGAATGCGGTGGCGAAAAAGGTAAACGCGTAGATCGAGGTGGTATGACTAACCTTCGGGAATCTCGAGGCCAACCTTCAAGAGAAGACTAATAGTTGGCGAATTGTCATCCATGAGAGGTGCAAATCCTCTCCCGCATTCATCTCCAGGTTTATTAATTAGAGTTCTTTTATTGATGGCATGGGGGTGTCGTCAATAATAAGCTGATTACTGATATGTGGGATATCAGTTCTCGGCTAATATTCATTTGTTTGAGGACTTGGAATGCTGGAGCTTCGGACAAGTGGATATTAGCGGGGTATTGCCCCTTCGTGGATTAAGCTTTTTCTAAACATGTCTATTCTCACTTTCTAACGAACAAAAGCATTAAATTCGACTTTACAGCTACAACTGGTCATTGTGGTTAGTCGGATAATGGTCATTTATGAGGGTTCGAGGTTAACTTGGATGTCTGTATCTTAAAGAGACAGGTAATTGGCTATTATCGGGCTAAACATGCCGATAAGACTTAGCGCATTAATGCAACGACTGAATCCCATCAGGGTCTTATTATGGGTGGCATGTGACCTGAATATTAATTGCGGTGTATTGCTTCGGCTTGCACTTAGGTAAGGAAGATGCGTCTCCCTTCCCTTTAAATAATGCCCTTGTAAGCTTTGATGCTTATTATGCGGCCACATAAAAATTTTCCGGGTTAGCGAGTCTTCTATACTCGTAAAATAAGTGAGATGGAGGTTTGGGCGCTTGATCACCGCCCCCATTTCACAGAAAAGGATTATTTTCGGTCTTACCTTTTCAACTTCACTTAGCAACACATTCGCTATTTATTCACTTCATCTCCTTCAATGTTCTGAATGGAGACTTACCTTTCCCAATGCACATACCTCCTTACACGGGTCAGAGAAAACTGTGCAAAATAAATGACGAGCGTTTGAGACGCTTTGTTTCTCAATAAGGCGTGTAACCTGACAAGAGCATTAAAAATGCCATTGAGAAGGCTTATTAGGGTCTTCCCTTCTCAAATTTTTCCTTGGCTCTCAGACTCTAAGGGCTGAGCAGTTGGCAAGCAACATAAAAACTTGATACATTTTCCAGACTACGAGAGCCGGACGTTGGCAAGCAACATAAAAACTTGATACATAAGATGTAAAGGTAATAGGAACTTTTAACACATTCCAGAAAGCGTGTATTATTTGTTGTCATAGCTCATCTGCCAGGTGTAGAAGGAGCCAGCTGGATTTCAAACAGCGATAACCAGCCTTTTATGCTCATGTACCATGATGTACAAGGAGTTCCTGAAGACGTTATTATGGCGTCTTTTGTTATTTTCGACTTACAAAGATTTCGATCGATGAACCTGTAATCAGCGTATTCCCTGTCGATTTTGCGTACCTACGTGGGTTAATGAATAATATTTAAGGAAACGCTAATTTCGTATAATTTTCAAGGGAGGACGAAAAGATGGACACAAACATTCGCGTTAAAGTTATGTATGATGACACGGTATATAATAAGTGGGGCGAGATTATTAATGAAACTTATGCCGGCGAGATTATCGATGCTATCCTTAACGAAGACACAGAAGAATATTTTGGAAAAGATCATGGAGGTCGCGAAGTATTTGTCGCATCTCTCGACATGTACGGTAAGCTCGTACTAGAGCCTGGATTTAAATTAGTAGACGACAAATAACGCAATCAGAAAGAGGCTTCCGCATCCTGTGGCGAGGTCTTTTTGTGCTTGCGTTTTACTTTAGCGATCATCCGGAATGTGCTTACGAGCCTTCCGGTACGCAAGTAATCAATAATCTCCTTCGGGCGTTTCCCCAACGCCTATCCGACTTATCTTTTCATCTCCTTTATATCCCCTTTTCGGACGTTACCGATGCTTCGGATCATCGGGCTTCCGAAGGAGCTTATTGTACGTAAATAAAACACATATTGGAGGAATTAAATTTGGCTAAGAAAGTTCATACAGTAAATTTAAAAGGTAACTATACTTACATTGATGGAATTATTGAAGAAGAAACAAAAACAGACATCGAGCGTTATGATCTAAATTCAATCTTAAAATCATTTGATGGTCGGAAAGTGAAAATTTCTATTACCGAAGAAGACGAACTTCCACAAATCAATGAGTAGGTGGTGACTGAATGACAGCTATTTTAGATCCTGTTTTGCATCGTGAAAAAGACGAATCATTTACTGATTATCATATTAGACTTTTCAAAAACAAAGACACTTATCACATTGACACAAAAACAATTGCATCCCTTTTAAATAAGGATCAAGGAACCAACTATGATGAAAGCAAATGGCGTAAAGACTTTAAACAGTATGAACGCTGGCACGATTACTTCATCTCAAAGAATATGAACAAAGAAGTTCAACAAAAACATGAAGAAATTCGCATTGAAACCGAAAAACAAACAATCAAAGCACGAGATCAAAAAAGAGAATACCGCAAGTTCATTGCCAATCAAGCACGATTTGAAAAAATTAAAGATGATGTTGTTCAAGCTATTGCATCTCTAGAGTCAAAAAGACCCCTTCGCTTCACCTTCCCATCACCTGCTATTACTGAAAAACATGGACTTGCTCTATTCAGTGATTGGCACTTCGGAATGGAAATTGACAACCGCATTAATAAATTCAATAAAGAAATCTTTAATGAGCGTGTAGAACATCTCACCAACAAAGTGATTGAGTATGGTAAGCAGAATCACATTTCCACACTTCATGTAGCAAATCTCGGTGATTTAATCGGAGGCCTAATTCATGTGTCTACAAGAGTTCAGGCCAATGAAGATGCTGTAGAACAAATTAAATATGTATCTGAAACGCTTGCTGAGGTGTTAGCTATGTTGGCTAGTGAGTTTCAAGAGGTTAAGTTCTATAACGTTGCAGGCAATCACGGTCGCCTCTCCCCTTCTAAGAATGATGTGGGGATCAAAGAAAACTTTGAATACCTCATTAATTGGTATCTTGAAGCCAGATTGAAGAATATAAAGAACATCTCAATTGAACCTGAGCAAGACGGATTCATCCCCGCTAAAATCAACAATCAGGAAGTCGTGTTTGTGCACGGCCACTACGATCGTGTTGATCAGTGTGTAACACGATTGCCCCAATTACTTGGTTACATCCCTTCTTACATATTCGGCGGTCATATTCATCACAATTATGAAAAAGAGTATGGCAGCACAACAGTTGTAGTAAATGGAGCGCTTGTCGGTGCGGATGATTATGCTATGCAAGGTCGGTTCGGAACAAAACCTTCTCAAAAATTTATGGTTTTTGATGATGCTGGTATTGAGGCTACATACATAATTCGCTTTAAAAATGAAAAGTAAAAGGAATGATTCTATGTCTGCCAACGAATTTATTGAAATATTAGCAGAACATTGGGACAACCTGTCCCATGAAAGCAAAAACACTTTAGTAAATTTGATTGTTAATTGATTTAAAACTTTAATTTTATTCAGATTGGAGCAGTGTAAGTGGCTGATCACAAAGATGTTTACGAGTCTTTCTGGAAGGAAATCATTGAAGATGGAACAGGAAATATTAACAAAGAACAATTAATGAAAGAGCTGTGTGATTATAAGTATCTGTTGGATTCAATTCCTGCTGTTTATGAAGAAGTGACTTGTAATACTGTAAGTAAGCCATTTGCTGATCCTAAATATGTTATTGAGACTCATAGAGAAGCTTTTATAAATAAAAGAATTGTCATAGATGATTTAAGAAACATGAGTGTGGCAGCAAAACACTATTCACCTTATGAGACAGTTGTGAGCCTAGGAGCTATTGAAGGTTTATTAAAGTAATACAAAAAATATTGAGGATGAAGACGAAAAATGACGAATGAAGATTTTAAATACTTAAACAAGCATTTTGAACAGCTTATTAAATTAAGAGAATCTGGTTATAAATGTGATTTTGAGATTAGAACTGTCTTAGATAAATTGCATGAAAAAATGGGTCTTGAGCAAAGAGCAACTATCGGAAAATGTTCAATGCCTGGAATTAGTATAAAAGAACCTTCCGTTGTTGTTTCACAAGGAGCAGTTAATTATTCACCGGCATTTGGGTCATCTAAAGGTGATACCCCCTTAAACAGTCAGAAAGATAAACCTAAGCTATTGATTCTTGGTGAACCTGGTTTGCTTTTTGAATTTTTCAAAGCATATATTGTACCTGAATCAACTATAGTAAGATGCAATATAAGTCGAGATCAAGCTCAGATAATTACAGAGGAAATTGAGATAACTTTTTTGAAGAAGACGTCCTCTACTAGGGGGATGCGATTTGATTATAAATTGTCTATGTAATTAAAAACACATTTTAAGAGCGCCCAGTGATGATTGAAGTCTCCCCACTTCTCTATTGCTGGGCGTTTTATAAAACGTGTTTTTAAAAATTATATTGGAGGTGTATGAATGCCTAGAAAAGCCAAAGAAAAGGAAAAATTGATCTGTGCTGCTTGTCAGAAAGAAAAGGACAAAGAGTCAGGGTTCTATAATTCACGAAGCAGTCTGTATGAGAAGACTGGAAAAGTCCCTATTTGCAAGACTTGCTTGAAGAAAAACATTGATTACAACAATATTGAGTCAATATATACAGTCTTACAACAGATCGATGTTAAATTTGATCCTTTGTATTGGGAACAAGCTGAAAAGAGAAAAACAGATACATTTAGCGCTTATATGACAATGGCTAATTCATTGAAGCAATTTAACGGTACTGGTTACAAAGACAGTATATTTACAAAAGAAGATAAAACAAATGTAACAGCTAATGAAGAAGAGAGCCAAACGTCTCAAGACATTGACTCAGACTACCTAGAGAAACTTAAAGAAAAATACGGATATGGCTATCCCGATGACGACTACCTCCTCTTCGAAAAGAAATTCCTTCAACTAAAACCCTCTTTTCAGTTACTCACCACAATGCACGAAGAGTGCTTACGAGAATACTGCGTAAATAAGGTATATGAGACCCTTGCTAAAGCAAAAGGAGATTTTAAACAAGCTAAAGACTGGGCTGCAATGGCAAAAGATACAGCTGAAGCTGGGAAATTAAAACCTTCTCAAATGAGTAAAGCTGATTTATCGCAAGGTTTGGATGGATTTGGACAACTGGCGAGAATGGTTGAAGAGAAAGTTGACATTATCCCTATTTTACCGAAGTTTGTTTCTCAGCCGAAAGATAAGCCAGATGTAGTATTATGGTGCTATTTAAATTATGTTCGGGACTTAAAAGGTCTTCCACCTGCTGATTATAAAGATATCTACAACTTCTATGAAGAACGTAGATCAGATTATGAGAAACAGGAATTAGATAACGATCCTTCAATGCGGGAGTTATAATAATGGCTTCGAGAAAGAACTTCCAAAAAGATAATTTTAAATACACCAAACAAAGTTCAAGATTGGACAGCGACCCTGAATTTAACTCCCCTGTCCAAGCAAATCAAAATAAGGTTGATACTTTTGAGAGAAATTTAGATAAATGGATTGAATTTGTTCAATGGGCAAGATGGTTTCCTGATTTATGGTACGACTTAATTAAGCCAGAAAAAGGCGGCATGAGACTAGATTTAGATCAAAGGGTTTTCCTAAGATGTATGAGTCGTTTTGTAAGTACATATGGAGTTTTTCCTCGTGGATTTGGGAAAACAATGCTCGAGTTAATGTCAATTTACCATACTGCTATTTGGTTTCCTGATATCACGATAGCCATGTCAGCACAAACAAGAGAAAATGCAGCTTCAATCAGTGAAGAGAAACACAATGAAATTATGAAGTGGTTTCCTTTAATGAAAAATGAATTAGCTGGTAGACCTTCTTTTACTAAAGACTCTGTTGAGGTTAAGTTTTCTTCTGGAGGAGTTTATTCTGTGCTGGCAAATGCACAGTCTACAAAAGGACAGCGTAGAAGAAGGCTAAATGTTGAAGAATCAGCTCTCTTAAATAACGAGCTATTTAAAGATGTGCTTGAACCAGTAGTAAACGTACCCAGAAGAACAATTGGTAAGCTTGCTACAGTAAACCCTTTTGAATTGAACGGAATGATTAATTACCTAACAACGTCAGGCTATCGAGGATCGGATGAATTCAACAGGATTTTAAACATGCTTGATGAAATGGCTGATTTAAAAGGGAAAATTGTTCTAGGAGCAAGCTGGGAGTTACCTTGTCACTTTGGCAGAGGTGAAACACGGACTCAAATACTTGCAAAGAAAAACGATCCTACAACCTCATCAACTGCTTTTGCAATGAACTATGAGTCTAAATGGGTTGGTGCGAGTGATGGAGCACTTATCAACATTAGCAAATTGATCAAAGCAAGGACAATTACAAACCCAGAACTGACCTGCCCTAGAGATAAGAATAAGAATTTCTTATTAAATGAATATGTGATTGGGGTCGATGTTGCCCGCTCAAGTGAAAAGTCAAACAACAAAACAGCCATCATTGTTCTGAAGATTATTCGCAACTCCAATAATGCAATTAGACAAGTCCAGGTTGTAAATATAATCGAGCCGCCAAATGGATTGAATTTTAAAGAGCAATCGATCATGGTTAAAAGGGTTTTCAAAAACTATGGAGGTAATGAAGATCTATCTATATCAAGAGTTAGAGCTGTGATTGTGGATGGAAACGGAGTCGGAAGTGGACTAGTGGATAGACTTCTAGAAGATGTTACAGATCCAGAAACGAATGAAGAATTAGGATGCTGGGCAACAATCAATACTGATCAGAAGCCAGATGTTCCAAACTCCCCTGCTATTGTTTACAACCTCAAATCTCAAGGGATTAATGACAAGATTATTACCACTTTCTTAGATTATGTTGAATCTGGAAAGTTGAAATTATTGAGACCATATGAAGAAATAAAAAGCAAAAAAGTCATCAGCGACGATATAATGGTTGAGGCCACATGTATTCAAACACAATTATTAATTGATGAAGTAGCCAACTTAAGGCTAAAGAAAACACAGAACTCAATTAGCGTTGAACAAGTAGTTAAACGTATTGATAAAGATAGGTACAGTGCATTGAGTTACGCTCTTTACTACATAGCTTTATTTTTAGAAAAGGAAGAATCCGATGATGAGTATTCATTTGGATTCTTTTTTAATTAGAAATTGAGGAGGTGAATAATGACTACACCTGAACCACAGCCATCATATGAGTTTAATACAAATTTAACACCGCTTGATTCATTGTTCTTTAATGATTTATTTAACGGCATTTCTTACGACAAAGTTAAATCATGGCTGAAAGACCACAACACCTACAATAAACAGATTAGAGATGCCTCTAAATTGCTTTATAACGCAAATGGTGTGTATAGAAACGTTATTGACTACATGGTAGCCCTCCCTACTTTAGACAGAGTTATATTGGGGTCAAGTAAAGCAACTAATTTTAAATCGAACAAACAAAAGTTCAACCTGGCTTTAGGGAAAATCAGTGACAAAAGTGTTGTCAGGGATTCATTAGGAAAGCTCAGCAAATATGGTACTGGTTTTTATTATTTTGATTCTGTGGTGAATGATTCCTTCCCCACTACTCTAAGTGACAATGAGATCGGATCAATAACTGAATCAAATACCATTGACGACTTTAATTGTTCAGTCCTCCCCCTTCCTCTCGATTATTGCAAAATTATCGGCAGGAAAAATTCCTCTTATCAGTTAGCTTTTGATGTCTCCTATTTTGACAAGTTCACAACTAACGGAAGGTCGCTCAAGCTTAAACGATGGCCAGAAGAAATCAGACAAGGTTATAGAGCTTATAAAAAAGATCAAAATCGAAAATGGCTAGTTCTTGATAACAATAAGACCATTGCTGTTAAAGGAAGTAGCGACATTGAAGATCAATGGGGACGCCCAATCGGTTTATCTGCATTTATTGATATGGTTTATGATGAATACTTTGTTGACACTAAACGGAACATTTTAGATGAGCTTAACAGTACTTTAATCTACCAGACCTTCCCTGAAGGCGATCAAAAAGGTAAATCAGCTTTATCTCAAAAGCAACAGGAACAGCAGCACGAGAATATAAAAAAAGCGTTAGTTGCCAAAGGCAGTGTTAAAGGGGTTAAGTTCTTCTCTTTGGCTTCGGGAACAAAATTAGACAAGTTAGAAACTAATGTGGATTTCTTGAAGGTAAAAGGTGAAGACGAGCTCATTAAACGAATCACTACAAATTTAGGATTTGCAGGATCTGCTCTCAATGGTCAAGACGGTAACTACTCTTCTCAACAAACCAATATTGAGATGGTTTCTTCCCAAATATTCTCCTGGTTAGAACAAATCCAAAGTGAATTTAACAAGGTGATAAACGCCAACATCATCAAAGATCCTCGCTCTTATATTGAGGTTTACTACCTCCCTCTTACCCACGTTAACAGGAAAGAAAAAGTCCAAAACATGAAAGACCTTTATACAAGTGGTCGAGGCAGCCTTATTGCTTGGATAGCCGCTACTGGATGGAATCCTGATGCTTACTTATCCCTAATGGAATATGAAAAAGACGAAGGTTTTGATGAAAAGTTCCCTGTTCATGCAACCTCTTTCACAATGAGCAAGAATAGTGATAAGTCAGCCGGCGCACCTGAGATCGATACTCCGAAAAATGAAAACACGATTAAATCGAAGACAAATAACAGTAACGGAACGCCTTCTGGCTCTTGAGAGGAGGTGATTAGTATTTGAAAAGCACGATTTTAGAAATTAACAATCAGAAAAAAACCAGTGGTCAGACATACATCAAGTGGGTCGTTCTTGAAATTCATGAAAACAATACTCAATTTAACAAGAATGGCATTACCTGGCTGGAGAAATACATAAACGCTAACCTTGAATCAATCAAGTTAATGCCAATTTGCGCAGAGTTCTTGGATGATGAAAACAGTGAGCCATTCGGACACGGGTTAACAGAAGTCAAGGACGGTACCCCGCTCTTTGAAAACAGCGCTGTGGTTGGTACGACCACCAATGCTTACATTGATACTATAGATGTTAATGGTGAGCCAAAAAGAGTGTTAATAGCTGAAGGCTTCCTATACAACCAGCGCTACCCTAAATTTGTTCAATGGTTAAAATCAAAAATGTTTGATGGTGATTTCCCTGAAACCTCGGTTGAGATAGCAGCTGTGGAAGGTTCAGATGCAATTGAATATGAAGGTGGCTGGAAAGAACAAGGACGTATACCTATGAAATTTGACTTTACAGGTGATGCAATTTTAGGTATTGACCCTGCAGATGACGCTGCCATTTTACTTGAATTAAACAGTAACAAAAAGGAGGATAATTTAATGTCAAAATCTCAAGAAGAAGTAGTCCTTGAATTAAACAACAAACTTGATAATAAGAATAAAGAAATTGGAGAGTTAAATCAAAAAGTTGAGAAACTTACTGAGGACTTAAAGCAAAAAACTGAAGAACTGAATGCTGCTGTTAAAGCTGCAAAGGATGAAAAAGCTAAGGCTGAAGCAAAAGAAAAAGAAGCGCAAAAAGCCAAGGATGAAAAAGCCAAGGCAGATGAAGAGCTTAATTCCCTAAAGGAATTCAAAAACAAGGCGGTAGCCGAAAAGATGCAAGGAGAGCTTAACCAAGCTTTAAAGGAATATTCTCCTGAAGAAAAGGATGTCGCAAAAGAGAAAATTGAAATGTTCTCTAAGTCCCCTTCTATCGAGCTTAAAAACGAAATTATTTCTGAAATCAACTCAGCAATCGCTCGATCCTTCATCGCTGAACGCTCAAAGAAACAAGCCTCTGAGACTAATAGCAAAAATTTCGATATTTATTCAGACGTTCGTGATTCTGGGCAACAAGGTTCAGTGACAATTGATGATCTTTATTAAGATAAAATAACACTTTTATAAAATTTAGGAGGAATACTCAATGTTCAAATTTGGAACAATTGGTGCTTACAAACAAGTACGAAATAATCCACGCTGCAAGGCTAGCGTCGATTTAGTCCCTGGTCTAGTCGTAATTCCTAACGATTCATCTGCTAATGCATTCCCTCCAGGCGCATCTTCAACTGCAAAAGGTGATGTGTATGTGGTTGGAAACATTATTGATAAACCTGAAATCCGTGATAAAGCCGACTTCAAAGTTTTAAAAGGTGAATATGTCCTTGCTTTCAATGTAGCAGATTTAAAAGGACTTCCAATTGAACTCAGCTCTGATGTGGTTGTTGATTATGATGCGCTTGTTAAAGACGACGTATTGGTTCCTGCTGCCGACAAATCAGGCAAATGGGTTAAAGCTGGAGATGACGTTGCAGAGTTTAAAGTATCTCTAAAAGTCTTAGAGAAAAATACATTTGGCGGAAAAGGTTTGTACCTAACAGTACAGGCTTAATTAATATTCTGGAGGTAATTATTAATGTTTACAGTTGAATTAAACAATGTTCAAAAAGACTCAAACCATTATGCAAATGCTAAATTGAATGCTAAGTCCCCTATTGTAGAAATCTTTTCTGCAGCTGCAACGGGTCAAGATCTTTCCAAATTTGGAGCAAAAGCCGATGCCGCTATGACCCATGTGAAGGAACTAGCTTCCAAAGCTCTAATGGGCAACCCTGTAGCTAAAGCCGAGATCAACACAATTGTGCGTTATGCTATTGAGCCTAAACTTATTTCAGCAATTAAGCTATTTGATTTTATGGGCACGTTTAGAAATATTGGCTATGATCAGCAACCAATGATGACAACATACGCACATGAATCCATCCGAAGCCAATTCCAAGCATCCCGTGGTGACGTACCGTTCGCTACTACAACTTGGAGCGAATATCCAATTGGAACTCAAACCATTTCTTCTGGCTATGCTGTTAACTATCGTGAGATTCAAAGTGGAAACCTCGATAAAGTAGCTGAAGGCATGGAGCAAGTTCAAACAGATATGATGAACAAAGCAATGTACTATGTAGTAAATGAAATGTTCAATGCAATTAAAAATGCAACAGGCGTTAAATACTTTGCTGAAACTGAAAACATCACCAAATCATCTGTAGACGATATAATCACAAAGATTCGCCGATTTGGACAACCTTCTATTGTTGGTGACTTTTCTGTTGTTTCTCAGTTAAATGACTTTGCAGGATTCCAGGCTGTAGCCGGAGATGCTTCAAGCACTAAGCTCCCTCAATCTGTAATGGATGAAATCCGAAGAACCGGATTGCTTAACACTTATAAAGGTTCTTCTGTTGTAGAATTGCCTAACTCTTATAATCTTACTGAATTAAACAAAGCCGGCGATAACTTCAAAACATATCTTCCTGAAGGTCTTCTCTTCTTCATTCCTCAAGGCAAAAAGTCTCCTCTTCAAGTATTCCAAAAAGGCGGACTTACTTCAATGAATGGTAACGACATCATCACTGGAACTGAGATCACTCGTTTTGATATGGAAATTGGAGCTGGTGTAGCCAAAGGACAAGAGCATCAAATTGGTCTCATCAGAGACACCAAATATGAATTGCCACAAATTTAAACAATTTAAAATCTAGGAGGGCTGTGTCCCTCCTTTTATTTTTGGAGGGATTACATGTCTTTTAATTTAGATAAAAAGATCACAATTAAAAATTTATGTCCATGGGATTTATATTTCCGAAAGATTGACACTCACGGTGACTTCAGATTGCCGGCCAATGGGATTAGACAGATTACAGCTGGAGAAGTGCAATCCCAAGTTTATGACAGTACCTCACTGTTCACCGGAACTGACGGTCAAGGCACACATGCCAAAATCTATATCGATGACAAAGAAACCCGTGTACACTTAGGTTTCGAGACCGAAGATAAAGACGACAAGCAAGAAATTGTTACTGTAGAACGGATTAAACAAATCTTGGGGTATAAAACACAAAAAGCTTTCGAAGAAAATGTTCAAAAGGAAATCTTACTTGAGTCTGAGAAAGCTCAGCTGTTTGAGGTAGCTAAAAAAGAAAAGATTAATGATTACGCCAAGATTAAGTTCATTGAAGAGTACACTGGATTTAAATTTGATACTCAATCATAAGGGGGTTAAATCTTGACTCCTTATGAGAAAGTAATTAACGTTTTCCACTCAATGTTTCAATCAAATGAAGTTCTCCCCGATGGACTTGAGCAGCAATTTTTCACTAACGCCGTGGGTGAATATGAAACTGAACTAACGGAACTTGGCTTTGATGAAGAGTCCAATACATTTAAAGATCCCCTCACATCTCCTCAAATTCAGATTTTAGGAATACTCATGTATAAAGGTTATCTTGGAAGATACCGGGACAGAGCCCTAAAATTAAATAATGTTGTGGGGCGAGATATTCAATTGACGGGGTTAGCAAATACAAAAGCTCAAGTTAACAGGGCGTACGAAGACCTAATCGATGATATCGAAAAAAAATTGAGCAAATTAAAAATGAATAACTTTGATTGAGGTGATTAGATGTCTATAGATTGGTATCTAACCTCTTCTTCAAATTATTTGAGTGGCTGGGAAAACGAAGAGTTTAATTCAAACAAGTATGAAGTTTTCAAAGAAATCTTAGCAAATTCACCTGAAACTTACAACATTGAATTGAATGGTAAGCCTGAACAGGTGATAATTCAAACCACTCAGGACAGCGAAACAAAAAAAGTCCTTACAGTTTTAGGCTTATTAAATCGTGGAGATTTGATTTTGTATGACGGTAGTTACTGGCTAGTTAATTCACGTCCTACCGATAACAAAATGAATGACAGTGCTACTATGCGGCTTTGTAATTCATCAATTAGTCTAACATCTTCTGATGAACTAATTGATTCTGGGAAGATTGATGAAGTTACAGGGAGACCGATAAAGATTAAAGTACCTGGTGAGAAGGTTGACATCCCGTGTGTTTTAGAACGAACAACCTCAACAATTGGATCAGAATTGGCCATAAATATTCCTGAGGGACAGGCACACGTTACCATCCCCTTTTTAAAACATGAAAAATTAAAGAAGGGTCTTTTTCTTTCTTTTTATGGCGAGGAATTCCGTGTTGATGATATAGACTATTCCAAGGTTTATGGAGACACTGGAACAATTAGACTTATAGCCAAAAAGAAAGTTGGAGGTGATAGCGAATGAGTATGATGGTCGAACATATGACAACTATATTCAGAACTATTATGAATGATTCAGAATTGAATCGTCTTTTATATTATAAGGATGACCCTCTCTCCTCTTCTCTCCCTGACGTTCAGACGTTGGAAAATTATTATGATCCAGTTGATGATTCCCCATCAATATTAAGCTCAATAATTAAACGTGCTCCCAAAACTGATGATTTAACCGATCAACCAATATGCAGACTTTGTGTTTATCTTGGCAATGGAATCCCTAAACCCTCGACCCAAAGTGTGATGCTGCTAGATCAAGACTTGATGATTGATGTTTATACACACATTAACACTTATGAGGAGACCGAATTCAGGAACCTGAAAATTACTGATCGTATTTGTGACATGCTCTTCAATCAAAATTTTGCGGGTATCGGTAAAAATGTTAAATACACAAGACTACTCATATCAAATGCACCTGAAGGGTACTTGGGATACAAATTGATATTCACTTTTGGAGCAAGTAAATGAATGTGTTAAAGGATTTTTTCTTTTTAGGAAGACCTATTAACACTGATGTCGGTGCTATCAGCTTTATTCGCTTAAGAGATTATCCAGAGTACATAAGTGAACTAAATATGATGAAAATGAGCAAGAAGGAAATCATTAGAAACTTTTTAAAAATCAACAATGACGGTTCATTAAATGATTTAATTATCGAATTGAAGAAGAACAGCCTCTTCAAAATTGTTCATGATTACTTACCTGAATTTAACCAAGCTTATTTTAAAGTGTTTAGCAAAGTATTTGTGGACAAAGAGTCACTAAAGCTTATTGATCAGAAAGCATTTAATAATGTTAGAAAATTGATATTAGAGATGCATTGTTTGACTGAAGAGAAAATTGTTGAAAATGATGAATTGCAAGAGTTTAATGATTTAAATAATCAATTAAAGCTCCAAAATTCTCAAAATGATTTAAAGGACATCGTCAGCTGTGTGACTGCTTTTAATGGATATACATATCAAGAGGTAGCCGATATGACAATTTATCAATTGTACCTGTCATATTACAGAATGGGCGAAATAATGAATTATAACACTTCTGCGTTATTCGCTACTGTAGCAACTGATGTGAAAATCGGTGACTGGAATAGTCATGTAGATATGTATAAAGAAGAAAAGCACCACCTCAGTACAGCAGATGCCAAAAATTTAGAGCAATTATTCGGAGACTGATTTTCAGTCTCTTTTTCATTTTATATTAGGAGGAAAACACTTGGCAAAACAAACAGTTATCCATGAAGTTGGTAAGGTGCTAACCAAAAGACTTAGTGACCATAAGGTTGTTGCATCTTCTGTAACACAAATGACTCAGTTCGCCCAACAAGTCCAACAAGACTTTTTAAAAGGTGGATGGGGAAATAGAGACCTCTATGTCATCAACTCAAGCAAAGAGGTTTCAGGTAATGTAAAAAATGCTTTCTTTGATCTTGATTTTATGGCAATGCAGCAAGGTGTAAAAATTGAAAACGAGACGATTTCTGTATGGGAAGATGAAAGTCTTACTGTAGATGATTCTGGCACGGTCAAAATCGCGTATACTCCTTTATCCAGAGTCTCACTTACAAATGAAGACGGAGATCAACAAGAATTTAGTGTTTCAGACAAAACAATTACTGTTCCTGAAACGTTTGCTACTAAAGGGAACGCTGTAACAGCTCATTATCAAATTGAAGTTGATGCAGAAACAGTTGAAATTAGTGGTGAAAAATTCTCTGAGAACTATTACTTCGAAATTCACACACTTGAGTACGATCCAAAGACATCAAAAATTTACAGTGACCTATATATCCAGTTGCCTAAAGTTAATTTCTCTGGTGAAGCAGACATGTCTTTGGAAGCAGGACAAGCCTACACACCTGAAATTGGATACCGAGCATTAGCTGATGACAATGGCAAGATCGGTACTTTTGCACGTGTTAAGCGTAATCCTGATGGGACAAAAGGAGTTAAAACGGAACAAGAAGATGTGACATCTAAAAGCAGTGTAGACATTGGAACAACGCAAGAAACAAAATAACGTTAGGAGCTTGATATCTTGGCACTTTTAAATAAAGACGGAGACATTTACACTTCAGCTAGAGACGATGGAAATGGTAAACCGATCACTGACATTCATCTAAAATCACAAGAAAAACCCCTACAAGTTGACTTCCCTCAAGCTGGCTTGGATGCTATCAAAGGGATTCAAGTACAACCTCCTTCCGTGACCTTGAATGAAAGAGATCCAGGCTTCTCCTCTTTTAAAACGGATAAATTCACTGTTACTTCAACAGCTCAAAAAGTTACCGCAGGTATCACTGACAGGACAGCACTTACTATTTACCCTCCTGCAGAAGGCACGATTTACATTGGGAACTCAACTGTAACTGCTGATACAGGTATCCCATTGACAGCCGGTGACAAACCTTTTTCGGTGCCTGTTGCTGCTGGCAAAACGCTTTATGTCTATGTGATCAATGACGGTACTGACAGAGACGTAAGAGTATTTGAAGCTAAATAAATTGAGGGGATACTTCCCCTCTCCTTTTTAAACAGACTTAGGAGGTGGAGTTGTTGACAGAAACCGATGAAAATATTTTAAAAACCATTCCAGATAAAGCAACCTTTACATTCCACGAAGCAACAACTGCCCCGTCTGAAGGTGAAGAATTTGTAGTATCACATTATCGGGATATTACTGTTAAGATCTCTGGTTCCTCAACTTCAAGAGAAATAAAATTCTTTGCTGTAGATGAAAATGGCGAAAAGACAGAAATTGCTGGAACAAACAAAACTGATTTTCAATTAGGTACGGGCACATTGAATACAAATGAAAACTGGGATTTTGATATTGCGGGGCTTTTCAAATTCATGGTTGAGGTTGTTTCTGTAAATGGAGATGTAACGATTAAAGGAATTGCGGTGAGTTAATGAGTGATAGTAAATTTGTAGGTCAGCTCAAACAAAATAACGAGCAAATTAATAATCTTAAAGATCAATTTTTCAGAACTGAAGCTCATATGTCAAATCATGAAAAACGCTTGAATGACAAAGTTGATGAGTTCATGGAGAAGCAGAATTTCGATTTGAAAATGCATATTCAAAACAATGAGAATCCACATCATGTCACTAAAGAACAAGTCGGATTATCAAATGTAATAAATGAAGAGCAAGCCACAAAAGTAGATTTTGATAGTCATCTTGACGATAAGGAAAATCCCCATTCAGTTACTAAAAGCCAAGTTGGCTTGTCTAAGGTTGATAATGTTCAACAAGCAGCGAAGACTGACTTTGACGCTCACGATGCAGACCTCGATCGACATATCACAAAGGATGAGCGCAGTTATTGGAACAGCTCCGATGAAAGGACAAAGTCTTTATTAGCTGAACATACTGACGATCAATCAAACCCACATAAGGTTACTGCTGAACAGGTTGGGCTTGGGAATGTAGACAATGTAAAACAAGCTACTAAAAGTGACTTTGATAATCATCTGAATGACACTAGTGTTCATATTAACAAATTTGATCGAGATAAATGGAACGCTGCTCAACTCTTCAAACTCACTGCCGATGATGGAAAAGTAATCTACAAAGACAGTTCTGAAAAAACGGAATACAACGATTTGATTACCACCGGGTTCTATTTAATCTCCAACCAGGGGCTACACTCCCCTGCTAACTTGTCCAATGTATATTTGGTTGTCATGAATTATGGTGATACAATAGCCCAATTTGCTTTAGAAGCATATTACGGAACTCATAGTTATTTCCGATTTAGAAAGAGTGATTCAACTTGGACTTCATGGCAAACACATGAAACGACCGACGGAGCACAAACAAGAGCTACTGCTGCACTCAACTCAGCTAAAACCTATACCGATACCAAGCTTTCCTCTACGACATGGTACACTCCTACTTTACAAAACGGATGGGTTAATTACACTGATGCTAACTCTACAGATCAAACAGTGTTTAAAACTCGATACACAAAGGATGCAACAGGAACTGTTTTTGTAGAGGGCGCTATAGCAAAAGGAACGATTGGTTTTGGAGTGGCAGCATTCACGTTACCTGAAGGCTACAGACCTGGAAGAGCATTTCAGTGGGTCGGTGTGGCTTCTCAATCAGGAATGTCAGGTGTACCGCAAACTCACAGAGCGCTTATTGACACTGACGGAAAAGTTATTATAGAAAATAGCTCAAATACCTCCAAACCCAACGATTACATTAGTTTAGGCTTTAGTTTTAAAGCCGTGTAGGGAGAATATTATGATGCAAGTATACAAATATGACGAAAATTATATTTACGAATCCCCTGTTGTACTTGAAGACGGTAGTCCGCTTCCCAATAATTGCACACCTATTGCTCCTTCTGATGGTCTTTATATTCCAAAGTTCACCCCTAAAACAAAAAAGTGGGTGGAGTCTGCATCAGAAGAATACATTGACAGTTTAAAACCACTTGATCCCGAGCCATCTGAAGTAGAAAAGGTTAAAAAACAATTAAGTGACTTAACATATCAACTAATGATGGACGGTGTACTTTAAATGAATTGGTATGAACTTATAAAAGATTATTACAACGACGGTAATGGTGTGTGGGATGAATATCGTGTAGCACAAGCTGTAGTCAAAGGCAAAATTACACCAGAACAGTACGAAGAAATTGTTGGAAAGAAATATATTGAACCAACTACCTAAATATGATAATTTTAGGTTATGAAAATACTAAATTTTATAACATTAACCATTGCTTTAGTCATACTAGGAGGATGTTCATTTAACGAAGTTGATTCATCTGCTTTAGGCTATGGGAAAGGAAGCAGTAAAAAATACGAGCCGCTAATGATAGCACACAGAGGCGCATCGGAAATTGAGCCAGAACATACCCTACTCTCCTATGAACGAGCAATAAAAGACAAAGCAGACTACATTGAAATTGATTTACGACAAACCAAAGACGGTCATCTAGTTGCAAACCATGACAAGACTGTTGATCGAACCACAAACGGTAAAGGAGAAGTTGAGGATCTTACACTAGATCAGATTAAAAAGCTACGTACTGGAAAAGGACAAAAGATATTAACGATTGAAGAAATCATTAAAAAGTTTGGACAAACAACAAATTATTATATCGAGACTAGAACAAACAGCAAAGGCAAATTGGTAATGGAGAAAAAGTTAATTGACACACTCTCTAAAAATAATCTAATCGCTAATAACAAAGTTGTTCTAGAATCATTCAGTGACAAAAGTCTAAAGAAATTACATAAGCTTGACAGCGATGTTCCTCTTGTTCAACTTTTAAAAGATAAAGATGTTAAGAATATGAGCAATTCAAAGCTAAATGAAATTAAGAAGTATTCTAACGTTGTTGGTCCTAATGCCAAATTGGTTGATAAAGATTTTGTTAAGATAGTCCACAATAACAATATGAAAGTACATGTGTTTTTTGATACTGATAAAGAAAGAACATTTACTTCCAAAATGCTGAAATTGAAAGTTGATGGACTATTTACAAATAATCCAGCTTATACAGAAAAAGTTCTAAAAGAAGATTATAAATAAAATACAAGTTTTATTTAGACACCTCTCCCCTATTGAGGTGTCTTTTTTAATGTGTGCAGAGGATATATAAGGAGGAAATGAGATGGCATCGAAAAAATTAAATCTTGGGTTAATCGAAGAAAGTGTAAGTAAATATGACAAGAAAGAACGAGTGCAACTAACTGATGACGTTCATGTTTTTATTTACCCTTACTTCTCCCCTACCCGCTTAACCAAAATGCTTACTGAATTAATTACTGATCCACAAAATGCTCAAGAAAAAAACATTGACTTTAAAAGCATAAATCCTGTTCAATGGGGATTCTTTTCACTAATTAAAGAATTTACAGACTTGGGTATTCCAAGTGATATCAAAAACAAAGTAAAGTGGTTTGTTAAGCTTGTGGACTCTGAATTTTTCCCATTGATTATCAGTAGTTTCCCTGAAGAAAGCATGAAGAAATTTAGAGAAGCAACAAAGATGATGCAAGAAAATTTAGACAAACTGTCAAACATATCTCAAGAAGAAATAAATGATCTTATCCTTAATAAGGTCGAAGAGATTGAAAATGAACAAGAGGCTGAATAATGGCCAAGAATATAAAAGATATAGCAGCACTAATTGAATATGCCGCGAAGCAAGCCGTTCAAAAACAGGCAAACACAAAAAATACGCTGATTAAAACAGGTCAAGAGCATGTGCAATCTGATGTGTACGACGCCTACAATCCCCTAGAATATGAACGTACATCTCTTTTGAAGGACTCCTTTGTCATTCAAAACGAATCTAACGGAATTTCATTAGACAATACCCGTGGAGACAACGGTAAGGATGTTGCCACGGTTGTTGAGACTGGTCAAGGGTACACGTATCCAGATAAATACGATTATGGATACGGAAAACCACGCCCATTTATGAAGAATACTGCTGAATCCTTAAAAGATGGACGATTAGTTGCTGCTATGAAGAAAGATTTAAATGCAAGTGGTATTAAAACAGAATAACGGTGGTGTATTAATGGCCAGAGAAATAAAACAAAACATGATGCGCTCTAGAGCCGAAAAGTTGCCCGAAGTCACGGATGAAATGTGGGGTCAGATTGATGACGAGCATAGAAGCTTAACACAAGAATTTCTTGATGCCCACTCATTCCGAGATAAAACCAGGAAGCAATACAACTCCTCTCTTCGTCAGTTCTTCTGGTGGGTGCATAATTCCTTGAATGGGAAGAAGCTTTACAAAATATCCAAAAGGGATTTCATCAGATATCAAAGCTTCCTTAAAAATAGAGGGATGTCTTCAAGTGGAATAGCTTTAAAAAAGGCTGGAGTATCTTCTTTAAATAACTACATTGAAAATGTTGTTGCTGAAGATGACGATAATTACAAATCATTCAGGAACTTCACAAGAGGTCTCCCTGCCATCCCTAAAACAACCACGTATGAAAAAGTAAAGGTTACTTACGACGAATACAGAACAATGATGAAAGTGCTTGAAGAAGATAAAAACTATTTGGGGATGGCTTGGTTAGCTACTGCCTTTAATGTAGGTGCCAGAAGAGCTGAAATCATTCAGTTTAAAACCGAAATCCTGAATTATGAGATACCTGAAGGTCAATCTTATGTCATGGCTCACAAAGTTCTCGGAAAAGGAAAAGGCGAAGGAAAACCCCTCGACTACATGATTAACACAGAAGCTCTGGAATATTTGAAGCTTTGGCATGAACAACGGGGATATGACCATGAATATCTATTTACTACACAGTACGGTGGCCAACCAAGACAAATGTCAGAGGGTTGGGCTGACTATTTTTGTTCTGATGTTCTTTCTGATATCCTCGGTCGCCGCATTAACCCTCACCTCTTTAAGGCCTCCTGTATTACTTACCTTCTTGAAGTCAAGAAAATTAAGATTGAGCTCGTGAGTAAATATGTTGCACAGCATAATGACGTTTCTACAACAATTAAGCATTACGACCTTCGTGATTTTAAAGAAGAAAAGAATCAAATCTTCTCGTAAACATTATGAGTCTCTTCAATCCTCACCAAAGTTCAATTGAGAATATGCAACTGCAAATTAATGAATTGAACGAAGCTGTTGCTGAATTAACTAGACTGCTTGATACTAAAGCAGATAAGAATCAATTCGGGTCTAAACAGATTGATGAATCTAAGATCAGTGACGGTAAAGTTCTTGTTTACAACGCGAGCACCGGTAAACTTGAATACGGAAAGATTAAGAAAAGCCTGTTGGGAGACATATCAATTGATTTGCTTTAGGCAGCACTCTTTATGAAATCCCTCTTTTATGCAGAATCAAAATCCTTCAACCGAGGGATTTTGCTTATGTATGAAATAAGCTTTGTAGTCCTCTCTCTTCTTTAAAATTTCCATTTGTGTCCGATAATCACCTTGAGGTGAACATTTTGGACAATGAAGCATATTACAAAAAATATTTAGAAGAGAGCTTAATTAAATTAAGAAGCTCAGAACTTATAGAATTTATTAAAAGTGAATTTCCAGAAGAAGTGGAATATGATCATGATCTTCACCGAAAAAAAATTGAAGTGCTGAAAACATTATCTAAAACAGACTTATCAGCTGCGATAGCCCGACTGGCTAGAATTCAACGGAAATTTGACCATACCAAATTATGGACTGTTGCCGCTGTACTTATTGGTACAATGCTTGTTGTTTTACAAATCTTATTTAAAGTAAACCTTGCAAAAATTTCAGACGAAAACTATATAAATTTTTTATTGTACGGTATTGTTGCTATGATAATAAGTAAGATTATATATAATTCTGCCAGAAAGGATATTAAAATTTCAAATACAGCAGCTTATTTTAAAGACTTGCTCGAAGAGCTTAAGTCAGATAAATAAATTTTCTTTAATGTAGAGTTATTACCTGAGAGATGGTAAGTAATCACTCGCTTCATATTGTTAGTTCTAACACATTGGAAATCATGCTATAATGTAGGAAAATAATACTGGCGGTGATTAGATGATCTGGGCTATCATTCTAATTTTAGTGATTGGTGCTTTCATTATTATCGGGGTTAGCGCTTCAGATAAGCAAAAAGAAATGGACAAAAAAAGAGCCGGAGAGATTGAAACGGTTGGGAATTTCCCTTCTAACTATAAGTCCATCATAAATCCAGACAAAAATACAAAGCTTACTTTAATTGATCCAGAAGATAAATTTGTAATTCACAGCTTCAAACAGGATGGAACAATAGAAGAGAGAATTGTCCCCTTCAATAAAATAATTCAAGCTGAAGTTACAATTGATGATAGCACAGTTACAAAAGTGTCCAAAGGAAGTCAAATAACAGGTGCTGTTGTTGGTGGGTTAGCAGCAGGAAGTATTGGAGCATTAGTTGGTGGGTTATCTTCTAATAAGACAGAAACAAAGCACTTCAAAAAAATTGATTTAAAATTAAAGCTCGATGATTTCTCCTCCCCTATTTACAGATTTGATTTCCTGCCGAGTAAAGATGAATTTGGCTTAGAGAATGTTAAAGGGTTTAAACAGGATGATCCGAAAGTTAAAGATGCTTTATCAAATGCTGAAATATGGCAAGGTATTATGGAGATAGCAATACGGAAAGCAAACAAAGTCGCTCAATAATGAGTGGCTTTTTTATATGCCCTAAAAACACTCTCCCCTATTCGAAAGGATGTGACCTATATTTGAGTCAAGATTTAAAGATCATTCTCACACCCAAAGCTGATACCTCCTCTAAGACTGTTGAACAGTTAAATCAGCAAATTAAATCTTTAGAGAAAAAGCTTAATTCCCTTAATTTAAAGACAAATATTAATGCCTCTGCTTTAAAGACACTCAACGACTTCTCCTCTGCAGTTGAAACTTATCAAAAACATCTCAAATCCTTCAATCAAACAGTTAAAGAAACCACAACGGTTACCAGAAATGCTGATGGTACTGTTGAAAAGCTTACGCAACAATATAAGAAAAATGGCGAAATCATTCAGCGTGAAAAGAAGTTCATCGACAATCGTAATCAATCACTACGTGAACAAACGCAAGAAGTCAACAGACTTGCTCAAGCGACTGAAAAACTTGGTCAGGTACAGAAGAAAACAGAGCAAAAGAATGCTCAAGGACAAACGACAAGGGTTACTCAAAAGAACCGCAATGGCTTTGACGATATTACCTATACAACTGATCCAAAAACAAACGCTACTACATCTAAAGTAACAACGAACTATGATCAGCAACGAAAAGCTATTGAACAATTACAGCTGGATTTAGAAAAACTTAGACAGCAAGGAATTGTAACTGACACCACCCTCTCTTCCCTTGGACGGAAATTAAATACTGCTCAAACAGCACAACAAATTGAAGCATTACAAAACAGAATTAAGATGCTCGATGATAAGTCTGCTGCTGTGGCAAAAAATAATGAACTCAGAAAAACTATTGAGTTGTATCAACGCCAAGCGCAGGTAAACGTACAAAACCTTAATACACGTTATGGCGATACAATGGGTGCCGGCAATAGACAAGCTGCTCAAGATTATTTAAATGCAGTAAATAGTCTTAATGTAAGTGCCGGCGGTAGTAATATCAGATCTCAAATGCAAAGCTTAAACATGCAATTTAGGGAGTTGGCTTCAAATGCTCAAACAGCGTCTAGTCAAGCCTCCTCTTTTGGCACGGAGTTAACTCAAGCTTTCAAAAGTATGTCAACATATTTGATTTCCGGTTCTTTATTCTATGGTGCTATATCTGGACTCAAGGAAATGGTCTCCCAGGCTGTTGAAATTGACACTCTAATGACAAATATCAGACGTGTTATGAATGAGCCTGATTATAAGTACAATGAGCTCCTCGAGGAATCAATAAACCTAGGAGACACCCTTTCAAACAAGATCACTGACATACTCCAAATGACTGGCGATTTCGGGCGTATGGGGTTCGATGAAAGTGAACTGTCCACTCTAACAAAAACCGCTCAGGTACTTCAAAACGTCTCTGACTTGACTCCTGACGACACAGTTAACACTTTAACTGCCGCAATGTTAAACTTCAATATTGCTGCGAATGATTCTATTTCAATTGCAGATAAGCTTAATGAAGTCGATAACAACTATGCTGTAACTACTCTTGACCTAGCAAATTCGATTCGAAAAGCAGGAAGTACCGCTTCCACTTTTGGAGTTGAATTAAATGATCTGATTGGTTATACTACAGCAATTGCAAGTACCACCCGTGAATCAGGAAACATTGTTGGTAACTCACTTAAAACCATTTTCGCACGTATTGGGAATAATAATAGCTCAATTAAAGCCTTAGAACAGATTGGTATTTCTGTGAAAACTGCCAGTGGTGAGGCGAAATCTGCTACTGATTTAATTAATGAGTTAGCAGACAAATGGAATACCCTCAGCGATGCTCAAAAACAAAATACCTCAATAGGTGTAGCGGGCATTTATCAGCTTTCTAGATTTAATGCCTTGATGAATAATTTTTCCATATCACAAAATGCAGCCACCACTGCAGCTAATTCCGCGGGAAGCGCTTGGAGTGAACAACAGAAATACGCTGACAGTTTACAGGCAAGATTAAACAGGCTGTCAAATGCATTTACAGAAATGTCGGTTGCCTCAAGTGAAGCCTTCATCTCTAATAGCATTGTTGTTTTTGCAGATGCACTTAAAGGATTAATGCAAACAAGTGCTCAAATTACTAAAACAGTCGGGCTCCTCCCTCAAGTTTTTGGTTCTGCGACAACTGCAATCCTGCTTTTCAACACCTCTCTTCGTACAGCTACCATCTCAACTGGAATGTCTGCAATATCAACCCTTAAAAATCTTGTCTTAAACTTTAATGCTGTTGGGCTTGGTGCAACAACAGCTTCAGCTAAAACTGCAGTTTGGACACGAGTGGTTAATGCTTCAAGCGTTGCGATGAGCAATCTAAAGAAAGTCGCAGTCTCGACAAGCGCGTTTTTAGCAGGAAGCTTTCTTCCTATGGCAGCCATGGTTGGACTTGGCGTTGTTATTGAGAAACTCATTTCCTCTTATTCTGAATTAAAACAAGCTAGAGAAGACTTTGAACAAGCTAAAACTACTAGCATTGAAGCAATTACAACGAATAAAGATGAAACAGACAAACTGATTAGTCAATACAAAGAACTACAAAAGGCTAAAGATGGTGGAGCTTTATCGGCTGACCAAGAGCAAGAATATCTACAAGTAACACAACAATTAGCACAAACGTTCCCGAATTTGATCTCCGGGTATGATTCTCAAGGGCAAGCAATCTTAAAGAAAAACCAAGCACTAAAGGATGCTATAAAGTACACTGAAGACCTTAGTAATTTAAACAAAAAAGACATTCAAACAGGTGCCAATAGTAACTTTAAGGAAAGCTTAAAAGACATTGATAAACTCAATGATAAGATTAAACAGTATAAGCAGGTTGCCGATTATTATAAAAACGGCAAGAGTTGGGATATTTTCTCTTCTGAAAATGACAAAAAAAATCAAGGTATTAAAGCTGAACAAGATGCACTACGTACTGAACAAGAGCTATCCAGCTCACAGGCTAAAATTAGAGAGCAAGTGCAACAGACAATTGATGCCTTTAACTCAATAAAAATAAATCCGAATCTTTCAAGGGAAATATCTAACGCATTCGATAAAATTGACTTCAGCAAAATGAATGCAGATGAACTTGAGTCATTCTCAATAAATGTTTCGAAATACATGGAAAATATCCAAAAAGCTCTGCAATCGGGCAATAAAAATAATTTTGATTCCGCCTCTAAAAGCTTAGAACAGCTTGTCAATCAATATATGAGTGGCAAGGATAAAGCTAATGGTTTGGCTTTATCTTATGATGACCTTAAAACTGCCATTGACTCTACAAATGATTCTGCTAAAACTGCAAAAGTAACTTGGGATGAAAATGGTGAGGGTGTAGATGCGCTAGGTGAGCAAGTCGGGAATTTATCTGACAAGCTCAAAGAAGCTAAAGGTGATTTTGAAGCAATTAAAGGAATCATCGATGACTTAGTTGAATCGAAGCAAAATGATGCTGCTATATCTGCTATTCAAAATGAAGCTTATGACACTATGTCTGACAGCATCTCCCCTTTAAATAACCTTCTTGAAAAAATGTCTGAAGGTAAGAGCTTATCTGCAACAGAAGCCATGAAGCTTATTCAGAAAGAACATGATCTTGCTGATGCAATTTCAGTTGAAAATGGTGTTGTAAAAATCAACAGAAATGCAGTTGTTAAGCTTCGGGACACAAAACTCAAAGCTTACAATGATATGCAACAATCTGTAAGACAAGATCTAATTAATCAGGCTAATGCATTAAATAAAAAGATCAACATGTATAAGTCTGAAGTCAAGGCTATCAAGACTGTTCAAGATGCTTATAAAATGAAATCTGAGCTTGAAGACAACAAGAAAAAGATATATGACGAACTAAAAAAAGGGAACAGTGGTGCGCTGCAGTTCCTACCGAAAACACAGGATGATTTAAATCAGGTCACTGATATCACTGATCAGCTTAAAGAGCTTGATAAGCTAGCCGATTTGGCTTCAACTTCCCTATCTGAAACAGGAACATCTCTTGATGACCTGTCTTCTTCAAGTGATAAAGCCTCTGAGGAAATTAAAACATCTATGTACGTGGCTGATAAATACAAGGAAGCTCTGGAGAAAGTAAATGCTGAAGTTGAAAAGTACAATAAGCAGGTAAACGACTATCCAAAGTATTCTCAAAGTTATCGAAATGCTCTGCAGAAAGAAATCAAAGCTCTTCAACAAAAGAAAAAGCTTATGCAGGAGCAAGCCAAACTCCTCAAGGATCAAATTAAGTCAGGGAACATTGCACAATACGGTATAGTTACCTCTTCCCTTTCCTCTGGTTCATCTTCTGGTGGCTCTTATTCTTCCGGTGGCGGGTCTTACTCCGGTAAATACTCCAGTTACATTAATTCTGCCGCAAGTAAATATGGTGTTGATCCAGCGCTAATTGCAGCTGTGATTCAGCAAGAATCAGGATTCAATGCAAGAGCTCGTTCTGGAGCCGGCGCTGCTGGTTTGATGCAGTTGATGCCATCCACAGCTAAGAGTTTAGGTGTAAACAATGTTTATGATCCTTATCAGAGCATTATAGGTGGCACGAAATATTTAGCCCAACAACTAAGTAAATTTGGTGGCAATGTTGAGAAAGCACTTGCTGCTTATAACGCAGGGCCTGGTAATGTAATTAAATATGGTGGCGTCCCTCCTTTCAAGGAAACTCAGAATTATGTTCAGAAGATCATGTCGAATTACACTAAGTCAATGACTTCTGCTAATTCCTCCATTGCAAGCTACTACACGAAGAACAGTGCGTTTAGAATAAGTTCTAAGTATGGTGCACAAGATGGCGCTTACCGATCAACTCCACATAAAGGTATCGACTTCGCAGCAAAAGCTGGAACCGCAATTAAATCGGTTCAGAGTGGTAAGGTTCAAATTGCTGGTTATAGCAAAACTGCTGGTAACTGGGTTGTCATTCAACAGGATGACGGAAAAGTTGCTAAGTATATGCACATGCTTGACACCCCTTCTGTTAAAGCCGGTCAAACTGTTAAAGCTGGTCAGACCATCGGTAAAGTTGGCAGTACGGGTAATTCAACAGGAAATCACCTTCATCTTCAAATTGAGGAAAACGGAAAGACGGTTGACCCTGAGAAGTATTTAAAGGGTGTCGGCACATCTATTTCGGATGCATCTCAAGCTGAAGCAGAACGACAGCAAGCAATAGCACAAGCCAAATCCGATCTTCTCTCCCTCCAAGGTGACATTGACTCAGTAAACGATCAGATACAAGAGCTCAGATATGAGATCGTTCAATCGAAGCTCGATGAATATGACAAGCGTATTGGTGATTTTGATGTAAGAATCGCTAAAGACAAAGCACTCGCAAGTCATTATCTGAGCGACAGTAAAGAGTTCCGTAAGTATACAAATGATCAGAAAAAAGCTTTAACTGAACAGCGAAAGATTCAGAGTCAGAAGGTTTCTTTCATTGAAAAAGAAATCAAAACAAACAAAACTCTGAATTCTGCTCAAAGAGCACAGCTTGCTGAGGAATTAAAACAAGCTAAGATTGATCTCATCAATTTCCAAGAAGAAGTAAGAGAACTTCAAGGACAGCTCATCCAATCTAAGGTTGACGAAACGCTTAACGGTATTGAGAAATCCACCAAGAAAACTGAATCTAAGCTTAAAGATGTTAGCAACAAAATATCCATGACCGAAGAAGATGAAGACAAGGTTAAATATTATAGCCAACAGATTAAACTTATTCAGCAGCAACAGACTGAAGCGAAGAAGTATATCAAACAGTTGGAAGCTCAAAAGAAAGCTGCTAAAGGGTTTCCAGATATTCAGAAACAAATTACTGAAGAGATTGAAAACTGGAAAGACAAGCAGAAGGATTACAATCTGGAGCTTTACAACACAAAGAAATCAATCATAGATGTGTACAAATCCCTTGCTGACGAAGTTGTCTCCATCTATAAAGAGATGTACGAAAAGATCCGAGATATTGAATTAAAAGCGCACCAAAAAGCTACGCAGGACTTGATTGATGAGATTGATAAAACTGATGATGAAGCTAAATACCAAAAAGAACTCAAAGAAAAGAATCAGGCTATTCAGGAAACCAAAGATAAGCTAAACAAACTATCCCTTGATGACTCAGATGAAGCAAAATCACAGGTAAAAGACTTAGAAAAGCAACTTCAAGAACAGCAAGAAGCATTAGATGAGTTTCTTAAAGATCGTGAAAACAGTAAACGAAAAGAATCGTTACAAGATCAGCTTCAAAAAGATGAAGATTCAATTAACAAGAAATATGATGATCTCGTTAATGATGAGCGTGGATTCAAGGAACTTGAGAAGAAGCTGATGGACGGAAAGATTACTGATATTGCTAAGCAACTGAATGAATTCTCTAAGTTCATTAACAGCAATATGGAGTCCATAGGGAAAAGCATCTCCAATAACCTTATCGATAAGCTTAAAGAAGCCTCTAATGCCCTTAATACTGTGACCAAAGGTAATAAAACTGGAAAAAAGGTATCTTCTTTTGCATCGGGTGGATATACAGGAACAGGACTCGGCGCAGGTAAACTCGCCTTCCTACACGATAAAGAACTCATCCTTAATAAAACTGACACTGCAAATATCTTAGATACAGTAAAAGCTGTACGTGAGAACAATACTCCAAGTGAAGAGACGCCTAAATGGGGTCAAGGTGGGAAATTAGCAGTCTTGATTAACAAAGGAATCACCACTATTCCATCAATAATTCCGAATATTAATCAATCAAGCCTTTCTAATAGTTTGATTCCGAGCATTCAAAACCTCTCTTCCCCACCAGACGCAGCTAAGTCAGTAAATGGCACTATAAACAACAATGATTTTAAAGTTGAATTCACCATTAACGAATCAGGAAATCCTCAGAAAACAGCTGATTTTGTATTCAATAAATTTGCAAATGGTCTTAAAAACAAGGGCATAAATTTCAACAACTCATGAGCCAGTAAATATGCTGGCTCTTCTTATTTTTGAGGTGATAAAAATTGATTAGAGAAAGCCTCTATTTTTTATTTAATGACGAAAAATCAAGTGACTATGGAGTCACAAATGTTAATACTGATTCAGGCTTGGTTGAAGAACCGTTTTTAGGCTCAAGAACAGTTAATGAAACTTATGTAAAGGGTCGGCCTGAACCCTACACTGAAGGTGTTAAACAGGAACCTAAGCAATTCCCATTGAATTTTTATCTCGGTGATCACTTTGATGAAAAGAATGTACGAGCAATTAAACGTTGGTTAAGTGTAGAGGATTACAAGCCTTTTGCGTTTAGCCAAAACCTTGATATCGTTTATTATGCAATGCCTGTAGACACATCTGATTTGGTTCATAATGCCGCTCGTAATGGCTACGTCCGGTTAACTATGAAATGCAACTCCCCTTACGCTTATAGCCGAAATGCAATCACTCATGCATTTGGTATATCCTCCGGCTCTGAAATTGTTGAGTTGCATAATAAAGGCGATGTAAACATCTTCCCCTCTTTAGAAATATTGAAAACTGGCGATGGTGACATAAAAATCGAAAATCTCAGTGATTTCTCTGAACCATTCATATTCAGCAACTTAAAAGATAAGGAACTCTTAAAAATTAATGGCGAAAAAGAAATCATTGAATCCAATCTTTATGGGAATGAACGCTATGATGATTTTAATGACCAGTACTTGAGAATGGGCTTCGGAAGAAACAGATTAAAGGTTACAGGCAATTGTAAATTAAGATTTTCATTTAGATACAAGTATTTGTAGGAGGGGTTAGACATTTGATTACAATTCGTAAAGACACGGAAATTAAAGATATTCGTCTTTCCCTAGCTAAACCAAATAAAACAAAGATCGCAAATATTGATGAAGTAATCAATCCTATGGTAACGCTCAATCATGGCAGTAATGTACACGAATTAACATTCTCAATCCCTTTAACTGCTACTTACGATGGTGTAAATAAACGGAACCATGTTGTTGATCTATTGAGACCTTGGTACTTAATAAAATCAGAATTTTATGGGCTTACAATCTGGTTTACAGTAGTCAAGAAAACCAAATCATACAGCAATGATATGGACACTATCCAGGTTGAATGCAAATCACTTCAATATGTACTTTCTAAGCAAGGTGTCATTAAGTATGAAGAAACTTCGAAAAATCTTAAAGAGGTCGCTACCGACTGTCTAAAAAATACTGAATGGTCTATCGGTTTTATTGATCCCCTCTTCAATTTAAAATACAGACAGTTTGATATTTCTTCTTCAAACAAGCTTGATTTTATGTATTCGATTTGTGAGAAATTCGAAGCGATTCCTGTTTTCAATACAATTGACTGTACTGTTGATTTTTACAAAGAATCTGATGTGTCTAAATATAAAGGTCTCAAAATAACCCCTGCCCAATATATGATTTCACTGGATGACATTGAAGATATGGATGAGGTCGTTACAAGGATTTATGCTACAGGTAAAGATGGATTAAGCATCAACTCCGTAAATCCAACTGGGCAATCATACATAGACGATTTTTCATACTTCCTCTACCCTTTCCAGCGTGATCAGGAGCGAAATGTGATTCAAAGAAGCAATTACATGTCTGATGCTCTTTGTCATGCAATTTTAGATTACAACGATCTGGTTAATAAAGAGGGTAGCTCTTTCTATAAACTTTTAGATGAGAAAAAGAAAGCCGAGGAAAAAGAAACATCATCGAATAATGCCTTATATACGTTGCAGCTTGATTTCCAAAAGATATTGGACAGGATTACAGTTGCAAGTAAAGCCGGCGATGATACTACTGATCTAATAAAGCAAAGAGATGCTAAATCAAAAGAAGTTGAATCAAAAAAAGAAGAAATTAAAGCAATACAAGCTTCTATTACACAAATTTCAACACAGATTACCGCCCTTAAAGATAAACTGTCTTTTGAAAAGAACTTCAGCACTGATCTCCAGAAAGAACTTTCAAAATACATTATTACAGCCGAATGGTCGAACGACAGTATCTTTGATGAGAATGAATTATATGACGCTACAAATGAAGAGCTTGAAAATCGAAATGCTCCTGCAGTTAATTTGGCATTGAGTTTAGTTAACTTTTTCAATTGCATTAGTGAAAAACATAACTGGGACAGGTTTTCTCTTGGAGATATCGTAAGGGTACAACAAAAAAGCTTCTATACCGATGTAAAAGCAACAATAACCGCTATTTCGATTGATTTTGAACAGTCTAGCTTGAGCGTTACAATTTCAAACGGTAAACGAGCTTCATCGGATTTTGAAAACATGCTGAAAACTGTTTATCGAACAAATAAAATCAGCACTGAGACAAACAAAAGGAAAATCAAGTACGATGAGGTTACTGAAAACTTTAATCGACGTAATGACAGGATTGCTGTTAAACCAGCCTCCCCCATTATTGCAAAGGACGGAACTGCTATTTCACATACGACCAATGATGACGGTTCTGTTGATGTGACTTTCCAATGGGACTATGTTGAATCAGACGAAGATCAATACAATATTGATGGTTTTGAAATTTATCTGCATGGAAGCAACAAAAATGAAGAGTATGTTTTCGGCTCAAAGATGGCAAGTGAAGACCTGAAGAATGTAAAGTATGACAAACGAGCTGCTACATTTACAGGACTCCCCTCCAATATGTACTACACCATTGGCATTCAAGCCTATCGACGAGTTGATGCAGACATAGAGATAACTCAGTTTATTGGATCTGACATTGTAAAATCTCTTCATACAAACGAAAATCCTTACCTCCCCTCTAATTCCGTTGAAGTGAAAGGAAGTCTCGATGGAAAAGTTAACGGACTTTATACAATATCTACAGAGACAAAGCCTATTGTGCCAGAAGCGGGAACGATTTGGATCGATCCAAAGACTAATAAACAAGAGCTTTTTAATGGCGAAGAGTGGATTGTGTCTTCTGCGGGATCGGCTGATTCATTAAATGGTTACACGACTTCAACGCTATCCACGCCTAATACAATACCTGTACGTAATGACCAAGGAATCATTATAGGTTCCATAGATGGCAACGCTGAGTTTCTTGGGGGTAAACTACACTCAGAATATGCGCTATCCTCTGATGTTCCTCAGATGGCTAAAGGAACGTATGTGGGTGATGGAACAATTAGTAAACAAATATTGCTGCCTTTCACTCCAACACATATGAAAGTGTGGCCAGTGTCTTCCAATGATTCAATGCTATTAATTGATGAGACAGGAGGTTATACGTATCAGGTAAATGAAATGGGAATATACCTGGTTGGAGGAAACTCTACATATGGAATTATAAACGAACTTGGGTTTATAACAGGCTCAGACGGCAATCAAAGAGGGAATAAATTAAATACAAAGTACATCTGGGAAGCATATAGGCATGTAAACTAAACAGGCGCTATTGGTTACGTCTTTTTGTTTTAAAGCCCACTTTATTTATATATATATATTAGATTCCTTTTCAATCATTAAGAAATCGTCGATAACCTCAGTCTTTACTCCCCTATTTTTCTACTACAACATCAGGCAAATGAAATTCTTTTGATTCAGTCTTATGCTTTGTCCAAACACTGCTAATATTATGTTCTTTACACATTTGGTAGGCTTCTTCACCTAAACACTCTTTAGTTTTTTGCAGGTTTCTCACTTTTTCACCTTTGATATTGTTATCCTTCCATCCTTTGAAATAAATCTTCTCTCCATCTTCATAGGATGGACGATTCAATTCAGCTATTTCATGAATTGCAACTCTTGAATTAACATTAACCCTTTCAGGAATCTGGATATTTAATTCATCGAAAAAGTACTTTGGTTTAAAAGGATTATTCGGATCGTACTGTAATCCTAAAATCTCAACTAAAGCCTTGTACTGGTCTCTTTCAATGGAAGTTTTTATATCATAATCAGTACTTACGGACACGGAAAGGCAAAACAATTCAGAACGTATACCGATTAAAAGTTTATATGGTTCAATATCAGCTAAGAATATCGATTTAAAAAGTTTTCCGTTTTTTCTAAAATCAAACTTCACACGTTCCAAATTGTTTTCTTTCATATTCTGATGAAGAATTTCTAATCCATCTAGTTTCATGGCCATCTCCTTTTTTGATGTTTATCATTCAATTTTAATGTTCTATGGACTATTTTTCCACTAAACAGATGACTTTTAAATAAAATTCTTCTTTTATGCAAAGACTTGACCGTTTTCATACGATAATACCCCTTTTTTACTTAAAAATACCTTGTAAATTATAAACCATTTTACCACTTGATCCCATAGTAGAAATTGTGTCATGATGGATTTTGGTATATAAAGTGTTTAACAGAAAGAGTGAGGGGATCAGCAATGAGTGACAAAAAATATGAATCTATACACTGGTTTGCGTCAGTACTAGCGTTTTTATTAATAATTTTGAATAGCTTTTTTATAAAAATTGAGGGTGTAACTGTTGGTATTGCGATTGTATACATAGTGATCATGGGAATTGTTAGGAGTAAATGGAAAAAAGCTTAGAGAGAAAAGACTGCAGAGTTTAGAAGAGAGAGTCGCGCACTTGGAAGAATTGCTCAAATCAATTACACAATAAGAAAGGACGGTGAATTTAGTTTGGATTTCCCTCAGCTCTATAACGACCCTACCCTTTCTCAAAAAAGGAAGGGTTCAATCGATGACCCTTATTTAAGCTATAGTGAAACTTTAACTGTTTACAATGGTCGAGTCTTACTTACAGAAGTACCTAACCGTGAGTACAGAGTCGAGGTTAGTGGTGACAGTAAAGAATGGCGAGAAATTGAAGATGGTGAATTAGAAGACAACTACTTTAAGGTTGATTACCTTATGGGAGTTGTCTTTTTCAATGGTTCAAATGAAGGCAAATCACTTACTTTTACATATCAAGGAGAAGGTGCATCCTTCTTCCCTGCCTCAAGAATTTGGATTAAACGGCAAGGAAATATGGTCATTGAAACACTTCAAGGCTTAATTGATGATGCTGAAGATGCCATTATTCGTATCAACGAACGTATTGCTGAATGTGAACGTGTCACCAAGCGATGTGTTGAAATAACAAATTGGTGCAGACAAGCAACATCAGATTATGAGTATGTAGTTGAGAACACTAGGAAGATTTACTTGCCGTTTGTGTACACCTATCAGGATTTATTAAGCACTTATCCTTCCCCTCAAATTGGTTGGACTGTCACTGTAAAAGAAACAGGTATTGAATATCGATGGGATGGTTTCGACTGGATAAATATTAGCATCTCAGATAAGTATGATGGTTTCAACATTGTTTCTAGCTATGTAGAGCCTTACAACATCAGATCAGTATGGTTGAGAACGAACAATGCTCCCAAAAAGATGAGGATAAAACCTTCTGCAGAACCCCCTGACGGAAGTATGGTTTGGATTAGAAAAGGATAAGGAGGAGTATATATTGAACGACAATTTAATTCCCGTAAACACAATGGGTTATATGGACGAAGAAACAGAGCAATGGATACCCATTGATGCCATAGGGTTAAAATCAAATAATATTAGATATACTGCAGACGATATCCAAGAGGCTTTTGATAAAGCTTCTAAGGATATTAAAAACGTAATAAGCACAGTCGATTCTGGTTTAACAGATATCACAAACACTATTGGAGACATTTCAAAAATCCCTGCATCCGGTGCAACAATTGTTGATAAAGTCTTAAATGAGTTTATCAGACGAAGTGTCAATGTTCAGGATTTTGGAGCTAAGGGTGACGGGATTACTGATGATACTGAAGCTTTCAAAGCTGCTTTTGCCAGTGGGAAGCGAGAAGTTTTTGTACCCGCAGGTATTTATATGGTTCAAGGATTGCATATCCCCTCTTATGTCAGACTTTACGGTGTTGGGTCAGGGTCTATTATCAAGCTTCACCCAACTGCTGCCGGAACATCTTGTGTGTTAACCAATAGCGACTACACAAACGGAAACGAATATATCTTAATTGAAGACTTAGACCTCGATTGGAATTTAGACAAAAAGGATAACACCATTACAAATGGAACAAATGCAAACTGTGTGGGTATTGTTAACTCTAAATTTGTTCGGGTTAGTAACGTCAATGCTCGAAATCCAGGTGTGCACGGTTTTGATGTAAGCTCCCCTGTTTGGAACTCTTCCTCTGATGGAGCAGATCATTATCAGCCAAATGGTAGCAAATATGTTTGGATTGAAAATTGTACTGCAACTAATTATGGTGATGATGGCTTCACAACTCACTATTCCGACTACATCTTCTTTACTAACTGTTATGCTTATGACGCTAATGGATCCGCACACAGCAAAGGAGCTTCAAATTCAAACGGTTTTGAAATTGATGATGGCTCTAAAAACATATGGCTTGTGAACTGTTACAGCCGAAAAAATTGCAGGGGTTTCGAAGTCAAAGCTCACAACAGAGCACCAGCAGCAAGAAACGTAAACTTAATTAACTGCTATTCCGAAAATGATATCCGTGCTTTCGACTTTAGACATATTGGCTTCCACCTAGCCTCCGAAAAAATCTCCACAAGTGCATTTGACATAAATGTCGTTAACTGCACTGCACAACATCCTATTTTCAGTGACCTCTATCAAGGTTTAAATCCTCGCGCACTTGTTATTTCCGCTTATAGAAATGTTAACGTATCAAACTTCAACGCAATTGGCGACCCGACATATGATTACAAGAATACTACAGTAATCTCTACTCAATATAAGAGCAAAAATATTAATCTAAGCAACATCACTGTTTCAGGGTTTACAACAGCAAGTAACGATATCTATGTAATTGGCGGAGCTCAAAAATCAGACAATGTAAACATCTCGAATGTAACCATTAACCAGTCTGCTTTAGTGGGTATTGCTGTGGGAAGTAAAGTTGGCTCAGTCAATATCAATAACGTTAACATGACGGGAACAAACAAAGCAGGTTCAATAGGTATTTACTGCACTAACTCGCAAGCCAATATTAGCGCTGCAATGTGCGAACAATATGCTACTCCCAGTAAAATTGCCGGAAAAACCTACACGTTTATCCCGAATAATTTCAAGGGTGGTCTACGCGGGGCTACGACTTCTGGCTATGCTAAAACAAATACTAGTGCAGTATTAGCTTCATCGGGTGAACCTCAAGCACTTGGAGATGCCACTTTAGTTGGAGCCACTACCGGAGGATGCGTTGCAAAGGGAACAAGAACCAACGTTTTCGGTTCATCAGGCGGAAGCTCTGTAGATGGATCTCGTAGCGGTGTTTACAACTCCAATGATTCTCATATCGAGGGGCAAAATGTATCACGTGAAATCCACGCTTCTGGCGGTGTAAAACTTGGTGAAAATGATCGCTATATGGTGGTTGGCGGATATGGTGCTACTCCATCCAGAGCAAATATTAAATGGATGCTAAACTCCATGAATGGGGATATAACATCGGCAGGAAAGATGAATGGCGGAGCCACCTTTAGTGATTACGCTGAGTATTTTGAAAGCCTTGACGGAAAAGCAATTCCAACAGGAACAATTGTCACTCTTGAAGGAGCTAAAATTCGCCCGGCAAGAAAAGGTGAAGATGTACACGGAGTGATCTCCGAAACTGCAGGAACCATTTTAGGCGGAGCTGATATTCACTGGCAAGGTAGATATTTAAAGAATGAGTTCGGTGGATACATATATGAAGATGTGGTCAACCCAGAAACCGGTGATGTTAAGAAACTGCCTAAAGTAAACCCTGAGTGGATTGAAAAAATTGATTACGTCCCTCGTGAAGAACGCCCTGAATGGAATATAGTAGGATTGCTTGGACAGGTTTATGTAAAAGTGGACAACACCGTTTCTGTTGGAGATCGGATTGAAGGCAATTATGGCATCGGCACAAAAACAGAAGACAGGTTTTACTCTTGGAAGGCTATGGAGATTGTAACCCCATATTCAGACAAGCTTGGCTATGGCATTGCCATCTGCTTAATTAAGTAATCCCTCAAATTAAAGGAGGTGGTTATGTTCTAGTTAAAATATAAATTTTATTCAATTTACAGCATTCAAAAACAGAGATAACAAGAGCATACGTGAGATAAAGAGAGATTGGGGTTTATCCCCTTCTCTCTTTTTGTGCTCAAATTTAATTTTAGGAGAGATGTATATATGACAGCAATTATTCAAGACTTCATTCCATCAGGAAGCAGCAATAGACCAGGATATTCCATGAACCCATTGTATATTACAGTTCATAATACTTCTAATACAGCTGAAGGGGCAAATGCTGCTAGTCATGCACGTTTTGTAAAGAACAACCCGTCAACAGGTGTTAGCTGGCATTTCACAGTCGATGATACGGAAATTTATCAGCATCTTCCATTGAACGAAAACGGCTGGCACGCGGGCGACGGAAACGGCACCGGTAACCGGAAATCTATCGGCATTGAAATTTGTGAGAATAGTGATGGGGATTTTGAAAAAGCCGTGGCAAATGCGCAATGGCTGATCAAAAAGCTCATGAAGGAGCAGGGCATTTCCCTTGCAAACGTAGTTCCTCATAAACGTTGGTCAGGGAAGCTTTGTCCACGCAAGTTGCTTGATCGTTGGGACTCTTTTAAATCCGGTATCAGTGGTGCTCCATCTAAAACTGTAACTTCTCCTGAGGTTAAAACAAGAGAGTCATACATTAAGAATACAGTTACCGCAGACAGTCTCAATGTGAGAACTCAACGCAATGCAAACTCCTCTATCGTACTTACTCTTCCTAAAGGCTCCACTGTCCAATATCAAAAGGGATCAACTCAAAACGGTTGGGGTTATATCAAATATACAAACTCCAAAGGTGCTACATACAGCGGATATGTAAATGTGAAATACATTAAAAGTGATGCTGAGCTTGGAAAATCAACCCCAAAGCCTAAACCCACTTCTAAGCCTGATAGCAATGGAATCAAATCTGTAGGCAAGATTAAAGTTGTCGGAGTAAAAAGCGCTGCTATCGTAATGGACAGACCTGATAAAAACAAAGCGAAGAATCTCGGCACTGTGGAGCTAGGTGATACCGTCAACATTTCTGGCTCAGTGAAAGGTTCAAACAATGCTAAGGGTTACTGGGAAGTGATCTATAAAGGTAAACGCGGCTACATCTCAGGGCAGTTTGGATCAAAAATCTAAATATATTTAAATACCTTTGAGGATGATTGTAGCTCAAAGTGTATTAATGATTATTTAGGAGGTGATGTGACATTACCTCCTATTTTTTATGGAGGATGATTGCATTGTGGCTGAAAATGAAAATTATGAAGTTTTAAAGACTGAGGTCGCTCATATAAAAGAACGTCTTAAAGAACAAGCAGAAGATAGAAAAATCATGTTGGAAACACAAAAAACAACAAGTGAATCACTTATTAGGCTTACCACTGTTGTTGAGAATCAAGAAAAAAATCTTGTTGAAACAAAAAATTTGTTCACCACTGAGATAGCTGGACTAAGAAATGAATTTCAGCAAGTTAATCAGTCGCAAACAAAGTGGCTTCAAAACTTATTAGAAGGAACATTCGGCAAGACATTGAAGATTTTAGTTCTAATTATTCTCTTACTGCTTGGTGCAGAGATCGCTGGTGTTGATATCACCAAATTAGCTAATTTATAAGGAGACGATTTAATGACTAAAATTAACTGGAAAGTAAGACTAAAAAAGAAAACATTCCTGGTTGCAATCTTCTCTGCAACTCTTTTGTTTGCACAAGCAATTGCATCTGCTTTTGGATACGATATTTCTGTATTTAGCGATGGTCTCACTGAGAAATTTAATGCACTGTTAACATTTTTAACTGCCATGGGAATTGTAGTGGATCCAACCACTACAGGTATCTCAGATAGTGATCAAGCAATGGAATATACAGAACCAAAATAACTTGGGGAGTTTATCTCCCCTTTTTTTCATTTTCAAGAAGAAAGGAATGATTGTTGATCATGCAAATAGGATCTGGATATATCGGGAGTCCAATGCTTGAGAAGTCAAAGTCTAACCATGAAGTAATCCCTTCCCCACCTGCAACATGGACGATTAAATATTCTTTCTATAAGTTCAGCTTTTCGAATGATCAGGAATGTCACGTATCAATCAATGGTGGAGATCCTATCTATTTAAGGGCTGGGCAAGGCTTTCAAATGGACGCTTACGATTCACCTATTACAAGCTTCAAGATTTCTGAGTCAGGAATAACATATAACTTTTTGGGGGCGCATAAATGAGTTTCTTCAATCCAATGGTTAATGTCTCAATTGTCACTGGGAAGTCTGCTTATGATATTGCAGTAGACAATGGTTTTTCAGGAACTGTAGAGGAATGGTTAGCATCATTAAAAGGTGAAAAAGGCGACACTGGAGCTACAGGTGCAACCGGGGTTAAAGGTGCTACTGGCGCTGCCGGTAAAGATGGAAAATCAGCATATGAATTAGCCGTTCAACAAGGTTTCTCAGGAACATTAGATGAGTGGCTTGCCTCACTGAAAGCAACAGCAAACTGATCACGTACCCTTCTCTAACGAGGAGGGTATTTTTTTCGTTTCGTTCAAAATCGAATTATTGATTTGTTTTTAATTTTCACTCAAATCCCCTTTACATTTCTTTCCTCTAATGCAACTATATAATAAAATGAATATGAAAGGGGTTTAGGACTTGAAGAGTGAAAAGGTCATTCCTTATGATTTAGTAGCAACAAAGATGAATCATTGGTATGTGGCTATTAAAAAGAATTGGGTCGGTAGAGCAGAAGAAATGCGGAAAGAAGTTATGCAGGAAATAAAAATTATGGAAGAAAATCAAGATGTTTTACTATATTACTCCCTGCTTGAGTTTAGACATAAGTTAATGTTGGCATATATGTATCCTAACGCTATAAAAGACATTGAGAAAAATTATGGTGAGTTAAAAGCATATGAAGGCCATGAAAACTTAACAGGAATGCTCGAATATTACTATTATTTTTTCATGGGCATGTTCTATTTTAGACAAAAGGAGTTGGCATTCTCCCTTAATCACTATAGACAAGCTGAGAGATATTTGGATTCAATCGAGAGCGAAGATATTGAAGTTGAAAAAGCTGAATTTTATTTTAAATTATCAGAAGTGTATTACCACATGAAACAGACTTATTTTTCAATGAATTATGCCATGAGGGCTTACGATATATTTAAAAAGCAACCTGTTATTGACGGTAACCCTACATACGGGGTACAAAAGGTACGCTGTCAATTCGTCATATTTGGTAATTTATTGGACAGTATGAAGTTTGATGAAGCTTTAAAGCAAGCATACAAAGCGTATCAGGAAGCAGTAGAGCTAAACAAAAGTGAAAAGAATCGTGGGCATTTGATGCGTTCAGCACTGTTTAATATTGGATTATGTTATAATCAAATGGAAGAACTTGATAAAGCATTTTTTCACTTTAATAAGTCACTTCAAATCATTGAGCCGGAAAATCATGATTACGCTGCTAAAACATTATTTGTTATCTCCTTCTTAAAGGGAAGGCAAAATGACATTGAAAACGCAAAAAAATTTTATGAACAGGCCAAACAGTTGGCTGAACGGCATAACAATGAAATGGTACTTGAAAAGTTAAAAATGGTTAAAGGACTTTTCTTGGACTATGATTTAGACTTAGTTAGGAAAACATTCGAGTTCTTCAAAGAAAGAAGTATATACCCTGACATGGAAAGTTATGGTGTCTCTGTAGCAGATTTTCTCACTGGAAAACAGGATGCTTGGGGTGCAGTTGAATTTTATCGTTTGGCAAATGAAGCAAGAAGACAAATCAAAAGGGGAGAAGCAATATGAAAACTAAGCTATTTATTTGTGCAGTTCTATTATTCGGCGTTGCCGGAACAGTGGGTGCTTCCTATCTCCAACAACAAAATGATACGTTCAAGGTTGCTGAAAGAGCCGAAACGTGA